CTGGATACTCTATTTTCACTTTTTTAGAACACTCTTCAACATCTAAATATAATTTTTGTATTTCATATCCACAAGTAGTAAATGGTGTAATATCTTTAAAATATACGTTTCCATAATTCTTAACTTCTGGCATAGGTACATTAAAAGATAAATCTACTAACATATCATTTCTATATCTTTCTAATTTACGAAAAAGTTCACTTTCAATTAGATCAATAAAACACATTTCGATATATTCTACATCGATTTTTTCTGTATTTGATTCTGTTATAAAATTTTTTAAATGTTTCATTATTTACTAGATTCTTTTTCCGTGACATTACATCGTATATTTAGTATTCTATATCTACCATTTAATTTTCCTAATACTGATATGTTATCATTTATTATATCTTTTAAACTAAACTTAAAATGATCCTGAGTATAATATACTCTTTGTGGTACTTGTGTATTATCTGTAGTGGTAACATAACTAATCCAAACTTCTTTACCACCTTTTTTCAATAGATCATACTTATTTGATAGATGTGTAAAGAAAGGGATTATATTATCCTTTATCTCATTCCAAGAAGGAAAATTATATTCATATGTACTTAAATTATGACTATCATTTTCAAGTTTATATCCTAAAGTAATATAAGCTACTTCTTTATTAGATTCATTGAACTGGTAACATTCAACTTCTAAACCTTCATCGATTAGATAAGCTAGGTGTGTTTCACAGAAGTCTTGTATTTCTTCTTTGTCTAAAATTGACTCGTTAAACTTTTTTAAATGTTTCATTTTATACTCATTTCTATTTCATATAAAGTGCCAAATTCTTTTACATCTAATTCAGAAGGTTTATCATCAATCATTTCTTGTACAGTATAGTATTGTAAGGTGTTGGTAAGATAGAAATGTGCTTCACCATCTATTTCATAATTATTATTCAAATGTATTAAGAATGGTATGAAATGATCTTTTATATCATTCCACTTAAATTCACCTCTATTTTTAATGTCAAAAAAGTTATCACTAGGTAAAATCAATGAAAATAATAATAAGTCACGATCTTCTTTAACATATATCTCATATCCTTCATCTAACAAATAAGCTAGATGTGTTTCGCAGAAGTCTTGTAATTCTTCTCGTGCTAATTGTTGTTCAAAACTTTCATTAAACCTTTTTAAATGTTTCATACGTTATATATTAAAAAGTCAGACAACATAAGTGTTATTTTCTATATAAATAAAAAATAAGATAAAACTACATGAGAGTAGATTTAGTAATTGATGGTAACTACATTTTAAGTAAGTTAGTATTTACCCTACACAAACACAACTTACTTTTCGGAGGATTACACAAAGCCCTAGAAGCAGCAATTGGTAATTACAGAAAGTGGTACCCTTTCACAAACATTTATTTAGTATCAGATTCAAAAGAGAAATCTTGGAGAAAAGATTATACTACTAATTACAAAGGCACAAGAAAAAAAGATTCTGATATAGACTGGGTATTTGTTTACACTGCTTATGATGAGTTCAAACAATCTTTAAAAGGTCAAATGACCGTATTAGAAGCACCTAAAGTAGAGGGCGACGATTGGATATCCTACTTAGTTGAGAAAGCAAATGAAGAAGAAAGATGTGTTATCATAGTTTCAAATGACTATGACATCAAACAACTAGTAAACTATCGTTTAGATCCTTTAACAATAAACATAATGACGAATGAGATGTATAACAAAGAGAAGTTATTCTTACCGAGAAACTATCAAATCTTTGTCAATAAAGTTACTAAACTTCCTAATGATGACATCTTTAATCTTAATGATAATACAGAGTTTTTATTGTTATTGAATAAGTTTATTGATAAGTATGAGATACACGAAATAAATCCTATTGAATCTTTAATCATAAAGATTATTTCAGGAGACCAAAGTGATAACATTGGTTCTGTCTGGAGTGTCACAAAGAATGGTAAGAAAAGAGGAATCGGTGCAGCTGGTGCTCAAACAATTTATAATGAGTATATTTCTGAATTTGGTGAAGTTAGTTTAACTGATCCTGACTTATATGAAAACATTGCTGATTTAATTTGTGAGAAAAAGAAGTTAAGTAAAAATCAAATAGACCCAATTGTAACAAACATTGAAAAGAATGTTAAACTAATTGATTTAAGATTGATAAACTTACCAGATGAGATTATAGAGAAAATGAATCAAGTTTATAATAATAGATAATGGCAGAATTGATAGACGTTTTTAACGCAATGATTAAAAGAGGTAATTGGAGTGCGATTACCGTAGAAGAAAAAGAAAAAAATTTTTTCATATTCAATAGGTATTTTTCAAAGAAGTATCCAGTACAAGCACAACTTTTGAACTTAAAAAACATAGATAAAGTAGTCGCTATGGAACTTTGGTATCAGTTTATGAAAAACGAACCTTATCCCAGTTATTTCTGGTCTAAAAGTGAAAAGAATGATAAACCAGTACTGGCACCAAAAGATTACAAGATGTTATTGGTTAGTTTAAAAGTTAAACCAGATGATTTAGATTACTTAATTGAGAAACATTTCGATTTCGTTAAAGAAGAGCTAGCTTATCTAAAAAAAGTAAATACATAGTTTAATATATAGTATATAAAAAATAACTAAAAATTATGAAGATTAAGAAATTTAATGAGAATTTAAACATTGATGCTAAACGTGCGGTTGAAGATAGTTTTAATAGAGTTAAAACAGAATTAGATTTATTAGACTATCGACTAGGTTTTACTAATAGAAATAACATACTTGATGAGTACTGCTCAGAGGTCTCACAAATGAAGGCTAGTTTTGATGAACTGATACAAAGATTTAAAGAAGAACGATTATAATAAAAAACCCACTTAAAGTGGGTTTTTTTATATCTCATTAAGAATACTTTCTATATTATCAAAACTAGTATATGGTATTCTTAATAGTTTAATTTCATTATTTTTACAATAATCATTTTTAATTTTATCATTCAAAGTTTGTTTTTCAAATCTATCTAAACCACCCCATTTATCAATCGGTTCAAAATGTTGAATACCATCATATTCTATACACATATTTTTCTCAACTAAATAGAAGTCAAATGATAACCTTTTTTGTAAAGCTTGTGATAAACAATCTTTAAACTTATATTGTGTCTCATACTTTATATTATTTGTATCTAAAAAATTCATAATTGATTGTTCTCCTTTACTAATACTACATTTAGGACACCCACTACCACGTTTATGTGAAGATGGGGTTTGAAGAAAACTACCGTGTTCTTTACATATGATCTCAACTTTTGAGTTTTTTGTAGTGTAAATAACTTTATTATAATCATATCTATCATTATGAACTTTAATGAAATTATCAATTAAATTATTACTTGCTATCAAAGATGACTTTATACCAGTAGTTCTAGCCTTTAAGAGACCACATTTCAGACACCCTTTGCCGGTTTTATGATCGGATACTCTCTGAAAGAAAGATCCGTGTTCTCTACACACTATTTCAATTTTATTTATAGCACCAGTATAAATAACTTTACTATAATCATACTTATCAATATGAACCCTAGTAAAATCTTCTAACCATTTATTACTATTATCTATTTTACTATTCTTGCTTCTTATTCTACCACACTTCGGACAACCATGTGCAGAATGATATAGTGGTTTTTGAAAAAATGAACCGTGTTCTTTACAGATTATTTCAACCTTTGAATAATTATTTATATAAATAGTGTTACTATAATCATATGTATCTAAATGTATTATTTTAGACTTTTCTATAAAAATCTCTGTTTTTGTCATAATGTATAATTACTTTTATTATATATATTAAAAAATAAAAGTCAAAAATGTTAAAAAAAGAAAAAATGTCTAAAAAAACAAAAACAACTCGAACACACTCAATAGATGATAGTCTATATGGTGAGTTTATTAAAATAGTTGAGTATAAAATGTATAATAAATCAAAAATTATAGAAAGTCTTATAAAAGACTGGGTAAATAAAAACAAACAATAAATATGGAAAATACAAAACATACACAAGGTATGAGCTTTTATGTGGTCCGCACCGCTGGAAACCGCGAAAAATCAGTAGCAGAGCGTCTTACAAAAGAAGCAGAGAATGGAGATCTTATTGGTAAAGTAGGACAAGTAATTGTTCCACTTGAAAAGATTTTCTACTTGAAAAATGGTAAGAAAGTTCAGAAAGAAACTATTATGTTACCTGGATATATCTTTATGGAAACTAATTCATTAGGAGAACTTAAATACTTTTTAAAAGGTGTTAAAGGAGTTGCCGGTTTCTTAACAGAAAGAAATGGTGACATTAAATCACTTACTGAATTAGAAGTAAATAGAATGATTGGTAGACATACTGAATCAATGACTAAAGAATCAACACTTTCTTATATTGTTGGTGAAGAAGTTATGATAAACGAAGGACCTTTCACTACAATGAAAGCGACCGTTGAGAAAGTTGAAGATCAAAAAGTAGTTCTAGCAGTTTCAATCTTTGGTAGAAAAACACCATTGACTTTGGATTTACATCAGATTGATAAAATTCATGGATAATCGATCTTTAATTAGTAAGATAAGTAAAGCAGCAAATGAGATTAGTAGAGCTTCTATAAGAGGTTCTGCTAATTATGTTGTTACTTCAAAAGAAACTTATGAAGAGTTTCATAAGATACTCAGAAAACATAGACGTATTGGTAAAATTAAAAGAATAATGAAATGGAAAAGGAAAAACAAGAAAGATACGATAAAGTATATCTAAATATGGCTCACGAGTGGGCAACACTTTCACATTGTACTAGAAAACAAGTAGGAGCCATAATTGTAAAAAATGGTATGATTGTATCAGATGGTTACAATGGAACACCGACAGGGTTTGATAACTGCTGTGAGACTAATGATGAAACTAATTGGTTTGTTATTCACGCAGAAGCAAATGCTATCTTAAAATGTGCTAAACACGGTCAATCTTGTGATGGTGCAACATTATATCAAACACATTCTCCGTGTAGAGATTGTTCTAAATTAGTTCTTCAATCAGGAATTAAAAGATTAGTTTATCACGAAGATTACAAAGATATAACTGGTGTAGAGTTTTTAAGAGAAGCAGGGGTAGAAATAATTAAAATATAAATAATGGAACTAATTACAACAAGAGTGTGTATGGCCTCACAGATAGGAGTACATGGAAATTTATTTGGTGGTGAAATGATGTCAATTTTAGACGAGTCTGCAGCAGTTTATTGTTGTCAGATTTGTGATACACCAAGAATGGTTACAAAGAAAATTGAAGAAGTAATTTTTCAAAGACCAGTTAAAACTGGTAACTTAATTAAGATATATGGTAGTGTTGAGAAGATAGGTAATACATCTATTACAATCAATCTTGAAGCAAGAAAACATAATGTTTATACAGGTGTTCAAGATTTAGTTTGTTCGACTAAAATGGTATTCGTTAGAATTGATGATGAAGGAGCACCAGTGCCAATTTCAGAAAGAGTTAAGAAAAGATATGACGATAGAGTTAAATTGTTTGGTAGAGGATTACTAACACCAGAGGAAATGATTATCGAAAGAAATAAAAAGAAAAAAGAGGACAAATAGTCCTCTTTTATTATTTTGTTAAGTTTAGTAAACCTCTTTTTACTTGTGGTACACTAAGCTTGTATGATTTACCTTCAAACTGCGCGATGATTGGATAAGTTCTGTTTCTTGTTTTGATGTCAGTGATAGTGAATGTTTTACCATTTACAATTGTAAATCTACCAATAACATTACCATCAAATCCTAACATTTTAGAAGTATTATCATTTACAGTGATAACTCTTTCAGTGATAACTTTAGTTTTAACAGTCATTGTCGTGTTGTATTTGGCACTGTCATATCTACAAGAACCAAAAGTAATATCAACATTTTCTTCTCTTGCAATTTGTGCGATTGCTGCTTTAATCTTAGCTTGAACTGAATTGATTTTAGTAGATGTTATCATAAGTCGTTTTTGTTATTTGATTAGAGTACAAATATACGGTCATTATTTGATAATACCAAATTATCCTAATAACTTTTTGAGTTTATAATCTCGTTCATCATCTTTATTTACAAACTCTAATTCTCTTTCATCAAACCATACGGGACAATAACGACCCATATTAAATATGCTCTTTCCTGTATCTAAATAAAGCCAAATCTTTTTGTTTGCATTCTAGTTCTATATCTACTTCTATATCAAAACTTTCAAACTTTTCATATAAAAAATCAGCATGTGCAATTTTTTTTGCAGTAGTATCTTCATATGTTTTTGTAGATGAATGATGTGTAAGAGGTCTTACACCTTTCCAAGTAGATGTTCCTAATCTTAATGTATCTTCCCAACTCATATTATCTGGATGACATTGATAGTGTAAACTATCTACAGTAATTGGAATACCAATAACTTGATGAACCCAGTCATATAACATTTTAACAGAGTATTGGTTTTGACCATCGTCATTCTCTACAACTAATCTTTTCTTACAAGACTCTGATAAGTTTTCAAACTCTTTACAAAATCTTTCTGCAGCCAACTCTCTTGTTGGTTGAGTAGTATTGATATGAATGTTGATTGGATAGAATGTAGTTTGGTCTAATTCCATCAAATCCATAAGTTCTGCGTGTTTGTTTAATTCTTTAATAGTCTTCTGAACTACTGATGGATTCTCACTTGCGAGCACATTGAAAGGTCCAGGGTGGTACGATATACGTATACCGTGGTCTTTTACTTTCTTACCGATAAGTTTCATATAAGTATGAATGGCAGGGAACTTTGGTAGATCACTGAACTCATATTCTGACATCCAAGGAAAGGAGTCACTTGACATTCGATAAATGTAAATGTTATTCTTAATGTTATACTCTAATAGTTTTAAAGTATCTTTTAGATTTTCAATAATTAGTTCTGATACATAAGGAAGACCTTTTGCATCAAATGTTCTACGAACCATACCTCGGTTCACCGTTACGAATTCTTTCTTTTTCTTACCTGTATTTACTCCCATGGAGATACAACAATAGCCTATATTCTTCATTTTACAAAGGTACAAAAGTTTTTTTAATTTTCTACTATAAAAGGTCCTCTTTATTTTACAAGGATTTTACTTATATACAGTGAAAAGTTGACATTTTTTCGATTTTTTTTTTAATATATATTATGAAAAAAAAAATATCAACCAACCAATGAAAAAAATCTTAACCTTTATGGTAGGTTTGTTCTTGTTATGTAGTTTTTCTACATTTGCACAGACTTGTCCTACCGCTCCTGGAACAGGGGTTTATGTTATGTTTGACAGTACTTACCCAGTTGGGACAATTACTGCAGGGGAAACTCATGTTAGAATGTGTTATGCGAACACTACTTCTACAAAAGTTTCGGGTGTTCAGTTTAGAGTATGGTATGACAAAGTAGCTTTCGCAGGTGGAGCTCCAGTCGTAACTTCTTTAAACACAACATTCCCACAAAGTTTACAATATGTTACCAACACTACTGAAGGTAACATAACAATTACAATCGCATACACTGGTAGTTCTTCTACCTTTACTATTCCTGATGGAACGTTATTTGATTTGAAATTACTTCATACTCCTAACTTTCAAAACTTTTCAGGAACAAATCCAATTGCCAATATGGCTGTAACTGGTGTAACTGCATTTCCAAATGGAGCATCAGATATAAATGGTTTAGATACAACTTTAGTTGTTCATAACTATGGTGGGGTTTTCCAACAACAAATGTTTGCTTACTCTGGTAACTTCAAAACAGTTACAGGTGCTGGTGCAAAAAACATCCCAGTTGTATTACAAAAGAAAGCAACTACTGCAACAACTTGGACAGATGTAACAACATTTACTACTGATGTGAATGGTGCGTTCACATTTAATGAACCAATTGACGTATCTTACTATGATGTAAGAATACACGTTCAAGGTGATGCTCTTAACTTTGGTAACATCGTAACAACAGCAGATGCTCAAAAAGCTAATGATATTGTTTTAGGTACAACTACACCAACAGGATTTGATTTCTATTCTGCTGACGTAAATGGTTCTAATACAATTACTATTGCTGACGTTTATTCAATATTTGGTAGAATCGCAGGTAGATTTACTGCTTGGCCAAATGGTGTAAAAGATGTTTTATTCTTTAATGAAACTGAATACAATACTGTAAATACTTCACCAACAAACTTGAGATCTACAATTCCTGGTGTAACTGTATTTGATAAAGTTATTTTACCAGCTGATCCACATACATTAGTAAGTTTCTATGTATTAGGTGCAGGAGATACTAACAACACAGGTTTCCAAATGGCTCGTATGGTTCCAATTGAGATTGCTAACCCAGCAAATGCTCCTTACCATATTATTGACAAAACTATCATATTTGATAATGTAAATCAAGAAATTGAATTAAACTTACCTACTTTAAATAACATTCAAGAAGGTAACTTAATCAATGTTCCTGTAAGAGTACTTTCTGCTGATTACCTTTTAGGTTCAATGCAGTTTGGAGTATGGTATGACCAATCCCTTTTAGAATTTAAAGGGATTGAAAGTACAACATCTGTTTCAAGATGGATGTCTTATACTAACCCAGAAGAAAATATTATTGACTGGGGTGGTTATGATGCATTCGGTGGTTTAGATTTAGTTAAAAATAATGATATTGCATTCACATTACAATTTGTTGCTAAAAAACCACAAGGTGACTGGGGAACTAGTCCTTTAGTAGTTACTCGTAAAGCAGCAGGTGATGCAACTTCTCACGATTTCAATATTAGACCAACTGATGGTTTAGTAGTAATAAATAAAATGAATAATGGTTCTTTAGTAAATACAAATGAAATGATTGTTTACCCTAATCCAACTGATGGACAGGTAACAGTTGCTTTCACAGTATCAAAAGGAACTAAAGCTAACTTAGGTTTCTATGACATCAATGGTAAAAAATGTATTGATGTTATAACTGAGAATTTTCCAAAGGGAAAATATAGCTATACAGTAGATTTAGGTGAATTACCAACTGGGACATATATCGCAGTTTTGGCACCTGATTCTCAACAACATTTAACTGCAACAAAAGTAGTTAAACAATAAAAAAAATAAAATAAATATGAGTTTAAAATCATTTTTTGGTGGAGACAGTGAGTATGTAAAAGTAGATGATAAAAATCGTTTCTACTTTATGTTACAACAAATGCAATCTAATCGTTGGAGAATTACAGCGATAGTATTAGGTTTATTCTTTATGATTATACTAGGAATCAATTCTGGTATATTCTTTGGAGTACCAGTAGGAGAAGACTGGAAAGAATTATTACTTATTCTTTTAGGTGCATTCGTAGGAAATCTTAACAAAGTAGTTGACTATTGGTTCAACTCTGAAGATAGAGATAAAATGCTTATTCAAAAGGTTGATGAGGAAGATGGTGTTGCACTATCTAACACAATGGACAGTGAACAATAAAAAAAATAAAAAAATTATGTCAGAAGAAACAGAAACAAATGACGGTACAATGTCAGGATTAAAGAAAACAATAATCGGTGGAATAACAACTTTAATCACTGCAGGTGGAGTTTGGGTATCAACTCAATTATTTGGTGGACACTCAGATGATGAGGAGAAAACAAAAACTGAAGTAGCAGCACCAGCTGCAGCACCTATTGTAGTTAATGTAGCTAATAACAACACTAACCAACAAAAGCAAGGTGGTGGGGGTACAACTATCATTAGAGAAAAAACAGTTGAGAAAGCGGCACCTGCTGCTACACCAGCTAAACCAAAAGAAGAAGACCCTTGGTAAAAACCAAAAAATAAAAAAGGGATGGTTTTTAAATCATCTCTTTTTTTTCCAAAAAAATAAAAAAATGTAATGAAAAACCTACTTTTTATAATAATTTCTCTTATAGGATTATCAGCTACTGCTCAAGTTATAGGTAGTACCAAAACTGAGTCATATCAAGCAGAATTTGAGAAAAAACAATCTATCAATGTAGTTGCAGACTATGATGGGGAACCAATTCCGGTACAAGTACTTTCAATTGGTATCAATGAAGATGTTTATGCAATGTATCCAGAACTTAAAGATAAAAGAGTTGGATTAGGTGTTGCAAATATTGTATTAGAATACTTAGAGATGACAAATCGTTTCGTATTCACCGAAGATAAAAATGACATCAAACAAAAGATGATTGCACAAGATAAAGCTTCCGCAAAGGGTATATCATCAAATCAAATAAAAGTGAAGGGTAATGTTATTTTAGCTAAATACTTTGTTTATATTGAAGTATATGACTTCTCTGTATCAGATGAGGAAGAACTTACAGTAGGTTCTGCAGAGTTAAAACAAAAGACTATTCTTGGACTTCAAGTTAGATTTGTTGATGCAGAAACAGGTGAAGTTATTACAGGTTCAGGTACAAGTGAAGCAGTTACTATAAAGAAAGCAACTTTACTTGATGGTGTTGATGAGGTTAAGTTTAATCAATCAACTATTGGTATTACAACAAAGAAATCTCTTGAAACTGCTGCTTCAAGAATTATATCAAAAATGATTAAAAAAGCAGTATTCGCTAAATAATGAAAAAGATACTAACATTACTTTTAATACTAATTAGTTTAACTACATATTCACAAAGTAGTTATGACTACTCTTATATTGAGCCTTGTTCTGGTAAGTTAAAGTCATTGACTGTACCTATTGGTGCACCAGGTAGTAATGTAACTGTAGATTATTATGGTCATGTTGGTACGTTTAATAGTGTTGATTTTAATAATGGTAATTTCCAAACTTGGATGAATACAGTTTCCGGTACAAATACAAGTCAACCTTGTGGTGCTATAGCAACTGTTTTAACGAATAATATAAATATGACAGTTGCCCAAAATGTTATAAGTACTGTTGTAAGTGTTGCAAACATAACAAGTATGATGAGTGATATTTTATCGGATGTTGCAGGTGGTGGAATGTCTAGTAATTTAGCAAATGCTTTAGATAATAGTGAGAATGGTGATTCTAGTAGTTCTTCTAATGAGAAAAAAGAAGAGAAGAGTTCTGGTTCAACAAGTTCTGGTTCAACTAATGGTAATTCAACAACTAATGGTTCAACTAATGGTAATTCAACAACTTCTGGTTCAACTAATGGTGGTTCAACTAATGGTGGTTCAACAACTTCTGGTTCAACTAATGGTTCAACTAATGGTAATTCAACAACTAATGGTTCAACTAATGGTTCAACAACTTCTGGTTCAACTAATGGTTCAACAACTTCTGGTTCAACTTCTGGTTCAACTAATGGTAATTCAACAACTTCTGGTTCAACTAATGGTTCAACTAATGGTGGTTCAACAACTTCTGGTTCAACTTCAGTAGCAAATAACACTACTACACCAAGTGTATCAACTAGTGGTACTGGAGTTACGACTCAAGGTAGTGGAGGAGGAAGTGGTTCTACTGCAAATGCAGTTTCAAATTCAGAGGATAATTCAAGCGGTGATAATAAAAAGGATGAAGATAAAAATACATCAACTAGTTCAAGTTCAAGTACAACATCAACTACAGTAGCCGATGCAGAGGATAACTCTAGTGGTGGTTCTAGTGGTGGAAAAGGTAATAAGAGTGAGAAGAAAACAGGATCTATGATTGGTTCTGGTGATATTGTTGTAATGAAAAGTGCAGAAGATCCTACTGCAAAAAATCAGTTTAAGTTTACAAGTTCTATGACAATGGCAAATACTGATAATACTCGTGTTAAAGGTGTATTAGTCAATTTCACATCAGTTGTAAATAATACTAATATAACTTTGTATAAAGCTTGGGTGTTCAAAAAATCTAAACTAACATTTATTGCAGCAAATTCGTCAATGATGAACTTTGATAAAGACTTTTTTAATACAACTACAATGGTATTATCTAAGAGATATAAAGGTAATTGGAAAAAGCTTACTACAATGGCTGGTTTAAACTATACTGCAGGTAAATATGGTGAAAAAAGTTTTATGAATATATCTGCAATTGGTGGTGGGTTTTACTCATATAATATAAGTCCAAAAATATCTGGTTCTGTACTATTTATCGGAGTTTATTCTCCATTTACACAGTTTTATGATGGTAAATGGTGGGATAGTAGTATACTCATCGTTCCTTATTCTACCTGGGATTATAAACTTACAAAAACGTTTAAGTTTAATGTTAGTTTCTCAGGAGTTTATGAAATGAATAAAAGCATGTTAAACTATCAAGTTTTAACAGGTGGAAAAATAATGTTTTAATTATGAAAGATTTAATAATAATTTTAGTTGTTATGGCTTTAATGGGATTCACAAAACCCTGTTATAAAGTTACTGAAATTAAGTCATCAGTTGATGCACCGGAAATGAAAAAAGAAAGAGTAGTCTTTGGTATTAGACAACTTACAGAAGAGATTATGTCAGAAAACTTTACTATATGTGAAGATGGTAAACCAATTGTTGTAGAGATAGTTAGTATTGAAGCACCAACTGTTGGTGTATCAATAGGACCATTTATGAAGGTAAGTAAAGATACAGAGGTTAAAGTTAAAATCACAAAAGATGGTGAAGATTTTGAAGGAGTAGGTAGAGCAAAAACATCAGTAACTGCTACATTCATTGATTTGAATGATGAGAATCTACCATTTAATAAAACTTCATTCGCCGGAGCATTAAAAAAAAGTATAGAAGATGCAGTTTATAAAATGTAAGTTATTTTTAATATGTTTTATTCTATTTTATTGTAATCTTAATGCACAAATTAAAATAGATAAAGCTGGAGACTTCTGGGATGTAGAGATACAAAGATCACTTGATAAGATTAAGATAGTTGATCCATTTCTTTATGACTTCGTAGAAACAAATGTAGATAGAATAAGTGTTTGGAATGGTAGTATAAATACTATTCATATAATTGATGGTAAGAGAGTTATTGTAATTTCCTCAAAAAATTTTGGTAGAGGTTCTATAAATAATCTTGCATCAACAATTATTCATGAAGCATATCACATTGCACATATATCCGATAATAATAATGTTTGTAATGAAGAAATGCAAGCTTATTTATTTGAGTTAAGTTTTTTATTTAAAATAACTGATGTTGAACCTTGGCTAATTGAGTTTGTTTATGATAAAGCTATGCAGTATAGAGTAAAGGTAGAAAAAGGTACTTGTGATAAGTAATATATAGTATATGAAACATTTAAAAACTTTTGAAGGATTCGGATATTCAGATAATGATTATCAATCAGAAGTTCTTTCTATACTAAAGAAATTTAATTTAAGACCGATAGAGATAAATAATCTTATGGACTTTTATGGTGAAATGATGGTAGAATATGAAGATAGTGGTAAAGTACCTCAAGTTTTTGTAAATGATATAAAAGATAAGATAGGATTAGGACAAGGTGGGTATTCAACAATTGTGATGCCACCAAAACCAAATACATCAATAAAAAATTTATAATAAGATGAAGATAATTAAATATACAGAGTTTATTCTTGAAGCAACTGATACAATTGAAAACTATAGTAACTCATTACTAGGTGTTTTAAAGAATAAAATCGATAAGATGTTTGAATATGAGTCTGAGCCAGAAGAAGATTCTGAAGAAATGACTGTTAAAAAGGCAAAGTTTTCATCTAATAAAGATAAGAATAAACCAACTTTTAAAGAGTTTGGTGTTAGATTGGATAGTTCTGAAATATCAATGAAGAATACTGGCTTAACAGTTAAGTTTTCTGATGACGAAAATTCATATTCTATTTTTATAAAAGTAGATACTGCAGAGGTCGCACAAGATATTGCAGCATTCCCTAAAGAAGATGATAAAGATTTTAGTATAGAAGATATTAAAAAGTGTCATGTTACTCTTAAAAAATATGAAATAAATACATTTGAGATAATTGGTCAATTAGATAAAAATGTAGATGTTAAATCGTTAGATGAAGAATATCTTATCAATCTTAAAATTGAATTAGATGATGTGTTTGGTGACGAAGAAGAAAAGTTTGAAATAGAAACTGAATAGGAAACTAGTTTATTTTAATAAATAAATTATGTTAAGTATAGTATCAAGTTTTCAAACACTTCAAGAATTTAAAAAATCCAGGTATTTTAGAGTTAGTTTAGGATTAGTTCCTACTATAGAGAAAAATGGATCCCGTATTTATAATGATAAAGATAAGTTTGCAAAGTTTTATAACATGCAATATAATACCACAATTTATGGACAGGGAAATGTTGGTGATATAAAGTTCTATGTAGATCATTATATAAAAGATAAATCTTTTGCAGTTTATACTGACGATTTACAAGAATTTTTATTTGAATTGGATAATTTATTAGTAAGAGATAAAGGTATCGAATTTTACTTAGGACACATACTAAAAACTGTTGAAGAAGAGTATGATGAGCGTGTAAAAGCGAATGAAATTAAAAAGATTGAGGATAAACCAATTGGTTTTTCTGATAAAATATTTAGTAATCCAGGTAATGTCAACTATGAAGACTTAAAAGCTTATCTTGCAGAAAAGAATAAAAGTAGATATTCGTCATAAATAAATAAAAAGTAGTTTATATACCTCTAACTTATCTTCATCTTCTAAATGATCAAAAAGAAAAATATAATCTAAATTAGCTTCAAATCTATGAAGAATAATAGTATTATTGATCAATTCTATAGTATCAAAAGTTTCAATACTTAGAGGTAATTTGATAACTATCTCCGAAATATCTAACCCTATATCACTAATTAGTTTAGTAACTTTTTTTCTTATAACACTACTAAATATTTCTTTCATATACCTATATATAAAAAACCCAGTAATATAATTACTGGGTTTTTAAATAGTTAGAAACTATTACTTACTTAGTTTCTTCATCAGAAACTTCCTCAAAGCTTACATCTTCAACATTATCATCTGAGCTTTCGTTAGTTTGCTCAGGTTCATTTTGAGATTGTTCGTACAATTTAGTACTGATTGCATGCCATGATTCACTTAGTTTTTTAGAACTTTCGTCAATTGCATCAACATTTTTATCAGCATAAGCTTTTTTCAATTCTTCTAGGTCTATACCTAAAGCTCTCTTGTCTTCTTCTGATAGTTTTTCATCAAACTCTTTAATTTGTTTTTCTGTTTGGAAGATTAAGTTGTCTGCACCGTTAAGTTTGTCAACTGTTTCTCTTTCAATTCTATCAGATTCTGCATTAGCTTCAGCTTCTGCCTTCATGTTCTCAATTTCCTCTTTAGTCAACTGAGAACCACCTTCAATTCGGATTTTGTTTTCTTTACCAGTAGCTTTATCTTTCGCGGTTACAGAAAGTATACCGTTAGCATCGATATCCAAAATCACCTCAACTTGGGGAACACCTCTTGGTGCAGGTGGGATACCATCTAAATGGAATCTACCTAAAGAACGGTTATCTCTTGCCATCGGTCTTTCTCCTTGAAGACAGTGGATTTCCACTGATGATTGATTATCTGAGGCAGTAGAGAATGTTTCACTTTTTCTTGTAGGAATAGTAGTATTTGCATCAATCAATTTTGTAAATACGCTACCCATTGTTTCAATACCAAGTGAAAGAGGAGTTACATCTAAAAGTAATACATCTGAAATACCACCAGTTAAAACTGCTCCTTGAATAGCTGCTCCTAACGCAACAACTTCATCTGGGTTCACAGATTTGTTTGCTTTCTTACCAATGAATGATTCGATAGCATCTTGAATAGCAGGAATTCTTGTAGAACCACCAACTAAGATAACTTCGTCAATATCAGATGGTTTTAATTTAGCACTTTTAAGAGCAGACTTTGCACAATCAATAGCTCTTTTAACTAATGAACTAGTCATTTGTTCAAATTTCGCTTTAGTTAACTGTTTAACAAAGTGTAAAGGCTGATTGTCTCTTGATGTGATGTAAGGTAGATTAATATCAGTTGTTGTAGAAGAAGATAATTCAATCTTCGCTTTCTCAGCAGCTTCTTTTAATCTTTGTAATGCCATAGCATCTTTTGATAAATCCATACCATTTTCAGATTTGAATTCTTCTACCATCCAAGTAATGATTTCATTATCAAAGTCGTCACCACCTAAGTGAGTATCACCATCAGTAGATTTTACTTCAAAAACACCATCACCAATTTCTAATACAGACACGTCGTGAGTTCCACCACCACAGTCAAATACTAAAATTTTAGATTCAGTGTTTTTCTTATCTAAACCATATGCTAAAGCAGCCGCAGTTGGTTCATTGATAATTCTTTCAACTTTCAAACCAGCGATTTCTCCTGCTTCGATTGTTGCTGTTCTTTCTGCATCACCGAAGTAAGCAGGAACGGTAATAACTGCTCTAGTTACTTCATAACCCAAGTAATCTTCTGCAGTTTTCTTCATCTTTTGAAGAATCATTGCTGAGATTTCTTGTGGAGTATATACTCTGTCGTCAATTCTAACACCAGGTACATTTGAGCCAGTTTTTTCTACTTTGTAAGGAACTCTTGTTACTTCATCTGTACAAGATGAAAAGTCTTTCCCTACAAATCTTTTTATTGAGTAAACAGTTTTTTCAGGGTTTGTAACTGCTTGTCTTTTCGCAGGGTCACCAACTTTTCTGTCTTTATCAGTGAATCCTACAACTGAAGGTGTTGTTCTTTTACCTTCTGAATTTGAAATAACGATTGGTTCTCCACCTTCAACAACTGCTACACAGCTATTAGTGGTTCCAAGATCGATTCCGATGATTACATCTTTTGCCATAATTTAATTAATTTATTTTTTTGTAATTAGTAATATTCAATTTCTGTGCCAAAGTTATTTTACTGACATTTATACATAAGATAATGACATTATGTCATACATAATCTTTACACTAAATATATATTGTAAAAATTAAAAAAGTTTTACAAATTTTTAAAAAACCCACCAATCGGTGGGTTTTAGTCTTCTACATCTTCTTCAACGTCAATGAAGAATAAAGTTGGGTCAATTTTAGATAACCAATCTCTTGCTATTAACAATTTGTTAGTATCTCTCGACAACCAACCTTTCGCCATTTCAAATGGTTCAGAATTTTTGATCATATATTCATATCTTTCATATTCTTCAAAGATTTCTAAGATTTCTTCTCTTGATAGTAATGCCATTTCATCTACAGTCGCCATTTTCATTACAAACGCGAAGTTCTCTTCTTTACCTCTATAGTTGATTGCATAATCTTTTCTTGAACCCACAGTTAAGTAGAACTCATATGATCTTTTTATTTCTTCAACTTTTTTAGATAAAGCTCTTTTAACTATTAAGATAATTTTTTCAATTCTAGCGTGAGCTTCTACTTCATCTTCTGGGATTTGTGCAACAACATCATCAATTTCATCAGTTAAGATGTAGTTGATTATAATGTTTTCTCTGTAAATATCCTCAGTCAATATACCGTGCCTTTTGAAGTACCAATCAGTTTTGATTTTCATCAATAAACCGTTAGTAAATTCAATTATCCATCCTTCTTTATCTTCTGTGTAAGAAGCCATTTCGATTAACTCGTCTAAAGTATAACCTGCCTCAGAAGGCGCCATTCTAATGTCTCCGATTACGTCTAAATAGTCATTTAAGTCTAATAGTTCACCAGTAACATTATCTCTCAATTTTAACAAGATTAAATCTTCTTTTGCATATCTCAAAACAATTTTGTTTGATGGAGCGACATACTCAAAGATTGCAGATATATCGTTATCGAAAGTCCAATCAACAAATCTTTTTACAGACTCATTTGATTTGTAAACTCTCATGATACCTTCTGCTTGGTCTGTAATAACAGACATTTTTGATTTACCAAAAACTGATCCATCTGGAAGTTTTATAAATGATGCAACAGATCCATCTTCTTTGTTGTAGATAGATTTTATTTTGAAATCTTTAACTTCTGAATACATAGTATCTGGTACTTGGTTCAAGTTAAAGAATTTCTCTAATAATAAGTATCTTTTAAACAAAGATCCGTCAGAGTTGAATACGTATGATATTCCTCTCATTTCTTTCGCACCTACATCATTGAAATCCGCCCAAGAAGCTAATCTATAGTTGAAAGTAGATACAGCATACCCACCAACAATAGATTTTGACTCGTAGAATGGAGAGTCCACTCTATTAACCAAAGCTAATGCTTCATCGTAAGTTGGTATGTTGTATAGTGTTTTCATTTTATTTAAGTTTTACTTTTACTTCTTCGTATCTTCGCTTAATTTCTAATAATAATTCATCCCACTCCATCTTGACAACTTCTAATCCACTCCAAGAAAAATTCTCGTCATGAATCATATTAAGTGCTTCTCTTATCTTAGTATGGTTGTTAGATGTTAAACCATCACTAAGAAGATCTATTGCAGATACTGCGATGTTATAATTGTTATTCATATTTTAGTCTTTTAATAAACTTTCGGCAACAGAGTATTGTTTATCACTTAAAACTTTTACTTGTCTTCCTTTAAAGTCTTCTTTATTTAATTTTGTATTTGTTTTTAATTGCTTCTGTAATGACACTAAAAATGAATTAGCACCATCATAAGATTTAATCTTCTTATTTAATTCTACTTTTTGGTTTATTTCCATGTTTTAATTATATTTTGACAAAGATAAGAAAAACTTCTTACTAAATACACATATAATAATAAAATTACTAAAAATAATATGAAAATAACTTTATGTCCCGAAGAGATCGTGAAGCGTTGCCTTTGGGACTCCTATGTATATTATGTACTTCAATGTACTGAAAAAGAAGCGGAAAGAATACTTAAAGAAAATGTAGAGATAGAAATATCTGAAAGAGATGCATTAGTAATGGGTTTACTTAAAATAATCGAAACTATAAATTTAATTCATAAGTTTAATACTTATGTTACTGAATTTTTGAGTAATAAATCTATCAATAACCCTAAAAAAGATGGTACGTTACTTATAAGAAAGAAAAACTTTGACTACGCAGTTGATAAGTTTTTAGATAAATTTCCTGACTATTGGGAGCCTAGTGCTGGTTGGGTAAACTCATTAAAAGAGCTTGTTGAATACATAGATGAAATGAAAATAAGTTTAGAAAAACTAGAAGTGATTGAACTTGAAGACAAAAATGTTATATATGAGTTTTATAACGCAAGTGCGGTAAAGAAGATGCTTAAATTTAATTATTAATAAAAATGGAAAACGAAGAACAAAAAGAAATTTTAGAAGAAACTATTGTTGAAGTAACAGTAGAACAAAAACTACAAGAGTCCGAGGACAAATACTTACGTCTTTATGCAGATTTTGAAAACTACAAAAGAAGAGTTCAGAAAGATAAAGAAGAGTTAGTATTAAACACAAAAACTAAAATGTTATCATCTGTTATTGATATGGATAATGATGTTACATTGGCTTTGAAATCAATGGATAAAGTTGATAAAGGAGTTTTACTAATCGCACAAAAATTAGAAACTTTCTTAAAGTCACAAGGTATTGAACCAATTCAAACTGAAACTTATGATGATGAGTTACACGAAGTTATTAGTATAACTGAAGCAGGTGCTAAAAAAGTAATAGATGTAGTCACTAAAGGTTATACATTAAATGGTAAACCTTTTAGATATCCAAAAGTTGTATTAGGAAAATAGTGAATACTAAACCTTCCATATTAGAAATAAATCAAAACCCATCGTATCGAGAAATAATTCTTGATACGTTGTGTCAAGGTATTAAAAATACATCTGAATTTAGAGATTTATTAGAATATGTTATTGATAAGAAACTTTACTTATTTAAAGGATTTGAATTTCAAGGAAATTTGTATGATGGTGATGATGATCTACTAGATTTTATTCTACCGACAATTAGAAGAGTGTGGGGTAAAGTTTATGTTACTCCACCTTCTATGTTAAAAAAAGAAAGGTTACAATTATTTGAATTATTATTTGATATAGATGAATTTTTAGATTATTTGGTTTTAATTATACCAAAGTCTTCAAATAAATTAGAGATATTTGATAATTTAGATAGAACACAAGAAACACTACAACTTATAGTTGATAATTATATTGCAGGTTTATTCCATATAGCATATAATTCAGAAACAGTTGATGCTGATATGAAATTGGCAACAAGAGATAAAAATTTAAAGAGAATAATAAATGATTAATTGGTATGTACAAATATCAGAAGGCGCTCCACAGGGGTTTAACTCTGATATTTATCTAGGTAACGTTATTGATACTGCTACCCCATTTATGGATTATTTCTGTAAAAGATTATCAGAAATAGAAAATTGGATGATACAAGATGCAGAAACTATATTCAAAGATATAATTGATGAGATGCCAATTATGTCTTCAATGATAAGTAATACTGAGTTCATTATAAGATATAATAGATGGGTAAGTATTAGACTGACAGATACAACCAAACAAATATATAGAGATATAAAATTAGAAAAAATATTAACATAAAATATGGCAAAAGATTATTATAACGTACTAGGTGTTGATAAAACAGCATCAGAAGATGAGATTAAGAAGTCTTATCGTAAAATGGCAATGAAGTGGCATCCTGATAAAAATCCAGGTAATCCAGAAGCAGAAACAAAATTTAAAGAAGCTGCAGAAGCTTATGATGTGCTTTCTGATCCAGAAAAGAAATCTAATTTTGATAGATTCGGATCTGCAGATGGTGGAGGTAACCCATTCGGAGGTGGAAATCCATTCGGTGGTGGAAGAGGTCACGGTTTCAATATGGATGATATATTCAGTCAATTTGGAGATATATTTGGTGGTGGTCAAAGACAACAACAACAACAACAAAGACAATCAAAAGGATCTGATTTAAGAATAAAAGTTACTTTAACTATTGAAGAAATAATCAATGGTGCTACAAAGAAATTAAAGTATAAAAGACATGAACCTTGTAATCCTTGTAATGGTAAAGGTGGTTCCGATGTAAGAACTTGTATTCCGTGTAATGGTTCTGGACAAAGAACTGTAGTACAAAATACACCATTTGGACAAATTAGAAATGTTTCGGGTTGTCCTGACTGTAATGGTTCTGGAACTCAAATAGCAAACAAGTGTAATGTTTGTCACGGACATGGAACAACTTTAAAAGAACAAACCGTTGATGTTGAAATACCTAAAGGTGTTGGAAATGGAATGCAAATGAGTATGGCGGGATTTGGAAATCATGTAGTCAATGGTGTTCCGGGAGACTTATATATTGTCTTTGATGAAATTAGAGAGCCATATTTTAGAAGAGAAGGTGGTAACATTATAGTTGATGTAGAGATTTCAGTTATTGATGCAATAATTGGTAACAATGTATCGGTTAAAACACCACACGGTGATGTAATAGTAGCTATTGAACCGGGTACAGAACACGGTAAGATTATAAGAGTAAATGGTAAAGGAATTCCAGATATTCACGAAGGTATGGGAAGTTTAGTAATAAATATTAGAATTAGAATACCAAAGTCTATCAACCTTGAACAAAAAGCAATACTGGAAAAACTAAAAAATGCTGGTAATTTTTAATGTTTAATTTACAAGTAACTACATTAGATAGTTTATTTTGGTGTAGTATAAATCAATCAAAGTCTAAAAGAGATTTGGAAAATATTAGAAATCTACATACAGATGAAGTTATGTTAGAATGTATTGATGCTCTTATATTTACAAAAGAGTATAGTAATAAACCTTATGTTATAAAATATAAGATACATCAAGTAGAAACTGGATACTTTAGTATAATCGAACTTAGATATTTTAATGATATTAAAGGAGAACATAGAATATTTGAAAAAGGTAAATTAAAATCAGTTCCTATTATGTTGAATATATTTGAAACAGAAGAATTGGCAATTTTAGAAGTGAAGAGACTAAAAGGTATTTATCTTTTCTTTAATGGTAATACTTTTAATGATCCTAAATTAACAAAAATGATTTATAATAATTTTTAATGTCAAGATTATCATTTGATACTAAACCAAGTAATCCTAATGATGGTGACTTGTATTATGATACATATACTCGTATAAATAGTATTTACTCAAAAGGTGAATGGTTTGAATTAAAAGTAAGTTTATCAAAAAATTTAGAAAGAAAAGAAAAAATAAAAGCCATATTAAAATAATATGGCTTTTTATATTTCTATTTTTAAATCATTAGGTACTCCTAATTCTTTTAGTATTTTTTTAGAAAGAGGAAAGTAAATACTTCTTTCATCTTTGTCATTAGTTCTTGTTTGGTATAGATTCCCATTGAGTATATACTCATTTGTGAAAAAATACTTACCTTGAAATCCTAATTCCATAGTTTCATCAAATGGAACTCGTTGTTTGTAAATTAGAATATCATTTAAGAAGTAAAGACGATAGTTTATTCGTCTACCATTCTTAGATTTTACTCCGTGCTGATATTTTGTGGTTATTTTAAATTCCATTAAAATTCTAAGTTTCTATGTTTTGGTTTTCTGTTATAGTCTTTTTGAGACTTGTGTACTTTATGAGTTGCTACCCAACCAGCATTAGCTTCGATCTCCATTTCTCTTGAAGCTTTCTTTCTAGATTTGATGATTTGTTCTTTTGTTATTTTTCCGATTGAGTTCATAGTTTGTTTCTTTATTAGAGTACAAATATACGGATTAAAATTTAATATATACAATAAATATTAAAATTTTTATGGCAGATTATATTCCTTATCAAGGTGGATTAACAATAGATGAATTTATAGATTTAGTACAAACTGAAATAAGTGTTTCATGTGCTTTGCCAAAAACAATGCCTGATGCAAATATACGTCAGATAATCGAATCCAGAGCTCTTCCATATTTCTATAGATGGTATCAATATGCCGTACAAAAAATGTATTTCCTTCTTAAAAAAGAAGCATTTACTATTGAAGAGTTTACAAAGTATGGATATGTAAGTGTTCCTTGTGAGATACAATCTATTGTTTACTTATATGAAGTTAAAGGAACATCACTTTTTCAATTAGGTCTTAATACCCCAAACTTATCTGTAAACTTAGGAGTTACTAATCAACCTTACTTATCTTCTTATGTTACAACAATTGGAGAGTTAGGAGTTTATAAAACAATGTTAGATAATATGTCTGATATGTTAAATCAATTAAATAAATATACACTTAAATACTCATTTAATCAATTAAATCATAGATTACATATTCTAACAAAAGTTGAATATGATGTAATTATTGAAGCTTACGCTAATATTCCACAAGAAAACTTATTTAAAGATGATTTATTCTATAAGTATGTTGTTGGTTGGACTAAAGTTCAATTAGGAAATATGCTAGGAATGTACGATTTTTCACTCCCCGGTGGAATCAAAATAAATAGTGCTAACTTGATTACACAAGGTCAAGCAGAGTACAAAGAAGTAGAAGAAGAAATCAAAGGACAATCAAACTCTTCTTGGTTTATAATGGTGAAAAAGTAGAAAGAAAGTACGTTTTTATGTTACCAAAAATATAAAAATAATAAAAAACCACTCAAATGAGTGGTTTTTCTTTTACTTATTGAATCTATCAAAAGCATTCTGTGATATTTTAACCCAGTTAGCTTGACCGATAAAATCTTCTAAAGTTCTACTATTAGAATAAGACATTGCTGATCTTAAATAATCAGTAAAGTTTTCTCTCCATCCAGATAAAGTATATTCTACTTTATTATATTTAGAAATACCTTCACCAGTTTTAAGTTCTTTCCTATTCCAAGACTTCTGAACTTCTTTAGTTGACATTCCTCTATAATACTTCCAAACATCAATACCACTATCGAAATTAGTGATTGCACGTTCTTCATCTATTAAATGAAATAAACCAACAGAATCTTTTAAAAAGTTATCAGAACAACTTTCTAAACATTTGTTGAAGATTCCACCTAACATACAAGCATGAGCTCCAAGTGCTAACGCTTTAATTATATCAGAGAAACTTCTAAATCCACCATCTGCTAAGATTTTGGTAGGATTATCAAACTCTTTAGATATTTCATAACATTCATTTACTAATGATGCCATTGGGAAATGTATAGAAACATTTGCTGATGTAGTACAAGCAGAGCCTCCACCAATACCAACTCTAATCCAATCAACACCAATCTCACAATACTTTCTATAAGTATCAGGGTTAGCAATGTTACCAACCATTAGTTCAATGTTGTTACCATATTTCTCTTTTATTCTTTTAGAGATTTCCCAAAGTTTGAGCATATGGCCGTTAGCCACGTCAATTAGCACTTTTTTAGGTAGATCTTTACCAGACTCGAATAACACAATCATTTCATCAAGACCATAAGAATAGAAGTAATTATCATTCTTTAAACTATCGAATTTAACATTTCTCGGTAAACAAATGTTTACGTTATTTAATTCAAATTCAGATATGTTATTCTCATCGATAACCATATCCATTGGTGCAGTAAAGATAGGAAGCTTTCCATTTTGTAATGGATTTATCTCACTACGAGAAGCAATAGTACTCAGAGTATCTGGTATTATTGTGATGTCATTCCAGTCGAATTTCTTCATTTAGTAGAAGGTATATTTTTCTTCTTTAACACAATAGATTGAGATAGGATAAAGTCTCACATCACCTTCGGTTTCATCAACTAGAAATCTCATTGAACCATCAATGATTTCATTAGTTATCTTAACTGTTGCATTGTTAAGCCCTTTAAAAATTGTGTGATTGATTTCATCACTCTCGTCAATTGTTAAGAAGTTTTTCTTACCTAAGATTTTACCTTTGAATCCTTCTTCAAAGTAAGACTTTTCAATAAGTGCTTGGATTGTAGTAGAGTCAGAAAAATCTACTTTAATTTCGTGTTTTACCATTATTTTGGTTTTTAATTAGACAATAAATTATTTACTTATGTTTTATGTTATTTCAGTAAAAAGTTTGAAACATATCAATATATTTTTAATATATAATTTATAACCGGGGGTCATTGAACCCACTCTTAGGACCGGTTGTAGTTTAGGCTATAAAGAAAACACCAAATTCGCTCCTTGGTGTTTTCACTTTCTAAACAACTTTGTAATAAATTAGTATATAAAAAAAACAAATTAAAAATAAATTATGGAAAAAGAACACATATTGACCGAAAATCCTAACAGATTTGTAATGTTTCCCTTAAAGTATCACGATATATGGGATCTTTATAAAGTTGAGGAAATGTCATTCTGGACGGCAGAAGAGATAGACCTAGCACAGGATATGACTGACTGGGATGAAAAATTGAATGATAATGAAAGACATTACATTAAAAATGTATTAGCGTTCTTTGCGGCATCAGATGGTATCGTAAATGAAAACTTAGCAGAAAACTTCTTAAAAGAGGTACAATATCCTGAAGCAAAATCCTTTTACGGATTTCAAATTGCGATGGAGAATGTACACTCTGAAACTTACTCTTTATTGATTGATACTTATATCAGAGATAACGATGAGAAAGATCGTTTGTTTAATGCAATTGATACTGTTCCTTCAGTTCAAAAGAAAGCTCAGTGGGCTTTAAAATGGATTGATTCTGATTCATTCGCGGAAAGATTGATTGCATTTGCTGCAGTTGAAGGTATATTCTTTTCTGGATCATTTTGTGCAATCTTCTGGTTAAAGAAAAGAGGTTTAATGCCTGGATTATCATTCTCTAATGAATTGATTTCAAGAGACGAAGCTTTACACTGTCAATTTGCTTGTTTATTACATAATAAGTATATTCAAAACAAAGTAACAGAAGAAAGAATCAAAGAAATTATCTGTGATGCTGTTGAAATTGAAAAAGAATTTATTTCGGATTCATTACCAGTATCCTTAATTGGGATGAATGAAAAACTTATGGCACAGTATATCGAGTTCGTTGCTGACTTCTGGTTAGTTGAATTAGGTTGTACTAAAGTATTTAATTCTGAAAATCCTTTTGATTTTATGGAAATGTTATCCTTACAAGGTAAAGTAAACTTCTTTGAGAAAAGAAATGGTGATTATCAAAAAGTTTCTGATAAAGTAATTGACTTTGATAATCTTAATGAAGATTTCTAAAAACAACCCACTTTCGAGTGGGTTTTTTGTTTGATAATTTTAATATATAACTTTATGAAAATATTAAAATTTAATGAGTTTGATGAAGTCAATGAGGCACTTCCTAGACAGCAATCAGTAGATCAGTTAAAGAAAGTTATGAAAATATCAGCAAAGACTGATATTGGTAATAGAATATCTGATATGAATAAACAAGGTGCTAATATAGATTATATTCACAATCCTATTGATACAGGTATCGAATCTTATGAAGATTATGAAAAACACAATAAAAAGTTTGTTTCCTCTTGGAATCTAAAACACTTAATTGGTCCATTTGCACCTGAACCTAAACCAAAAGTTAAATTTGATTTAGATTACGAAAAGAAACAAGGTAAAGTAAAGAAATAAAAGATGTTGTTAAAAGAAAATAAAATGTGGTATAAAACCATACCAGAAATGTTAAACTTTCTTAAAAGTAAGTCTAATTTACCGTGGTTATGGGTTGATGTAGAAACGACCGGCCTATTAGGTCCTAAGAAAGAACAACTAACACAAGTATCTTCTCTTGCGACTAAATATAATTTCAGTTCTAATACATTTGATGAGATTAGTTCTTTCGATGAGAAAATTAAACTAACCTCTGAATTAAAGACAAGGTATAATCAACCAGATGGTGGTAATAGAAGAATATTAAGTTTCAATCATTATGGTTCGGGCGGTTATAAATATAAAGAAGAAAGACAAATCGTTGATGAGTTCTTTGATTGGATGACTGAGTTCTCACCTTGTTTATTAGTCGCACAGAATGCAGGATTTGACATGCAGATGTTATCTGGTAGATACGGTCATAAGATAACTAATGAAGTATTTGATACTAAAATGTTGATTCAATTATATTTCTTACCACTTATTCAAAAGTTAGCAGAAACTGATATAACTTATCAAAAAATGGTAGAAGGTATCGGAACTTCACCGAGAGATAATGGTTTAATCTCATCTTCAATGAGTAAAGTTGGACCAGCACTTGGAATCAATATGTCTGGTTATCATGATGCATTAACGGATTGTCGTATTACGATAGAAATGTATAAAAGAATAGTTGATTTATTAAATCAATATAATAATATAGATATATCAAAGTATCAAACCGAAAGGATAAAAAGTATTAGAACAAAGTAATGAAATTAAGAAAGTATAACGAGGCATTTGAAGAAGGTCATTTATATGATAAAGAAGGTAATGATGTTGCTAGATTCCAAAAAGCGTGGCATGAGGAAGTAGAAAGAAAACTTAATCTTGGTAAACAGAATATGTTATATTTAAAAACTATCTTTCCTGAGATCTTAGAAGATACTAAAGACTTATTAGATGAATACTTTGTAGAAGCACTTGATCGTGATGCAAAAACATCTATATCTAAAGTAAATAAAGCAGACCACGTTGGTTTCTTTGGTAGATATAGAATTGTAGGTAACTATGCTAAGGGAGATAAAACTTTATCTGGTTACGCAGCAACTTTTAATGGACTTTCTAATGACTTTCTTGATATAGAAACTGGTCTTAAACACTTACAAACAAAGTTCAAAGATGAAAGTATATTTGGGGAAGAGTTTCCAATTACTACATTTACACATACTTTAAATGTTACTCATAATGATAGAGGTATCAGTTATGAGTTCATATTAGATATGAAATTCTAAACTAATCAATTCTTATTGGATATAACTTTAAATTATAAAACGGATAGATATTATTTTATACAAAAAAAGTTAGAAATAACCTAATAAAATACAACTTTTTTTAAACTTTTATCAATCTTTTTCATATAATAAGTAATCGGGTTAAACCGATATAGAAAAACAATAAAAAGCAATTATGAATGAACTTGATGATTTATTTAACGGCGGGTTAGACTCGAAAATGGACTTCCTAAATGAAGCAAAAGCAACAAACACAGATGGTATCTACAGAGTAGATTTATCAAAATGTAAAGACAAAAAGAAGGGTTGGAGAAGTGTGGTTCGTTTTTTACCTAACTTAACACAAGAAGGTAAAATCGGACAATCGGCTATCGACAAAGTAAGCCACTATGTGGACATTAAAAATCAAAAAGAATTAAGTGGATGGTTTGATTCACCTAAAAACTTTAACGAGAAATGTCCTTTAACAGATTTGTATTACACAATGCAAAACTCAAAGAATGCAATCTTGATTGAGAAATCAAAACAATTAAAGTATTCTAAAAAATATTACTCTTACGTATTAGTAATAGAAGATGATCAACAACCAGAATTAGTTGGTAAAATCTGTATTTTCCAATATGGTAAAACGATTAAAGATAAAATCTCTGCTGAGAAAAATGGTGAAATCTCTGGCGTTCCTTGTAACGTATTTGATTTATCTGCAGGTAAAGATTTCGTATTAGTTGTTAAAGAAATTCAAACAGGAGACGAAACTTACCCAGATTACAAAATGAGTATGTTCAAACCTGAGGCTACTTCTTTACCAATCTACTTTAAAGATAAAGCTGTTTTCAAAAATGCTCCACTTGTAGAAGGTAAAATTGATCCAAATGCACAAGGTAAAGTAAAAGAATTTTTACTTGACAGAACTAATGAACTTGAAGATTTTGCTCCGAAACAATTAACTGACGAACAACATTCAAAAATCACTGAAATTAGTAATTTCTTGACTGGAAAATCTTCTTCTACTTATCCAACAGCTCAACAAGCTAAACCAGCTTCTGAAGATTTTGAATTTGAAGATAGTTTCACAAACACTGCAAGTGCAACTGCTACTACAGAAGATGAAGATGACTTCTTTAGTGACTTGTAACTATCTGATAATCAATTAGTTATGATTTAATAAAAATCCCTATTTATAGGGATTTTTTTTATTGAGTATAATCAGAACTTTTAATAATTATTTAATATAATCTATTAAGGAAGACTGAAAAAAAATATAAATAAACTATGAGTTTAGCAAATAAAAGTTTTAAAAATAACTTAACCGGTGAAATAGTAACCGTTATTGATTCATTTGAGAACATTGCAATTTTAGAAAATAAACAAAAATTAAATGTTACTGCACTTATGAATCCTGCACTATATACAGAAGAGATTGATCCAATGAGTTTCTTTAATAATCAAGGTGCTTATAATATATTAGCAGAAAAGATTAAAAATATACCACAAGATCAAATCGGTGATGATAATGGTGAAATAAATGTTGCGGGTGTAAATCGAATTGATATACCGAGAGGTATAGAACAAGAAGAATCTCTTATTACAATGTCTTCAGAAGAAGATGAAAAGGCAGCATTGGCGGCTAAGTATGGTATTGTTCAACCACCTGTTGAATCATTACAAAGACAAAATGAAGCATTTGCTAAAATTTTGGGAGAGGAATCTGAAAGTGAGTTACCAAGAGTACCTCAATATCAACAACCAGTTCAAGAAGTTGTTCAACGTGTTGAAGTAAGTAGAGAGGAAAAAGTAGAGTATGTTCAACCAGTTCAAAGAGTAGAAGTTGAAGATCCTATTATTAAAATGTTTAAAGGTGTGAAAAGAATTGTTGAGTTTAATATTAGTTTAGATATTAAGAATAAAATTCCTCGTTTAGATTTTATCGAAATGATGGAGGATTCTTATGAAACAAGTATTATTGATTTTTTATCAGAAGAATTTACTAATGAATTGTTAAAAAATCCTGATACTATTAAAGATATGATTAAAAGTAAAATAAATACTTTGGTTTATGGTGAAGATAAAGTTGAATCATTTCCAGTACCTGTAAATGATCAAATAACTGACTCAGTTACACAAGTTCCTGAAACTCCGGTTAAAGTTACTAAACCAAGAGCACCACGTGCAAAAAAAGAAGTAATTAAATAATGGTAGATGAAGTATTTTTACAAAATGCAGTAAGAATTAGAAGAACTTATTTAAAGTTATCTAATAATATGGATCTTTATCAAAAGAAAGCTCAACAAGTTTCGAATAAACTAGATGAGACATTAGTTAAAATTGAAAAAATTGAGAAAGAAGCTAAAGAAAGCAGAAATTCAAAAAGTCCAGGTAATGGTACTGAATACTTTTTAAATGAACTAATGAAAGCTCTACAGGAAGTAGATGATGAAGGTAAGTCACTAGAAGATTTAGTAAATCCTTTAAATAAAGAGATTGAAAAATTAGCATTAGAAGAACAAGAACTTTATAGAAAAATTAAAGAAAAACATTTTACTTTAACTGAAGAACAGATAATTGAATCAGTTAGAGATAGATTAATTAAAGAAAACCTTTCATAAGAAAGGTTTTCTTTTTTAATATATACAATAAAATATTGTTTCTATAACAAATGTCTAAGATTTCTAAATACATCAAACTTGACAAAAATATTCTATTGGAATATATCTATAATGATTCAAATCTAATATCTGAACCATATAGTATTTTAGTTAATTCTAAATATAAAACAAATGCTTATATGGCGGGTCCATCAAGTATTACTGGTAATGATATAAATAATCAATTATTTAAACTTGATACTATCTCCGGTAGATATGGTAAAATAAATACTAATAACTATTCATTTTTACAAGTAAAAGATTATACATCTGGTAATCCATTAAGACACGATACCTTAAAAGTTCACTTACCAATAAATTGGACTTTTGGAGAATATTTAGGATTCTATGTAAAGGTTTATGCACATGATTATACAAATAGTAAAATTTATGACTTATCTAATTTCTATTTTGATATGACAGATATAAATCAACAATATTTATTGAACTTTACATCACCACCATTACTTTTTCAAGAAAAGTTATGGGGTAAGAATATCACAGTTGAAATTCCAGCATTAAGTGAGTTATCTTCACAAATTTTAGATGGTAAACCAAAAGAGAATAGTATAAACTATAACCTTACTGATAATATTGGATTAAGTTCAACTGCACCAATATTCATTGACTTTCACTTTATAACTAATATACAAACAATAAATAGTGTTAAGTCTTATTTATTAAGTGCAAATAATACAACATCAATACCACAATCACCAGAATTTGAAAGACTAGGATTAGTAGTCCAACATTCACCAAATGGTGACTTTTTTGAAATATATGGAGTTTATAATGATACAATATATGGTTTTAAAAAATTTATTGATGACTCATATACTTTAGATAGAAATTATTATGTTCAATATGATATTACTTTATATGAGCAAAACATTCGTGGGAAGACTACCACAATAACTGTAACAGATAATTTTAATGAAACTATAGAATATAGACCTATAATAAAATACTCTTCTACAACTGCTATAATTGATGTTGAGATGAGACTTATTGATAGTGTTGATGATAGTACAATTATTAGAAGAGCCTCTTATGGTATGTTACAAGATGAGTTATCTAAATATGCAATAAACATGATGAAAATCAATGTTAAGAATGTTTCTAAACCAAAAATCTATAACATAAAATCATCTATAAATACTACTTTAATTGGTGGTTTAGGTAATGCGAATGGTTCGTTGGTATTAGGTAATACTGGTATAGGTACTCCAGGTAATGGTATGAGTAATGGTAATGGTAATACACAAGGTATGAATAATTTAAGTTCACAAAATGGTGTAGTTATTGAAACTATTAAGGTTCCATTCCCAGTTTTAATTGATAGATTTAATATCATTGCTAAATCAGATAATGCACTTTTTAATAATGCGATGTTTTATGGATTCGGTAAGATCCAGGTTTTACTTTATCCATTTGATAATGTTATTAAATTCTCTATTGCAACTGGACCAGAGACTAAGCCAGATTATTTTAATATGACAAGTATAAGTGAGATTAGTTTTGTTATAAAGAATGATCAAAATCAAATTACATTTCCATTATTCACAGAATCTGGTGATATTAATTTAGCAATTGGTCAAATAGTATTTAAAGTAAATCAAAGTAGATTTGCAGAGATTAAAAGAATATATGATAGTGGTATAAATATATTTTATATCACCGGCAAGAGTCAATCTACTACATCAGTAATATATACCGGATTATTCAAAATATATGATAGTAAATCAAACGTAAATGCGTTAAATGATCAAGCGGCGAATATGCAAGCAAATAATCCAAGTATTATTTTAGATCCAAATACAACTAAGGAAACTGCAGTTGTTACAAGAAAACTAATAAACGAACAAGCTCCTATTATAAAACCAGGTGCAATGTCATAAAAATAATAGTAACAGATGAGATTATCCAGTCAAGCTAGTCAGTTTATATTTAATTTACCACAATCTTTTTTAAAGGCTGAGATTATAGATACTTATACACCAGTTCTTGAGAAGAATTGGGTTCAATATGAAAATGTTATTGATTATTTGAACTCTACTATTAAAGGTGTAAATTTCCCAGGAATATCATTTGAGTTGGTTAAACGTATTGAGGTTAGAGGTAAAGAAAGATTCTTAAAACCGGCAAAAAATATTCAAGATATACCAACTACACATGATTTAACTGTTACATTTAGATCTGTTGATTCCGACTTAAATTACTGGTTGATGTTTGATATTATGAGTAAACACTATTTAGATGTAGATAATGCTTTCTTAGAACCATTTACAATTACTTGTGTTGATATACATAGGGATGCGATTTATATCATTCGTTTTTATGAAATAATACTTAAATCTTTATCCGAAAATACTTTCAACTACTCACAACAAAAAGTTAATGCGAAAGAATTTACAATTACTTTTCACTTTAACTTTTATGATATTGAGTTCTTACTTAATCAAAGTAAGGTACTTGAACTTGGTGATGTACCTCAGATTATTCAGATTATTTAAAAAGATTTTCAATCTTAATTTTTCTTTTATTTCTCTTACTGAATAGTTCTTTCATGATGTCTGCATCAATTGATTTTGTTAGTTCGTCAGCCAACATTTGTGTCATTTTAGCTTCTATATCAATACCATATGATTTTCCTAGAGGTTGATTCATATAGTTATCCCCATAAATTTCACCACCTGCACCTGTTTTTTTATTCACTATCTAATTTTATTTTTTCTACATAATCAGAACATATTGCGTATGCCTTTTCAATGTCTTTAAATTCTTTAGTCTCTGGCATCACTGCAATCGAGTTACTACTTAATTCTTTACCAGGATATGTCCAGAAATAACCCATTGAAGTAATAGTGAAGTCATCTTCTTGATGCCAAAAATAATTAGTATCATATCCACAATTCTTTAATAGAATCATTGCTTCTAAATTTTTACAATGTATCCACAATTTTGTTATTCTATCACGTAACCATCCAAAGTCTATACCATATTGTGGTTTATCATGACCAAGATATATTAGATTATCAATACACCAAATATCAATCTCTACATCAAATCCTTTTTTAATTGCCATATCAATATAATTTGGTTCATTCTCATAAGATTCAAACTTACCATTGGTATTTCCTCTATGTGCTATATAAATCATTTTATTTATAGTTTTTTAAGTAGTATTCTAAGTCTTCTGGTGTACCTAACCCCCACATCTTTTTTATTCTATGTGTTTTAATTATCTTACCATCTTGAATTGCTTCATTATATACTGGTGCAACATAGAATTCATTATTTACTCTTATATTTTTACTTATCATCTGTTTAGAATACTTTACATATTCTGCACCGGATTTCCAGTAATAAATTCCAACTGTTGCATTATTACTTATTACTTCCTTTTCTTTTAGTTCAACAACATTACCATAGTCATCACACTTAACATAACTCCATTTAGGGTGTGTATTTTCAAATGTTAAAATACTACCATCAATACCATTTGTATTTATAGAGTGATAATATTCACCAGATACCCATTCTATAAATTGATCTGAGTTTGCAATTAGTAGTGAGTTATTATTATTGATATATTCTTCTGCAAGTAAAGTAGTACAACAAGCACCTTCAGTTACTTCATCAACCATTATAATTTTACAATTCGGTGTTATTACATTTAGAAATGATTTTAAGTTAAATTTATCATAATGTTCTTTTCTAACAATATATATGAAATTCGCATCTATGTTTAAATTATCAATCACTACTTGAATCATTGGTATTCCATCAACTTCAATTAAAGGTTTTGGAAAAGTGTATCCTGCACTTGAAAATCTACTACCCGCCCCAGCCATTGGAATTAGAATATTCATCTTATCATCATGCCACTTAATATCTCTTAATTCATTCTTTAATGACTTCTCTATTTTTTCAATTGTGACATCATCTGGGTTATTCACTGAGCAAATATTTGCACCAGATGAGATTGCGGATAATCTGCCAATATATGAGTCTTCTAAAATTAAAGTTTCACTTGGCATAACCTTTTCATTTATCATACATCTCATATAAATTTCAGGATGTGGTTTAGGACTTAGAACATCTTCATTGGATAAGAATCCGTCTATTAAATCTGATATTCCTAATTTATCAAGTGATATTTCTATGGTTTTTTTAATAGAGTTAGATGCAACATAAACCTTAATATCTTTTGACTTTAATATATTAATTATATTAATCAATTTATCAGATCTTTTAATTTTATCTTCTAACTCTATTATAGTTAATTCTTGTTTCTTTTCCCAAATTACTTTATGCAACTCTTTAGGTAAACCTCTTTCATTAGAAAGTATTTCTAATTTTCTATTTGTTGATAATCCATCAAACTTAGACAAGTGGTCTTTATGTGATATAGTGTATTTCTCATCAATACTAAGTAAGGATTTATTCAAAACTTCATAGTGTATTTCTCTTGTGTCTATTAAAACCCCATCTAGGTCAAATATTACTAATTTAATCATTTATATATTTATCGTTTTTTATACTTTTTGTTTTAACAACAACAGTTATTGTATCTTCAATACACTCAAAATCCGTAGATTCATTTTCGTCAATTTGTATTATATCTCCTTTTATATATTCAATATCATTCATCTTGACCTTACCCGATATTATCACAGTAAATTCTTTAGCCAGTTTATGATAATGTTTTTGTTCTTTATCACCGGATTTATACTCTTTAACACCAACTTCAAAGTCTGCATTAAATAAACTTGGCTCAAAGTCACCTATAAACCAACCTTTAAACATATTATCTAATTTGTGTAACTTCATAATCTATTATTTTTTTATCTTTTTATTATAATTTAAGTCTTATAATTTCTGCAATATTATTAGGTCTATTTTGAAGTTGAAATCTATTTAACATTGATTGTAATAGGCCATGTGGTGGATTCAAATGACTATTTTGATCAGCTTGATTATAAAATTCTAGCATAATATTATTGATAATATTAAAAAAATCATCTCTTTTTGAAATTAATATTGTATCATTTGGATCACCATCACCAAAAGAAGTATAAATATAATTATCAACGTTTAAATATTGACTTAACTTTCCATAGTATTTTAAATCTAATCTGGTCTTAATAATTAGGTCATACTTTCCATAATCTTTCTCATGTTCTTCAATATAGTATAAAATTTTTTTTATTCTATTAAATTGATGATAACAACTATCAATGTTTCTCATATTTACCGAGAAATCATCATCGTTTATTTCATCATCATCATTTATAATTAGTTCTTTATAGTCTATATTGTTGAAGATGTTTTTTATATCATCGTTAGATATTATTAAATCATTTATATGATTATATCCAAATTTATTTGAAATAAAAGGATGATAATTATATTTTTTATTTGTTGTAGATATAAAATAGTCAACATCAACATCAATAAAATCAAATAAGTTACTCTCTGACCATGTTCTTATATTCCCTGTTAACAAAACTGCAATTTTCATATTATTTACTTATTTTATTGGATAATATAGTATCTTATTCATCCAAAAATTTTGACTATATTCAACTCCATTGTTTTTTAATTCTTGTATTCTTTGACTAACATCAATATTATTACCAAACTCATCTATTTCAGGATAATGAAATTGAAAGTTAATCTCATATGTTTTAACTTCTACATTTTCTCTAAAAAGATTATAACCTATAAGTGATTCTGGATGAAATATAATATCATTTTTATACTTATCTAAGTTATCGAATACTGACGAGTATTTATCCATTGCTTCTGATTTACCTAATGCAAAAATATCAGTCTCTGCATGTTCTGAAACAGATTTAAAATCCCAACCCCAAGGTGTCATAACTTGATTATCTTTTAATTCAAGCTCTTCTTTTTTAAATTTTCTTATAAAGAAGGAATCAAGTCTACATCTAATTACCAAATCATACTTAAATTTATTTTCATCCTCATATTTACACTTTAATTTATTACACTCTGAAATTTTATAAAATTGATTTAAAAGGCTAATATCATTTGTAGACGTATGTGTATTTTTATAGCCTAGGTTATTATTTATAATATTAGTGTTAAATTCAAAATGTTTTGGTTTATATAATCTTTCTATTTCAACATCATACTTATCTGTATAAATAAATATATCTGGTGATAGATCATCAATTATAAAACTTTTAAAATATGGGAATGTTTCTTTATAATTTCTCAATTGACCTGATAAACAAACTGCTACTCTCATAATACAATCACATTTTTATTTATCTCTAAAAGATTATTTTTTATTTCTTCATAATATACACCCATATGTGATGCCAATACAATTGGTGACTCATCATTACTAATTGAATCTGGTGATAATATATCATAGTCATATCCATACAACTTTTTACCTATTTTAGATTCTGATTTATCTAGTAAAGCCTTTATATTATTACTAATTCCATTATTTATCATATACTGTGAGTTTATGTGAGCAGAATATAAATAATATTCTTTTTTTAACAATTTATTATTTATATTTTTAATTTTATCATCATAATAATGAACCAAGTCTAAAAAAACATCTTTATTATTAGATTTAGTAATATTTATATTAGATAATTCTTTTTTTGTTGCTTTGATGAATAAGGAATGATTTTTATAATATTTTATTTCATTTAATTCAAAGCCGGATTTATTTAAAAAATATTCAATATTGTCTTCATTGATATAATATGTGTGTTCAAAATGTAATATACCTGTCGGTAGAGCTTTATTATTCATCAACCACTTTATATTAGGTATTGAAAATATAGTAACTCCACCATCTTGTAAGATATTATTACACTCTTTTAGAAATTCTACCGGCTCATACATGTGTTCAAGAACATGAGAGTGAACAATTGTTGATACAATATAATTTGTAGGATTTATTCCTTGGAAGAAACCCTTAATTATCTCAACATTGTCAAAACTTTTGGTATCAGTATTTGGTTCTATAATAATCCATTTTTTATAATTATCCTTTAGTTTTTTGGCTAGTTTTGCTGACGGATCACCAATTTCAAAAATTACATTACCATTTGAATTTTCTTTTATAAAATCTGATAATTCTACATAATGGTTTTTCCATATATCACCAACAACTTGTGTATTATGGTTGTTTAAGTAAATCAAGTCTGGATCTAATAGATTGATATTTTGTAATAGTCCACAATTTAAACATTCTCCAATTACCATATCATTCTTTACTATATTGGTATTTGATTCAACAACACCCATAAATGATGGTATATTATTTATTGTGTGAATTTTTTCTATTTTATCTTCACAAAGAACACATTTGCTTCTAGCCATAATTATTTTTTTATTTATTCTCAATATAACACTTATCTATATTTCCATTCTCTCTAAGAATAGAGTATTTGAAATCAATTCTTTCTAATTTATTATTTTTTGTATTCTCGTATAAAAATCCTTCAATACAATGTACTATATTATCATCTTTAACATATTCTTCAATATTGTTATAAGTATTCATTAGGTTTGACATAACCTTTCTATTACCAAATATGAATGGATCTAACATACCCTTAGTTACTTCTAAGTATCGGCCTGGTGATTCTGACATGTAGATATTATCATTAGAATAAGAATCAATTATTTGACTTAAATCTATTTTAGTATCATAGATAACATCAGGTCTAATTCTAACTATTATCTGATGTTCATCATTTGTCATATCAAAAGATTTTTTAACTTTATACCACATAGATGTAGCATTATCACAAGTTGTTTGACAACATAGGTTTGGATATTTTAGATAATTTTTTGAATTCATTCTAAAGTCTATTGTAGGTTCAACTTCAATAGTAACACTATCTTCATTTAAAAAAGATAAGTCTTTATCAGTAGACCATGTTGATAGAAATATATCAGTATCGAATTCACTTTTTATCGGGTAGAATATATTTTCTCTTATGTTTTGAATACATTTATCAAGTGATCTAACATGACCAGATATACAAATAGCAACTTTCATAGGTTATATTTATTTTTTATAGGTAATAATCAAAATGATAGAACCAATCTTGATTATATATTAGATCAAACATCTCTTTGTTTCTTAAATAACAAACAGTATGAAGTGATTGTTCACTATCAATTAAATTATTTAGTAGAGCTTCTTCTAATATATCATTTATTTTAATGTTAAATTCTTTTATATGCTCTTTTTTACCAACTATAACACCAGCACCAAATCTATTTTTGTGAGATTTATAGAAGTGTTTTATGTCTAAATCAGATTCCTCTGGTCTAAATCTACATAAAATTCTTATTCCACTAATATCATTAATTTTTAGTGGATTGGGATAGAATTTAAACTTATCTTCTGTTCTAAAACTAGTATGTCTGATACCACCATCTAACCACATATAGTAATCAGTATTATAAAAGTTTTTATCAATTGCATCCTCAACTAAAAACATTTTAGAAAGTATTAAAACTGAATAATTACTATTATTATACTCTGGTGGGTTTGGGTCAACTAATGTGTTTCTATATTCGGTAGAAGACATTACATTATCTATTCTGTCTTTAAGATAAAACTTAGGTAATTGATTAAATTCCATTTGAACTATTTTTGTGTATTTCAAGTCTTGATCAACTTCCTTTCTTACTTCAGTTACAAAATCAACTAAATCTGGTTCTACATAAATAACAAACTTACATCTAAGTGATAAAGTATTTTTGAAATAGTTTAAATATTCTTGCCAAGGTCTTTTATAGTCTGGCCAATTTTCTCTGTTTATATTATAAAGTGCAGTCACTACTGTACAGTTTAGGTCATCATAATTCATTATTCTAAGTACATTTTTTTAAATCTATCAATTACCAAGTCTGGTAAAAAATTAGCATAGCAATTCCAGTTATTCTTCTCTATAATAGGAAATTTCAATAATAGACTCATTAAGTCATCATAGTTATTATATAATAATGCCTTTTCTCCTAATATATCAATATGATTTCTCTCGGAAGATCCGGCCCATGTTATAACTGGCTTATTTTTTATGGAGAATTCACCACAAGTAAGTCCAAAAGACTCACCTACATATCGAGAGTGTAAATGAGCATCACATGTGTTGATAAACTTTACCTTATATTCTAAGTCAGGATTTGGACTTAGCCAAATTACTCTTGGATGTTCAATAAATTTTTCGGTATTTTGAAAAATAAAGTAATAATTTTCCTTAATTGATAGTATATCTCTTATTACATCTTTAACAAAAATTAGGTCAAAGGTCTCATATCCACCATTTCTTCCGAAAACTATTGCATCTGAAGGTATTCCTAATTCATTTCTTAAATTAGAATCTACATCTGGTAGATTAATCATATGTGGAACATAGTCAATACCAGTAATTTTACTTAACCAAGGAGAACAAACATAATATTTATCACCGTGAATATCATTCCTATTAATGTTAGCAGAGACTGCCATTATAATATTTTTACAAACATTACTTATTACTCCATCAAACTGACCACTTTTAATAACAAAAAAGTAATCACATTTATTTTCTATTAAATATCCATCTATTTCGGAAATATTCTGATAACCAATAACTTTAAATTTAGAGAATTTGTTATTTATTACATCAGAGTCATTATTATTACTGGCTTTGTTATACAAGATGATACATTCGTATCCGAATTTATTTGTTAAATATTCTGCATAATCATAAAGTGCAACTGTAGTTCCTCTTATTGACAGAGAGTTATCATGTAAAGCGATTTTCATATAATTTTTATTTTTTTAATTTTCAAAAAGTGGAAACCAGTTTTTATCAAAATCCATACCTAGATTATTTTGATTTAGTCTGATACTCTCTCTTATATTTTCAATATTCAAGGTCTCTGTAGTCCTAAAAGGTTCTGCAAAAAGAGTACCTATATAAGATTTATCATCCAAATTCAAAAGTTTTATGTATGAATACATTACTCCACAATGCTCTAATATATTGTTATATCTATTATGAGGTGATTTAATTGATTCATCAATCAAATTACTACTATAAAATTTACAAATTTTCTCCATAGTTGTTTGATTTGATGAAAAAAAAGTACTATAAATAATATCTTTAAAATGATACCTTTGGTGCCAAATAGTATTTGTACCTTCAAATAGGTATTCAGGTGGTTTTCTTGTTAAAATAATATCTGGTCGAGATGAAATAACTGAATTATATTGTTTATTACTTAATTCTAATAGTTTATACGACTCTTCTCTAAGAAAAGAATTTGCAAATAAAGGGTTAAAATATTTTGTATCAAAATCATATTTATTTTTCCAAGAAATAACTTCATCTCTTTGTAACCATTCATCATAATCAAATAAAGTTATATTATTTGTATTAAGAATACTTTTTACATAATCTATTTCAATTTTTTCATTAATATCTATATTATCATTTAATTTTTGTTCAGTTGAAAAAATACTTTGGCCTCTATTAGACCAGAAACAACCAAATATTTCTACATCGTATTCATCCATAAATTTTTTCCAACTTTTTTTTACAAGTTCATGATCAAATGTTCTAAGTTGCCCAGTTAGTAATAAAGCTATTTTCATTTAATTCACATTTAGTTTATATCCAACCATCTGATTGTGGTTTATAGATACTATTTAAGTACTGATGTACATTATTAGTATTACCTCTAAGTAATATTGCCCACATACCACAATTTCCAGAATGTGTTATCAATATATTAGATTTTGATACGATTTTTGTTATTGCTAGAAAGTATGCAGCAAATATTTTTTTATCATCTGGTCTAATAATATGGTGTACCGCCATAGTAGGGTTAGAGTTTATACTTGGTATCTCATCAAAAACTATAATTTTACTATTATCTATCTTATCTTTACAATAATTTAGAAAACCTTGATCGTCTGTTTGTATTATTATTTTCTTTTCTGGATTACTATTAGAAATTTCAAGTGTTTTATTTAGAAATTCATCATATGAACCAATATTAGTTTCTTTAACCTTATCATTACCTCTATAAAATACAGCAATAGTATTTTCATAATCTATATTATACTTTTGTTCCATTTCTAATACCATAGAGTTTACTTCATTAGATAAATTAAAGTACTTTTCAACAAATGGATTTATATCGATAATATTTAATAGTTTATAGTCTGAGAATTGTTCTTCATCATCAGTTTTTGATAATTTTATATCAATGTTATATTCTATATTATTTTCTTTTTCGGTGAAGTAAAATTTAGATAAATCTTCTGGTTTTGATTTATAAAAGTCAAATTGTCTTGAAGAGTCAACAATAGTAGGTAGATTTTTATTTTTGTTAAAGAAATTTACTATTTCTATAAGTCTTATAGTACAACAGGAGAAAAATCCCGCATTATGTGTTATTGTTAGTGTCATTATTATTTATATATTTTAGTAGAATATTAAATGGATTATTTATATTCAAATAGAAATCTTTTGCTTTATCAAAGTTATAAACTTTGTCACCACTTACTATTTCTTTAATTTTATCAATAGAATCATTTTCAACATCTATATATTCAAAGCAATCACCATACCAATTTTCTACACCCTTTGAGCCATAATAAATAGGTACTGTTTCACACAGAATTGAGTCTATGAATTTTTCGGTTATATAACCATCTTCAACAGAATTTTCCATACATATAGAGAATTGATAATCTTTTATGGCATCTAATTTGTTTTCAACATATCCTTTATATCTTCTATCAGTTATGTTCCAACCTCTACCATACATATCAAACTCTAAATCACTATTTAATAAATTTTGTACAAAGTTATATCTTTTGTAACCACTAATGTTGGATACTACTATCGATAACTTCTTAGTTTTATCATATTTAGTATTAGATATGGTATTTATGTTATTCTCAACATACTGTATCTCACCAATATTTATCGGTTTAGGAAAAAGGTGTGTAGTCATAACCGATGGGTTAAATTGACATTTTTGATCAAAGTTTATATGTGAGTATATCTTTGAAACATAAGATCCTAAGTTTCTATCCCAATTTTGACTCCAAGAAGGTTCCATTATAAATACTATACGATTCTCAATAGGACATTTTATTTGATGTTTATATTTATTTAATATTATTAAATAATCATATACATCATTATAAACAAGGTCTATACTTTTAGATACGTCATCATTGTACCATATATCTCTAAATATATTAGAGATATTGTAGTCACTATCCCAATCACAGACAACTTTTACTTTTATTTTATCCATTCTGTATTGATGTCTCGAATTTTGGATTTTGTGAAATTAGGTCTGGTTCCATCCAGTAGTTATTTACATTAAATTTATTTATAATATAGTTGAAGTAGAAATCTACAGGGTAGTTATTATACTTAACATTTTCGAGTAATGTATCAACAACTTTTAAGTTTAACATATATCCGTGTGTACATCTACTACTATTTGTTCTAATTAAATTAGAAGAACCATTTGCATGTAAATCACAACAACTACCAACCCATACTATATCATAATCTTTATTTATATCCTTAGTATATTCATTAAATAGTATAACAAAGTTATCTGATAATAAAGCATCATCTTCTAAGATAAGTGCATTCTGAATATTATTATTCTTCATATCTAGCCAAATATCATAATGTTTAAGTAAAAGTGAAAGTTCACTTAGTCTTAATTTTCTATAATGACCATCTAGTTGAAAATGCTTATCAATATTTATAAATTCTTGTTTTAATAGTTCAATATTTAGGTCTTCTTTATCATTTGATAAAATCCAATCAGTATCTAGGTTATATTTAGATAGTTGCTCTTTTAAAGGAACAACTCTTTCCGTTAGTTTAGTGTAATGGCAAACATATATTTTATTTATTAGATCTAATTTCATTCTCCCAATATTTTTTATTTATTATATCAATGTTTTGATTTTTGTTTATGATTTCATCATACCTATCAAGTAATTCTTTCTCATTTAGCTCATAATCTTTAACAATTAAAACTGGTAATTTTTCATACACATTTCTATTAAAATAACTATCTAAAACTATAGGAATACAACCCAAATAAATTGCCTCCCAGTTTCTATGGCAATCTATACCATTTCCCGGTGGTGATATAACATATTTATGTGATTTTATATCATTTATATAAGTATTATAATCTCCACCATTTCCAACCATTTTCTGTGTAATAAATGATTTGTTATTTAATTGATCAAATATAGTTTGTCTCTGAGGATTAGTACCTGGGTTAAAGTTCATATAAACTAAATCAGATTTAGTATTATCACCTATTGATTGATAAAGTACTTCTTGTTTCTTTTGTTCTGGAAACCATCTAACTCTTTCTAAACCAATAGGTAAACTTTTAATTCTATCAGTTTCAATATAGTTATAATTCTGACACCATATCTTCTCAACATTTTTTGGAAGATTATTAAATAATTCAATACCAAAAGTTGCATCTGAATTATGTGCAATAATTATCACATTATTAGAAAACTTTACTAGTTCTCTAAACAAATTACCTAGTCTATGTGTTTCAATGAATAGAATAGGTTTATCATATTTCTGAAAAATAGAGTTTAGTAAATCATAACTTGGTTCAGTCATATTTTGTGAGTACATATCACCAAAGGTAAAATCAGCAAGTGATTCAAAGAAGTCACCATCAATAAAGTTATACATTACCTAAGTAAAAGTTTTTTATATCTTCTGAACAAGATTCTATTATCTCCTTCATTTTTTTAAGTTCTGGTATATCTAAACTTAATAATTTAACTAGTTTATCACCTCTTAAATTTGTTGGTTCACCTGCCCATTTAGTTTCATCATTTAGTATTTCTAAAATACGATTATCTATTTGTGAAATATCAACATTGGTTCTATAGAAATCTTGATTGAATGATTTACAGTTTATTAAGGCATTTGGTACTTTATGATATTCGGTACTAATTGGTGAGTCTAGAAAATTTTCACCTGTCCAAGGTTGATCTCTTACGAATAGATTTATTAGTGAGTTTTGATCTAACCCCCAACTCATTGATTTAAAATGATTATAGTAAGCATCAAATGTAATATCCTTTATAAAGTATATTTCTGATGGTCTATATCCACAAAGACCTGCTAGTATTATAGTTGCACCACTACCATGATTTGTATGTGTTCTTAAAGTATGTACTTTATAATTTTTATTTTGTAAAAAGTAGTATGTTGATTTTATCTCATCTTCATTGGGTAGTGAATCTATGTCTCTACATAAAACAACATCAGATTCTTTATCGAATAAAGGTTTATATCTCCACATAGTTGGTTCAGTGTTGGTATATTCATAAGGCATAAATACCAATTCAACATTACTCATATTTTCAGATATTTTATACAAAATCTCGAATAATGGGTTTGATTTTATTTCCTCCGAGAGGTGTATTTTTATTTTTGCATTCGGGTATATAATACTATTAACTGCCATTAAAGCAGGTATATTATACCAATATCTATCATATGTATTATAGAGATCCCAAAATCTCATTTCTTTATGTAAGTTCTTTGGTGTAAAGAAACAATAACTTATTAATAATTTTTCCATTTTAATTTTATTTTTTACCAGTAACAACCACCCTCAACCATTGTACTTGTTGCCGGTGTTTCTTCTGTATTTGGTCTTACCCAATATTCATTATAGAATTTTGTAATATCTTCACTACCTTCCCATCTTTTACCTTTTATACCAAAGTATAATTGAAGTCCACCACCAATATAAACGGTAGATTTATTCAATTTATTTTTAATAAAATCACATAGTGGTAGTCCGTATGAACCACAACCTAGTAAAGCAACATCAAAATCTATCTCTGATATATCTTTACACATTTTATCATATGATTCATACCAGTCTTTATCTGGACCTTGACCACCAATTGATTGAACAGACTTATATGTAATATATTCTGCATCAGGTAGTATATTTTTATTTTCCCATATCTTATCCTTAACTAGCAATTGTTTATCTATTGTTTCTTTAAATGGATTTATAATAAGTATCTTTTTACCTTTTAGATGTTCTGTCCAAGGATTATCAAATCTAAATGATTCTAATGCACTTACATCAATAAGTGTTTTATCTTCAGGTACTAGAAAGTCTTCCATTTCGATAAATCCTTGAAAATTCCAATATGCGTGTAAGTCACAAGATTCACAAGCAGACTTGTAATACTTTGCATAGGTTATAAGATTTTTTGATCCATAGAACCCTGCATTTATATAGAACCAATTATAAACATGTTGTGGTATTTGTTGATTTGCTAATACTAAAGCAGATATAGCAGTTTCTCCACCTAATCCTACTCTTGATATTAGAAAACTTTTATTTTCTTTTACTAAGTTGGCAATCGCATCATTACTTTCTTGTGAATTAAATCTCTTATCTACTCTCATTAAAAGTGTGGTATTGTTTTCTTTTGGCTATCGATATTTATATCATTGGTTGGTTCAACCAAAAGATATGGACCAAATACCATATCTGTATTATTATAAGTTCTATGATTAGAAATATGTAAGTGTTTACTAACTATCTGCATACTTGGATTTTTAACATTATAATCATTCTCTAAATAGATTTGAACAATTCTGTTATCACATCCTGGTTTACCCATTAGAAAGTTGCTTCTTTCATCTACTTTTATAGGTGTTTTAAATATCCAAGAATCTTGTGAAAACATTCCAGTCGTTAGTCCAATTTGATTACATGATTTATTATAAAAATCAACAAACCATTGATTATCTTTGAGTACTAAATCCCATCTTGTTAAAGCAAGAAATGTATTAGTAAGATCAGTATTATTTAGGTGTTCTATAGTTGAGTCAAAGAAAATATCAGTATTTGCAACAATACAAATATCATCTGGTAGGTTAGTATTACACCATTCAAATAAAAACTTAAATGAAGGTCTATTATCTATTTTAATAATTTCAATTTTATCTGATTGTAAATCTAGTATAGAATCATCTGATATGAAGATATATATCTTTTCAATTAAAGTATTCTTAATATTCTCATTTATACAAGATTTATATTCTACATCACGATTTTGATTTGTGGATTTAAAGTATTCGATAATAAGTTTCATTAAGGAGTTTGTTGACTTTTTATATCATGATTCATCATAATTTTAACTAAGTCATTAAACTTAACTTTTGGTTCCCAACCTAATTTTTCCTTTGCTTTTGTATAGTCTCCTAAAAGTATATCAACCTCTGCCGGTCTGTAATATCTCTCATCAATCTCTACAATTACATTATCTTCAAAATAAGCTTTCTCATTTATTCCTTCTCCAATCCATTTCAATTCCATTTTACATTCTAAGGCCGCTAGGTCGACCAATTCTTTAATTGAATGTGTTTCATTAGTTGCCAAAACGTAATCGTCTGGAGTGTCTTGTTGTGTCATTAGCCACATACCATAAACATAATCTTTGGCATATCCCCAATCTCTTTTAGAGTAAAGGTTACCTAATTTTAATGTAGGGAAATCACTTTGACCATGATCTAAATAGTTTTTAATAACTCCCAATGCCATCGTTACTTTTCTGGTAACAAATGTCTCACCTCTTCTTTCACCTTCGTGGTTGAAAAGTATTCCATTACTAATATGCATTCCATAAGATTCTCTATAGTTCTTTGTTATCCAAAGACCATACATCTTCGCACAACCATAAGGTGAACGTGGATGCATAACTGATTCTTCTGTGTATCCGGTTACTGGCATATTATAAGACATACCACCATATAGTTCAGAAGTAGATGCCTGATAAACTCTTGCATTAGGACAGTGGTTTTTTACGGCCTCTAATATTACTAATGTACCTAAACCATCAACTTGTGCGGTATAATAAGGTATCTCAAATGAAACTCTAACGTGTGACTGAGCACCTAAGTTATAAACTTCATCTGGTTGTATTTTCGTCACTAAATCTGAAATAACTAACGGATCAGTTAGATCACCATAGTGTAGTTTTATTCTATCATAAATATGATCGATACGGGCAGTATTAAATGATGAACATCTTCTAATAATACCGTGTACTTCATAACCTTTGTCTAAAAGAAGTTCTGCTAGGTGAGAACCATCCATTCCCGTTATCCCCGTTAGGAGTGCGACTTTTTTATTTGACATAATCTACATATGTTTTTTCTATACCTTCTTTAAGAGATATTTTATATTGCCATCCTAAGTTTGTAAGTTTGGAAACATCTAATAGTTTTCTAGGTGTTCCATTAGGCATTTGTGAATTAAAAAGTATATTACCTTTAAATCCAACTACTTCTTTTACTAAGTAAGCTAGATCTTTAATTGTTATATCTTCACCAGTACCAATGTTTACTATTTCAGAATCATTGTAATTTTCCATTAGATGTAAACAAGCATCTGCTAGATCATCAACAAATAAAAACTCTCTCATTGGAGAACCGTCACCCCATATTTCTACGTGTGGTAAATTATTGATTTTAGCTTCGTGAAACTTTCTAATCATTGCAGGAAGTACGTGTGAGTTATTCAAATCATAGTTATCACATTGGCCTATCCAATTAAATTTACCATTTCTACCGGCATATATTATATGATTTTTCTCAGTAGTTACACAATAGACTGCTTCATTATTTATATTTTCTATGTTTATATTTTTATATTTAACTGTTACTTTCTCACTTATATTTCTTATGTTAATTCTCCAGACTCCACTAAAGGAATATGATGTTTTTATACCTAGTGAAAATGCCAATAAAACAAAATCATCTCTAAGTTGAATTGACTTTGTATTATATCTAAATCCACTTTTATTACCATCTCCTTTCATTAAAGATTTAAAAACTTTTAATCTATATTCTGATGACAACTCATATATAAAATTAGGTATTTTTTTATTATTAGAACCTACTCCAATTTCTTCTCTAATAAAAGTTTTTAATGCTCTTGATGTGAAGTAAAATGCAAAATTATCTTTCCCATATGATATTCCCATACGTGTTAATAAATTGTCTATTTCACTATAATTTTCAGGATTTATGAATTTGTGTTGCGATATTCTTATCTGACCACAATCTAAATTATCATATTTTGTTTTTTTATTATCTAATATTGAACCTTCTGATACATACCAACCTATAAATTCACAAATATCCAATAGATCATATTCGGTTGGATAATATTTATAATTACTATGTTTTCCATCTTTCATATAGTTATCATATCGTAATATGTGTTTATCATCTTTATATTTTTTCAAATCAAATTGATACATCTTATTATTTTCTATAATATTATGATGTGCTAATGTTATTTGACCATATTCTTTACCTGCTATATTTCTGAATATTTCTGCCTCTCTTTTAACATATTTTGTTGATGTTTTATAATAGATTTTATGATCAGGTGTTACTCTAAAATCACATCCTCTGGATTTGAAGTTAAAAAATTCATTAGTTTTTGTAGTTTGTGTTGCAATAACTTTTTCTATCTCAACATTGTGTGATGTTGGATTCAATGTATAAATTTCATCACCTATTTTAATGTCTTTAATATTTTTGATACCTTTAGGTGTTAATACATCAGTATCGTGTGAAAAGCATTGACCATAAAGATTTGTTGGCATAACTGAAATAAAATTAGTACCATACTGTTCATTAAAACTTTGACACATTTTAATACCAGCAATCTTAGCTATAGCATACGAATCGTTGGTTGGTTCTAATGAACCAGTAAGTAAGTATTCTTCTTTGATTGGTTGTTGACATAACTTGGGATAAATACAAGATGAACCTAAGAAAAGAAGTTTTTTAACTCCAAAATGTTTAGCGGAATGAATAATATTAGATTGTATCATTATATTATCATAGATAAAGTCTGCTTTAAAGTCTGAATTAGCTTTTATACCACCAACTTTGGCAGCACATAAGAAAACATATTCAAAAGAATGATGCCAGAAAAAAAATCTAACATCTTCTTGATTTTTTAAGTTTAGATCTGATTTTGTTGAAGTAATTATATTAGTATAACCTAGTTCTTTTAGTTTTCTATGTATAGCAGAACCGACCATACCTTTGTGACCGGCTATAAATATTTTTGAGTCTTTTTGCATATACAAAATTATTTTCTTTTTATATGTAAAATGATGTTTTTGTTTTAATATATACATTATAAAAAAAAATAAATTATTATGAAATACTTAAAGTCATTCAAAATTTTTGAAGAAATTGATATAGATCATGAAACTAATAGAAGGATGGAAGGTAATACTAAATCTTTAGTAGATATGGCAAAAAGATATGAGTCAGATTTAATTAAAAATGGATTAAAAGTAATAACTAAAAATTCAAATTCAACTGATGAATCAAGAAAGCTAAGACAGGAAGCTTATGATAAAGTAAAACAAGGTGATGAGAATGTGTATGGTATTATGCAATGGACTGAACAAACTTGTCAAAGTTTTAGTATAGTTTCACCACAAGGTGGTATTGAAGTTCTTAGAAAACCTACAAGAAGTGAAGACTTAACTATTAGTTATTCAGAAAAACCTGGTAAAATGTGTACATTGGATATCTATTCAACACCAGGTAATGGAAAATCTAATTATTTAGAGGTAGATGATAATAATACAAATTCTGAAACTCTGTATACTTGGGATGTTCATGATCCAGTAGCAAAAGGAAAATTGGCCAATTTGGCAGGTAAATAAAAAAAAAGAAGAGTATTACTCTTCTTTTTTTATTTTCTTTCTCTTTTTCAAGTTGACTGTTGTTACATCATTTTCAACATCATAATCAAGTACTAAAGTAGTACCTTCTTTTGGTTCACTTTCAATAATAAATTCAGTCACTGCATCATCGATACTTCGTTGAATTGCTCTTTTCAAAGGTCGAGCACCAAATTGAGGATCATAACCAATCTCAACTAAATGTTCTTTCAACACATCAGACACTTCTAAAGTAAATCCAATCTCTAAACCTCGTCCTAAAGTTTTTCTTAATTCAAGTTCAACAATTTTCATTATTTCTTCTTTACCTAAATCTCTAAAGTAAATGATTTCATCTAATCTATTGATAAATTCAGGTGCAAATTTTTTCTTCAACTCTTTTTCTAAGATACCTTTTATATCATCTTCTCTCTTATCTGTTTTAGTTTTGGTAGAGAATCCAACACCAGCACCAAATTCTTTAACAACTTTAGTACCAACATTTGAAGTCATTAAGATTACACAGTTTTTAAAACTAACTTTTCTACCGTGAGAATCTGTAATATGTCCTTCATCTAACATCTGTAAGAAAAGATTGAATATATCCGGATGAGCTTTTTCAATCTCATCTAAAAGAATAACTGAATAAGGCTTTCTTCTTATTTTATCTAATACGTTCGCATCATCATATCCAACATATCCAGGAGCGGCACCTTGAATTCTTGTTAAAGAGATTTTGTCCATATACTCAGACATATCTAATCTGATTAAAGAATCTTCTGATTCAAACAAATACTTAGATAATTGTTTCGCTAATTCTGTTTTACCAACTCCAGAGTTACCAATTAAGATACCACTAAAGATTGGTTTGTTAGGATCTTTCATACCAACTCTACCTCTTTGGATAGATTTGATGATTTTCTTAACAGCATCATCTTGTCCAACAACTTTACCCGCAATGTTTTCATACATTTTAGAAAGTTTTTTGTTTTCACTTTGATTTACTTTCTGAACTGGAATACCAGTAATCATAGAAACAACCTCAGCTACATTATCTTCACTTACTAATTGTCTGTTTTTCAAAGTTTCTTCTTCCCATCTTTCTTTAGCTACTTGTAATTGAGTATTTAATTGTTTTTCAACATCTCTCAATTTAGCAGCTTCTTCATACTTCTGACGTTTGATTACATCATTTTTCTTTTCTTTGATTTCGATGATCTTTTGTTCTACATCAGTAATTTCTTTAGGAACTACTATGTTAGATATGTGTACTCTTGCACCAGCTTCATCTAACGCATCGATAGCTTTATCTGGTAAGTGTCTATCAGACATATATCTTACAGTTAAATCAACACAAGCTTTAATTGCTTCTTCAGTGTAAGTTACGTTATGATGAGACTCATACTTATCTTTTATGTTTGTTAAGATTTGTATAGTTTCTTCTGCAGTAGCAGGTTCAACAATAACTTTCTGAAAACGTCTTTCTAATGCAGCATCTTTTTCAACATGTTTTCTATACTCATCAAGTGTTGTTGCACCAATGATTTGGATTTCACCTCTTGCTAAAGCAGGTTTAAACATATTAGAAGCATCCATAGAACCACTTGAACCACCGGCACCAATCATAGTGTGAATTTCATCAATAAAAAGAATAATAGATTTATCATCTTCAACCTCTGCCATAAGAGCTTTGATTCTTTCTTCAAATTGTCCTCTGTATTTAGTACCCGCAACCATAGAAGCTAGATCCAACATAACAACTCTTTTGTCAAATAAGATTCTACTAACTTTTCGTTGAGCGATTCTAAGTGCTAATCCTTCTGCGATAGAAGATTTACCAACTCCTGCTTCACCAAGTAACATAGGATTATTTTTCTTTCTTCTTGAAAGAATTTGAGAAACTCTTTCGATTTCTTTATCTCTACCTACAATAGGATCAAGTTTACCTTCTTCCGCATATTTGGTTAAATCACGACTGTAAGTATCTAATACCGGAGTTTTAGATTTAGTGTCAGATTTTTTACCGTTACCACCTCCGAATTTGTTGTAGTCATCATCGTCATCATCTTCTAGAGAAGCTTTAATGTCAAGTGTTTTCGTAAGTAAGTTTTTGTTTATCTCCATAATTTATTTAATAAGATTTATAATAAGTTTTATATTCTGTAATTGTTTAAAGTTTTTACTTTTCTTTTAAAATTTGTTCAATGATAGAATCTCTTCTTTCAGATACATCAGTATCAATATGTTCACAGTAGATGTTTAGATTTAACTTTGAGTTAAAAACTATATCAATAGTTTTTATACGACAGCCCTTTGCAATATATTTAGTATGTTCAATTGTGAAATTCTTAACCTTCTCATATTTATCTATAAAAAAGTCGTAGTAGTGTTTATTGTTCTGAATGTCTAAATCCAGATAAATAGTGGCATGTTTAGAAATAGAAAGTTGTACACTTATATCCTCGACATGAAATACTTCGTCGTCAATTTTTACCCACATAAAAAAAGTAATTTTTATGTTATACGAGATTGTAAATGATTAGTTTAGTTACTTTGTATATTAAAATTAAGATCTGGTATTATGATGTTAAAATCTTCGCACCTTTTTATAAAGTCTTCAACAACAGTAAATGTTGAATGTATATCATTAAATTTATGTTCTTTGACATCCCATTTAGATTTATCTTCACTTTTTAGTTTTCTAAAGATTGTAATTACTGTATATTTTTCTTTATGGAAAGCAAATGTAATAGAAGCATAATAGTCGTCTCCATTTACATGTTTTAGTGATGTCGCAAAAAGAAGATGTATTTTATTTTCTCCCTTTTCAACTACTTTATAATTGAAGTGATTAAGTACTGGAAATTGGTATCTCATTACATCCAAGAATCTAATATCTTCACTAGACTCATAATCTTTAAACTTACTTATGACTTCAGGCATTTCACCTTTTAGATAAGGTATCTCGTATTGTGATTTAAAATCATCATCATCGAAGAACTCTAGTATCGTTTTTATATTTCTCATAATACTATATATAAAAAAACCCAGATAAAAATCTGGGTTTTTTTATTATAAACTATTTTTTAATAACGTTTCTACTTTAAAAAAGTCTTCTGTATCAAGATCTACTAACACACCATCGATAAAAACTTCGTTGATAGTAACATCAACATCAGTAAGTTCTACATCACAAGATCCTGGTGTCCAATAGTCACCACTTTCTTCTTCGATAGTTCCTTCAACATAAACCTCATAGTTTACGGTAACATCTTTCCCATCTACATCAAATGACATAGATTGATCTTTTTGTGTAAAAGAACCTTCGTTCTCATAGATCATATCTGCAAGACTTTCAGTAGTTAAGAAATCACCATCAATAAATTTTAAGTTGTCGAAGTTTGTCATATCTGTTTCTTTATTAGAGTACAAATATACGGTGATTACTCCAGAAATCCAAAAATTATTTCGTTAATTTTTTAATTTCGGAGAAAATAGTTTTTCTCGGTTCTCTCTTCATAACATCATTTCTTGAACTGTTTTCAGTATAATCTACAATGTTTTTAGGTGTTCTATCTTCTACAATTTTAACAGTGGATTTAGTTTCTTTAAATTTACTCGCAAGTGTCTCATAGATACCTTGCCATTTACTTTTATTTATTCCTGCCTTTTCAAGGTAAGCATAAACCGACTCTTTAGGTATTTCACTAAATTTCTTTCCTGATGCAACGACTGCATCTAATAAAATGTTTATTATGTCCATATTTTTGTTTTTTTCTTCTTTCTTTTTTATCCATCCTTTGGGATAAATACCTTCTGGACCTGGTGAACCATTAGCACGTCTAATGTATTCCTTCATACGTTCCAAACTTTTAATTGATGCCATTATACTAAAATTATTTTATCAAAACCTTCATCATCTGTTGGAAAAACGAAAGAATCCATCATTGATTTAATTACAAATGGTGGTATGAATTTGTTTTCGTTTACTAATCTAAAATCATTTCTCCTTTTGTATTCTTCTGAATCTAGTATTGGTAATACAACAGATACTTTGTAATAATCATTAGAGAAGTAAGAAAGGTTTTTTACTCTTACTTTTCTTGATAAGTTAGTCATGTCGATGATAACATCAACTTTTTGAGTAGCTGCATCAGTTATTCTTTTAGCCAATAATTTATCAACTGCTTTTTGATCAACAGTTTTAAATGCTAAGTTATAATCTCTTGTACCTGCAACTTCCATAACAAGTTCGTCTCTGGATATAGCAAGAACATCTGGGTAGTTTTCTCTTACCCAAGTAGATTTACCAGACATTGGTATTCCTGATAATATTATAACGAATGGTGATTTTGTTTTCATAATTACAAATATACGAATAAAATTCGGAATGACAATTTTTATATATAAGAAATAAATAAAGTTTTAATAATAATATGATAAGTAAATATAATGATTTTATACTTGAAAGATTACTAAATGAGTCAGTAATATTTTATGCACCACCATTTAAAAGGGTTTTAAATAAACTATCTAGTGAACCTATTTCTAAAACACTTTTAGATACTGAGAAAACTGATATAAAACCAGACATAACATTTGTCAATTTAGATAAAGAAGGTTATGTTTCATTTACAACGATGAAGAATACTAAAAAGATTCTAGGTGATAGATTCTCTGATGTTTTTGATGAAGAGGGTTTAGAAGACACATTAAACAATGATCCACTTATTGGTGACGATATATGGGACTTACATAGTGGAGCTAATACTGTCAGGAGTGAATCTCCTTTGAGAGGACAAGGTATGTTAGGTGATGCAGATCCATATGAAAAAGCTAGAAATCCTATTAAATTAGGTCGTTTTATAAATAATATATTCCCTAGTAAATTTACAGCAAGAGAAGTAGAAGAATTTGTAAATAAATTCAAATCTACATTAGAACAAAGTGGTGAAAGATTTATTGAAGTATCAGGTGAAGAAATCGCTTACTGGTATGATTATAATAATTATAAGATTATGAATGGTTCATTAGGAAGTTCTTGTATGGCAAGGGCAGAAAAAGGAACATTCGAACTTTATACTTCTAATCCAGAGGTGTGTAGAATGTTAGTTTTATTAGAAGATGATAAACTAATTGGAAGATCACTTATTTGGAAAGTAATTGATGATAGTAATACAGTTCCTGAAGAAGATCACTTAGATATTGATTATTTTTTAGACAGACAATATACTATAAAAGATTCTGATATAGAAAAGTTTAGAACTTATGCGATTGAAAGAGGTTGGGCTTATAAAACACATAATAATCATCATAGTCTAGATTCAGTAACATTCGAAGATCAGAATTATAAACTAGAGTTAAAGGTTCAACTTAATCGTAAGGAATATAATAGATTTCCTTATGTTGACACATTTAGAAGATATGATCCAAAGACTGGAATACTTACTAATGATAATGATACTGAAGAGAATGAACATATTGGATGTTATATTTTAGATAGTACTTCTGGTGGTTATACTGAAATAAGTGATACGGTTTATTCTGATTGGCATGATTGTGATATTGAGAGAGATGATGCAATCTATTCTGAAAGATTAGGAGATTGGATATACAGAGAAGATTCTATTCGTGTTACAAGAGGTTCTCGTGCAGGTGTTTATCCAGATGGATATGACGATCTTTCTTGGTCAGAATGGGATGATCAATACTATCATAGTGATAATGCCATTTGGTGTGATGATTATCAAGATTATATATTTGAAGAAGATGGGGTTACAACAGTTACGAGTGTTGATGATGATGGTACAATTTCAGGTGGTTGGGGTGATGAATATTATCACAAAGATGATAAAGATACTATTATCTTAATGGGTAAGGTAAAAGAGAAGGTATGGTATAACGAGCTAAAAGTCGAAGATCGTGATTGGAGAGATAAAGAAGCGATTAAATTAGAACTGCTTACATTAGATTATAAAAATGAATATGTTTTAAATATTTTCAAAATAGAAACTTATCTACTAAAAACTGATAACGAAAAAGAATACTTCTATCTAACAAAAGAAGATGCTAAATTACTTGGATATGAAATTGATAAAGTAAGTGATGATGATGATAATCTTGATAAATACAGAAGAATAACTGATTGGTTTGATTATTATACTGATATAGAAACTTATAAAGATAAACCTACTTTATTTAGAGACAAACCACTTATAACAGTTGAAGAGTTGAAAACTAAAATAGATGAGATTATAGAGAGTCAAAAATTAGATGATGATTTAGATCCTCATTATTGGCCACAAAGATCTGAATTTATAGAAAAATGGTTTAAATAGAAAAAGACTCCAATTGGAGTCTTTTTCTATTTAAACGCTTTTAGAACTTTTACTTTATGTCCTGCAGTTGTATGAACTCTATGATATCCATCGATTAGTCGATATTTACCTCTACTAAATGTAACAACACCTCGTATACCTTTATAGTTTTTATCACTATAGAACTCTAGATCTTTTTTCTTTACTTTACTATGATGTTCTATAGCACCAAAGTTTATTTCACTTTTATCAAGTTCGATTATTTCGTATTGACAATTCTCTAACTCTGGTAGTAAACTACCATACTCTAAACCTAATAAATACTCAACTCTACCGGATAGATCTTCAATAGAAAAAGCTATGTCTAATTCTGCCTCTATTTTATCTGAAATGTTTTTAATAATGAACGTACCCTCTATTTCTTGACCATAGTATCCACCACAAACTTCAACATCAAAGTTATCTGGTTCCCATATTTTATATTTTCTTAAAACTCTGTCAATAGTATAACGGTTTATGTCTTCACCTATACCATATAGTAATTGATTTAATCTATCTTCTCTTTTACCTAAAACAGTACTACTATCAAACAGTTCATCATAAATTAGATTTACCATTTGAGAAATATCAACACGTGTAACCACTGCGTCATGAATACTACCACAACGACAAATTCCTTCATCATTACAGCCATTATTCTCGCAATCATATTCTGTGTGATAATCTATATCGACACAACGATAATGTAAATCTATTTTATCTAAGTTCATTTTTCTTTAATTTTTGACTTGGTTTAATGTTTATGTAATAGTTACACCAAGCATCATTTTCATTTAATTTTTGTTTAATATAAACTTCTTCTCTACGTAATGCGTTATAAATCTTTAAACGTGCTTTAGGACTTACTGCATACCAACTGATTGGCATTATCTCTTCACACTCATAAGGATCTAATTTAATTCTATCAATGACAAATTTCTTATCATAGATAGGTCTATCAAGCCATATAAATCCGATATGATCTATGGCTTTTACTTTATCTCTAATTTTAATAATTAGATGTGTATCTAAAAATGTCATACTGGTTTGTTGTTTACGATACCATTGTGGTAGTATCTAAAGTTTGTAATATCTTTACCTTCTACTTTATTTATGTAGTTTAATATCGCTCCTATTATATTTCTTTTTCCAGAAGTGTTGTCTGTATGAGCATACCAATCTGGAAACTTTTTATTATGATCTAAACAGTAATCAATTAAATAATCAACTGCAGACTTACCAGTGAACTCAACACCATCTTTATAGCAAGCTAAATCGTGGTCAAAAGAAATCAAATCAATTTCGTCAAAATGTTTGTCTACTAAGTCAATAAACTCAAAGTAATCTCTAACTATTACCCATTTATTTTTATCAGAATAGTCCACACCGAGACCTTTACTCAAATTGTGAGACATTGATGGGATTCGGATATCATCTAAAAATACTATCATACTGTGTAATGTTTTAAAAAGTCTTTCTCGACTTGTCTTAATGAGTTTATTCCGACATCGGTTATTCTATCGAGAACGATGTCTATTTCTAAGTTATTATAAATCCAGTGTTCTAAATCATCTAAAAAGAAATCATACTTAAATAAATTCTTTTCATCTAATTTATCTTCTAATTCTAACTCTATATCTATTTTGTTATTTAGAATTTCTTGTGATAAATCTAGGTACTCGTGTTGAATTAAATTATTAGTAAGTATCTTACTATATTTTACTACTTCTACGGGTGTTGATATAACATAACAACAATAAATACTATTATCTTCGTAATCAAAAAAACCTTCAGCATCTAATTCTGAAATTTGTTCTTTCTCAAAGTCGGATAGGTTATCATAATCATCATTTAGTTCTAATGAGGATTTTGAATATCTTACTTTATATACACGTTTCATCATAATGTATATATTTAATTACAAAGATACGAAAAGTTATTTATTTATCAAAGATAATTTCATCATATCCTAATTCTAATTTTAAAAGCGAAATGATTTCTTCACTTGTTGAGATAAAGTTATATTGATTATCCATTAAGGTTTGGTTATCTGAGCCACATTGACATCCTTTGATGAATTTTTCTGTAACAAAGATAAATCTTTCTAATTCTCTATTGGATTCAAAAATCTCTTCTTTATTTTTAAGAATAGTCCAAAGCTGTGTTGGAGATTTTACTATTAATGTTTTCATTGGTTAAACTTATTTTATGTTTCTATATATAATTTAAAAAATAACAATTTACTATGAACAAAAGTTTTAGTGGTGGAATGATGTCAGAAGATATGTCAGAAGCACCAAACTACAAATGGGAGAATGAAAGATATTTATTAAATATCATCAAAACTCAATTAGGAATTACAGACGAGGATATGCAAAGTCCAAGTATTGTAAAAGCTAAAGTTAGAGAAGCTAATATCGATAAGGTATTAGAAAACTAACAAATAAAACCTCTCATTTGAGAGGTTTTTTATTTTGTAGCGTTGGGGAATTCCGAGATCCCGTCCTGACGGATATGAACCGACTGCTCTGCCTCTGAGCTACAACGCCATTTTATTTTCTTCATATAATTTTATGAAATCCTTACCATATTTATTTTTTACATATTCTATGAATGGTTTCATTTCTTCTTTATAATATATTTCTATTTCATATGGAAATTGTGATATTTTACTATCAGTAAGTTCTGATTTATAATTCTTTATCTCAATATATTTACCTCCTATTATGAAATCCGGATAGAATAAATGTTTTTCATCATTATGAGTATATTCAAAACCATTTTTATTTCTTTCAATCAAAATAGAATTATCTAAATTGTAAATAAGATATGCTAGTTCATAACTACTATCACACCAGTAACCTTTATACCAACCCTTTTTACCTCTACTACTACCCTGTCTTATACCACCAGATGATAATCTCCAACATTCTGAGTGATACTTTTGTTTATTATTATATTTTTTTATAATACCTTCTTTACCACATTTAACACAAGTAAATTTTTTAATTTTTTTAATTCCTTTATTATAAGGAATAATACCAATTGATGCCGATGACATTTTTTCTTTAGTCAACTCCGAATGTATTCTTGCATTTGAACACTTTCTAGAACAAAATAATCTGACCTTATTACGTCTAATTTCTGATTCAGTTGCAATTACTTTAAAAATTTCTTTACATTTAGGACACTCTTTAACTATTTCAGTTCGTTCAACCTTTAGAACACCCTTGAATCTCTCACTATTCTTTTTGTATCGTTCTTCTACTTTTGGATTCATAATACATCCAGCGACATGTGATGCAAATGATTGTTGTTTTTCAACAGAGATTAAATTACCACACCACTTACAAACTTTTTCATACATAATAAATAATTATTTTATTATATATATTAAATAATTATCGGTCCCTATCGGAATCGAAATTGCAGTACTGACGGGGATTGAACCCGCGACCTTCTGGGCGACAACCAGACACTCTTCCACTGAGCTACAGCACTATTTCGTCGCGTAAGTCAGACTCGAACTGACAATAACCCCGATACCAAGTCGGGTAACCTCTCTCTGTGGATCGTTACGCGTGTTGTTGGAGTAATAGGAATCGAACCTATATTATCGCAGTCAAAGTGCGAGGTAATTAGCCATTATACGATACTCCAGTATATTGCAGTCGTGACCGGACTCGAACCGGCATACAAATGTCCGAAGACAACCCTGCGTGACAGGCAGGTCGGCAACCTTTGCCACCACACGACTATTTTTGTCTAAGCAGTCAGATTCGAACTGACGATTATCTGTTAAGAATCCTGATCCCAAATCAGGTGGGTATAGCCTCTGCCCAATGCCTAGTTTTTGTTAGAGTATTAGGATTCGAACCCAAATCACAGGGGCCAACACCCTGGATAATTACCATTATACGATACCTCCAATATTTAATTTTATTCCATAAAAAATCCGTTAGTCTCAAAGACTAACGGATTTGTAATTTTTATACACGTAATTTCTTAATGTGATATAAATACATAGTTAGTCTGGTTCGTGAAACGATCCTGATCCTGCATCGGCTGCGGCATAACTACTATATTTTTATTTACATTTTTCATAATACTATATATTAAACTTTTATTGTTCCTTTTTGTTTTTCTTTGATTTTATACTATACTTTTTAAGTATCTATATTTTTATATAGTACAAAAGTAATATAAAGTTTTCAATTCACCTAATTTTTATTAGATTTTTTTAATTTCTTTTTTAGAAAGTGCTCTTTCTGAGCTCCAAAAGATTCTTTTGTATTTCTTTCTCAAGTGTTTAGCCCATTCTTTACAAACGGCAAACTGCCCTTTTTTACCAGCCATTGTTTCTATTATTTTGACAAAGATACAACTTATTTTAAACTAAACAAGTATTTATGTCAGTTTTTTGTTGTTCTGTTAAACCAGCTTCAAACCAATCTTTAGCTAACATTATTGTTAAGTGTTCCTTGTTTCTGTCTACTCTAGTTTGTTCTTCTTCTGTTAAGGAAGGTTTTGATTTTAATTCATTGATTAAGTTTACTGAATCAAATGCAGCTGAAATTGAACGTTGAGTTTGATCTTCTGTTATCTCAATTTGTGGAATTTGTGGAGTTGTACTCATAGTTATTTATTTTCTTTTTTTTCTAAAACTTTCGTAAGTTTGTATGTATTTCATATCATTCTTAGATTGGTCTATAACTTGTTCGTCATTTTTATTTTGACCTTGTTGACACATTCCAATAAAGTTATCTAATATACCATATGTGTCTTCTATATCTTCTGGATGAAAAAGTAATCCAAAGTGTTTCTTTTCATCATTTGAGATACCTGCTATTTTATCATCTAATTTAGCAATTGTTTTAAATCCTTGTGGACAATTTTCAAGATAATCATTAAAATCAAAGCTTGCTTGAGTATCCGATAAATCTAAACCATTAAATAAAGGATGTTGTTTATCATATTCACTTAGTATTGATTTATCATTATAAGTTTTATCTAAAGTAGCTAAATTAGCTCCATTCTCAGTACCCATATGCTGCATTCCATAACACATACCTAATACCGGACATTTCAATGTATTTAAAGCTTCTGTACTTGCAGCACATTCATTATCAGTTTCTGGGTTAGATAATCTATATTGAGAACCGGTTGAAATTGCACCAATTACTTTATCAGTATTATTCTTTTTAACTTCCTCTGGATTAGATGCAACAACATGATCAACTCCTCTCATTTTTAAATAGTTTAAAACATTTGTTAAAAATCTATTTTCTTGTGGTTTACTATTATTAATAACTAAAACAACATCACCATTAAAACTTGGCATTATTTTAACTGCTTCTGTATAAGTATAACTATCAGGATTCTTATCAAGAAATGTAAAATCATCTTTATCTAATTTAAACCCGAATCTATTAAAAAAGTCAATAAGTGCTTGTAAAGATTCATCCTCAAAACCAAAGGAAGTATTAGGATCATACTTAGAACCAAATCCTTGATAATGAACGACCTCAGTTTCACCTGGCATTGATATTGTAAACTTAGAAACTGGTGCATCACCATAAGTTATATTTACATTTAATTTCAGATTATCTGGATTAGCTTGTGTACCATCATTAGTTTTAACAGTATGTATATCAAACTCTAATGTATCTGGTTCACCATCTTTTGTTGGACTACCACCGAATTCTTCCATTGTATTTTGTGAATAATTGATTTGTATTTGATCTGCAATAACAGTTACTGCAGTTGATGGTCCAGAATCTGGTACTACCATGTTTTCGCTACCATTTTGTTCAGGTAGTTTTAAAGTAAATTTACCATTATTTGTAACTACTGTTAGTTCCTTCGGAAGTAAATTAGCCCAAGAGTTTTTATCAAAAATAGATATAGACATTTTAATTGTTTATTTTTTATTATATATTAAATTATAATTATCATAAAAATAAAAAAGTCGAGATTTTTTTATTTTTTATTATATATTAAATTAAAATTATCATAAAAATAAAAAAGTCGAGATTTCTCTCGACTTTTTTTAACACATATAAACACTATCGTCATAATCACCTAAGATTTCTAAACCACGATAATCTAAATCTGGTAAGTACTCTAACAAATCATTTCTATCACATTCAGTTCTGTGTTCTGACTCATAGAATACAGTACATTTGAAACCATCCCATTCTAATTTAGTATAGTGTAGTTCAATATCTTTGAACAATCTTGTAATAAGTTGAGACTCATATTTAATTCTATCTTCGATCAATTCTACTTTAACTATTTTACCAGTTGTAGCATTTGTTTCAATCATAGATAGATATTGGAACAATTCGTCATAGAACCAAGATTTCTCAGTTTTAACTCTGTAAGCACCTTGTTGTCTAGTTCTTGAAGAACTGTAATCGTTATCCATAACATTTGTTGAAGCATAAGCATTGGTATAGTTACCAGTGTCATATCTTGAACCACCCCAAGCACCCCAATCATCACCGTAACCATAAGCACCCCAAGAGTAATCGTACTCAACTTTAGATGGATCTCTTTCTACAGGTAATGCAGACCAGTCAACTTTCAAACAAGCTGCCGCTAATTTAGTTAAGTGAGCAATATCTTGTCTTTCAGAGAAAGTATGTTCAGAGTAATAACCAACAGAAATGTTTGTACACTCTGGATAAATACTAATAAATTGTATAGAGTCAGTTAAAACACCATTTTTATCTAATTTATATGAGAATGTTTCTTCAACGTCATTGAATGCTTTTGCAAGAGCATCACCGAATGTATCTGAACAACATCTTTTTGAACTTTGAAATGTAATAATAGAATCAGTACTTCTACGGTCAAAAGAGATTACTTTGTTGATACCTGGAATTTTCTCTTCTTTTTGTACGTCTGCTACTTTTCTTGAACCAATACAGCCTACTTCTTCTCCTAAGAAAAAGTAATATAAACCTGGAATGTTTTTTTCGATCATGTTTAACATAATTGTTACACCAGCTTTATCATCTGCACCTAAGATAGATTTACCATCAGTTTTGATGATATCTCCGTCAAAAATATGAACGACTTCTGTATTTGCTTTAGTTGCGGTATCTAAGTGTGAAGTAAACATAACATCGCTCTCACCTATTTTAATAAATAAGTTACCAAATTCATCCTCTTTTAAACTTTTCGGTAACAAGTGAAAAAGTTCTTGCTCAGTACCGTGAGGATAAGTTCTTGATGTTAGTTGTAAGAATTTTTTTGTTATATTCATTTTAGCGATTTTATTATTATTATAATTAATAACATGCAAATATACACATATTATTTAATATAACAAAAGATTATAGAATTATTTTTTTAATATATAAATTATGTTTACAATAGATACAAATGTTTTAAATGGTTCCACTGTTATTTCTGATAAATTTAACATAAGTGCCTCGGCTTCGGCCGCCGATGCAACACCCTATATTAATAATATAGAAGAAGAGTACATAATCAGTTTTACAAATTTACAAAATATTAGTAAGATAACCAAATTCACTTACGATACTTTAGGTTTATCTACTACCAGATATTTACAACAGTATTATCGTTTGTCAAGAGATGGTCAAAAATGGACTACTTGGTTTGACTTAAAAAAATATATTGATAACTTTCCACCAATCGATCCTTTAGACCCATTATATCTAGATATAAAGTGGGTTAGAAAAGGAACAAATCCACTTGGTTCAATTAGAATATTAGAATATGCAATTGAGTGTTCAGTTGAAAGACCTATGACCGATGATGGTTCTGCAGTTCAATTATTGGCAGGTGGTATTCAAGTAATTAAACCACCTTTTATTTATAAGGTCTTTAAATTGGAAGATGTTGAAGTTATATCATCTACTGGTATACAAGGGGTAGATTTAAAATGGAGATACTCTCAAGATAATTCAAGAACTTGGTCTGATTGGGAATTTCTAACTAAAGAAAATGTATCTACTAAAAGACTAACACCAACGAGATTTTTTGAGGTTGAATATTCAATAGAAAATAAATCTGGTGTTCCAGTAAAAATACAAGATATAAATCTAGTTGGTAATTTTCAAAATGTTACTTTAGATTATCAAAAAAGTAATTTATACGGATTGAGAGAATGTTGTCAGTCTAACTTAACTGGGGCATTTGATGCTAATGGAAATTTTATACCTAATACTAATTTAAACTCAAATAGTGGAGGAAGTTGTGATTCTACTAATATTTTTTCACCAATGACTAAAGACCAACAAGCACTTCTTTATAATCCTTATAATCAAAGTACTGCACTTAACCTTTTAAATAAATTAAGTACTGATGCTCAAATGATGTTTGGACATCAAGTTGTTTACTTTGTAACTGACCCTGATGCAAAAGGACAAGATTATTCAATGCATGAGTATCAATTATATAATATTGTTTGTGAAGGTGATGTTAGAGTGTCGGTAAATAATAATGAGTTTCCAGACTCACAAATTACAATGAATCAATTTGATTTAAGTTTATTTGATAATATGGAAGTACATATTACTAAAGAACAGTTTAAAAGTGTATTTGGTGCTCAAAGAAGACCAGGTAAAGAAGACTTTATGTTTTTCTGTCAACTAAGTAGAATGTTTCAAGTAGATCACGTATCACAATTCAGAGGATTCAATAACTCGTCTGTTTATTATAAATTGATTCTGAAAAAATACAACCAAAAAGCAAATGTACAAGCTGGTACAACAGAGATTCAAAACAAATTGGATATGCTTACACAGAATACTACAATTGATTCATTATTTGGTGTTGAGAATACTGATGATAAGAGAGCAATAGCTAATAAAGTTCAAACAAGACCTTTAACTAAAGATTTAATTAGATTAGAATATTTAGCAAGTATAAATAAAGAACTAATTGAAAATGCTTCTACTGTAATATCTAAATCAAATTATGACTTATATTCTGTTGATGCAGGAATACCAGCAGTAAATTACTTTAACTCTGATCCTATTCTGAAAGTTTCTGATAATATTGGATTTACTATTTGGTTTAATATCAATAATTATATAGATGGTGAGACTTATAACTTCTTTAACTTCTATGATGATGCCAATCTAATTGGTTGGAAAGTAAACTTAGTAAATGATGTAATAACGGTTACTTTGAATAGTGATACTTATACTACTAATTCTGATTTAATCTTAGATGAAGAAGTTTGGTATTGTTATACATTAAATGTTGATCAAAGAAATAGAAAGATCTCTCAATTTATTTATAAACGTAATGTTGATTTTGAAGAGGATGCTGGTAAACTTACTAGTAACTTCTTGAGAAAAGTTTATTCTGATGAACAAGATATGACACCTATTCAATTTACTATTGAAAATACTAACCCTCAATTATTAGGATCTGATATGAGAGCTACTAATCTTAGATTATTTACTGACATTATACCAGAATCTACGTTTGATAAAATACTTAATCAAACTATTATTAGAGACGATTCTAAATATTTAGTTTTTGCAGATAATGCGAACACTCGTCTGGTTTTACCTTCGTTTCCATTATTTGAATAAAATATATACATCATGAGAAAGTTTACAAGTTTAAATGAAGATGTTAAGTTCGGAAGACATATGATAGAAGATGATAAAATCTTATATCAAGATAGTGACTTCTTTATAATGTTTGATGGATTTCCAACAAGTCCAGGTCATATACTTATTATAACAAACGGTTCAGAAGAAACTTACTTTGATTTAAGTCAATCTAAAAAGAATAAACTATCTGAAATGTTAGATAAAGCTAAACAGATAGTTGAATCACAATATGAACCAGATGGTTACAATATAGGAATGAACTGTGGTGAATCTGCAGGACAAACTGTAATGCAATTTCATTGTCATTTAATTCCGAGATACACTGGTGATGTAGAAAACCCGAGAGGTGGTGTTAGACACTCTGTTATTGGGAAAGGTTATTATTAAATTATGAAAGAACATTTATTTGTATATGGTCAATTCAGAGATACTGCAAAAAATTTACTAAAGAAACCTATTTTTTTTGGAAGAGCAACAATTAAAGGTAAAATTTATAGAGTAAATGAATTCTATCCTGGTTTTGTAATTGGACCCGGAGAGGTTTTAGGTGATATATATCTTATAGACCCATCAATATTTCCAGAACTAGATGAGTTTGAAGGTGATGAGTATATAAGAGTTAAAATAAACACATCAAGAGATATTGAGTGTTGGGTTTATAAGTATAAATATGATGTTAAAGATTTTGAAGAAATCAAAGGTGGTGATTGGTGGCTTAGATAGTATTTTTTATAATAATACCAAAATATATCAATAAATATAAATTTCCACTATGGAAATTTAATATATAGTATATGACAAATAATGATTTTTTAAAAAAGGTAAAAGATATACATAAAGATAGATATGTTTATTTGAGTGAATATAGTGGTAGTAAATATAAAGTTGAAATTTTATGTGAAAGACACGGAGTTTTTTTTCAAAGGGCTGATATACATTTGAAGGGTAGTAATTGTCCTAAATGTATAAAAGAATCTAATATACTAACAAATGATGATTTTATTAAAAAAGCCAATCAAGTTCATAATAATAAATATATCTACTTAGATAAATATGTGAATAGTAAAGATAAAATAAGTATAATTTGTAAAATTCATGGTAATTTTAAACAAAGACCTAATAATCATTTAAGTGGAAGTGGTTGTCCTTCTTGTGTACAAGAATCTAAGTCTATTACAAATGATGATTTTATAATAAAATCTAATATAGTTCATAATAATAAATACATTTATAAAAAAGATAATAGTTTTTTAAAAATAATGGATTCTATTAGTATATTTTGTAATGACCACGGTGATTTTACTCAGAGAGTAGGTTCACATTTAAAAGGACATGGTTGCTCAAAATGTGTAGGTCTTAATAAAAAAAGTAATTTTGATTTTATAGAAGGTGCAAGTGATATTCATAATAATAGGTATGACTACTCAAAGGTAGATTATATAAATAGTAGTAAAAAAGTTATAATAACTTGTAAAACACACGGTGATTTTTTACAAAGTCCTAATAAACATTTATTAGGAAGAGGTTGTCCTAAATGTGGTTTAAAGTTTGGGATGATGGAGAATAATTGGTTAGATAGACTAGGTATCAAAGAAAGACAGGTTAGAATTGATAAGTATATTGTTGATGGTTATGAACCTAAAACAAATACTATATATGAATTTAATGGTGATTTTTGGCATGGTAATCCATATAAATATAATCCAAATGATATAAATTATGTAAATAACATAAAATTTGGAGATTTATATGAAAAAACTTTGATAAAAGAGTCCTATTTGAAATCAATAGGTTATAATGTTGTATCTATATGGGAATCTGATTTTAATAGATAATTTATGACATCTTGCCAATTTTCAAAAGGTTTAGTTCCGAATTGTATCCACTCACCTTCAAACTCAGGTTGTCCATTCTGACCATTGTCGTCAATAAGGAAGTCACCTTTCAATAAAGATTTATCACCACACATAATCGTTTTTTCTAATACGTCAAAACCTAAATGTTCTAAAACCCACTCGGCTTTCTCGTTAAAACAACTAATGTTTTTAAATGAAGGACGTGTTAAAATCCAAACGTCATAATGTTCTTTTAATTTATTAAAAGATTCGATTGCGTTTGGCATTGGTTCAAGATTTTTGAAGAACCCTATTCTGGATTGAGGATATTTAAAGTTTGGATCTTTCTGACGAACATCTTTGAATGCTCCGAAAAAATCACATAGGACGCCATCCATATCCACGAAGCAACGAGGTTTTATATCTTTCATAATAGTAGTATTTATTATTCTATACAAAGATACGGTTTTAGTTTAAAATAAAAAAGACTTCTTAATTAAAAGAAGTCTTTTTGTTGAGCTAGTGACAGGACTCGAACCTGCGGTGTTTTTATTTCTTCCTTACAAGGGAAGTGCCGTCGCCACTGGGCCACACTAGCATTTTATTGATCCGATAAAGGGAATCGAACCCTTAACCTCCAACCTACCAAGTTGGCACTCTACCTATTGAGCTATATCGGCATTTTTGAGGCGCGAACTGGGATCGAACCAGTGTGTGTGAGTTTGCAATCCACCGCCTACGTGCCACTCGGCCACCGCGCCATTATTGAAGCATAGGTAGGATTTGAACCTACGATGATGAACTTAATCATTACGGTTTTGCAGACCGCATCTTTCGACCACTCAGACACTATGCCATATTTTTGTGCGAGACTCGAACTCGCAACCTTCACGGTATCAGCGTGATAATCTAAACCAATTGATATACCGACCAAGGTATTTTTGTAGTTCCTGTGGGGATCGAACCCACGACCTGTTGCATGTAAAACAACCGCTCTCCCGCTGAGCTAAGGAACTGATTTTGTAGTGTTTTGTTTCACAAAACAACTTTCAGTAGTCCTAGACGGATTCGAACCGACGACCTATTGTGTGTTAAACAATCGCTCTGAACCAACTGAGCTATAGGACTATTTTTGTTGGCACAGAGGGATTCGAACCCACGTTTTCAACGTACCGCTACAGTTCTCCAACTTATCAGGTTGGGCTGGTATGTGCCAATGTATTGCTACTGGGGTGGGATTCGAACCCACGGTGGAGCGATGCTCATCGGATTAACAGTCCGAACCATTCGACCTGGCTATGGCAACCCAGTAATTTTTTTGCTCTTCCACCAGGGCTCGAACCTGGAATAACTGATTAACAGTCAGACGTGATACCATTTCACTATAGAAGAATATATAAAAGAAAAGACCCAAACTTTTTGAGTTCGGGTCTTTATAAATTGTATATAATATATGAGTTTATACTATACATAATCGCTTACCCGAAGTCGTGTTATTCACACAATTCGTAATCGTAATCACATTAATATTTACAGTATTTGTTTTCATTATATTATATATTAAATTTTTATTGTCCCTTTTTGTTTATCTTTATTTATAGTAGTGTAAAACACTCTCTGTATTATTACAGAGTACAAATATACTATTAGTTTTTTAATCTACCTAATTTTATTAGTATTATTTTGTACAGGTAGTCGGACTCGAACCGACACGCATATTTCAGCACTGACTTCTAAGGCCAGCGGGTCTACCATTCCCCCATACCTGCATATTTTTGTATCGAAGGTGGGAGTCGAACCCACACGTCACTTGGACACTAACTTTTGAGGCTAGCACGTCTACCATTTCATCACTCCGACATTATTCTAATATATGTGAATGTTTCATTTTCATAATCATTTCAGGACATTCTTTTGATCCATATGTAAATCTAAATAGATCTCTATTATAAACCATTACTTCTTTATCATTACACTTTATATTATGAACTACAAACATAATTAAGTTTGTACTTTCATTCAAGTGTTTGTCTAAACTTTGTAAAGGCATAACTGAATTTACCTTAAATACATTACCACTTGATAATAATGTATATGATGTGTACTGTATATAATCTATTTCTTTCATTGTACCGAGAGCGGGACTCGAACCCGCACGTCCTTTCGGACACTGGCTTCTTAGACCAGCATGGTTACATTACATCACCTCTGCAATTTGTATCTGGGACGGGAGTCGAACCCGCAGCTTACAAGGCTTAAACTTGTTGTGTTTTCCAGTTTCACCACCCAGACTTTTTGTGACTCTAATAGGATTCGAACCTATACGATAAATTTAGAAGATTTATATGCTAATCCATTACATCATAGAGCCAATTATTTATTTTTTTCCACAAAAAAACCCGAAACTTTTAGATTTCGGGTTTTGTTTGTATATTTAGTTATAATATGTTATCCAATAACATTATCATTTGCTCTAAATAAGGCAAAACCCGGTTCACGTCTTAGACATAAGACATTCAGCGTTAAGTTAATATTTAGATTAGTTGTTTTCATTATTGTATATATTAAGATGTTATTCTCTCTTTTTGTTTATTTGTTATTTTTATAGTACAAAAGTAATAAAAGTTTTCTGCTTTACCTAATTTTTTTGTTTTTATTTCTTATTTCCGCTAATTTCTATTATCCCAGATAAGTTTTATGTTTTCTGGTTTTATATAGTTCATAGTATAAAAACCACCTTGTCTAAGATTAACATCTGAATACAGGTTTGATATACCTTTACCGTCTATTGAATAGATACAAAATCCATTTTTATACCATTCATTATTTTCTTCATTTTTAAGATATTTTCCAAATTGTATTGCGATATTGATATTATCGGTTAAATATATTCTTTCTGGATGTTTAGCTATTTTATTTCCAGATCTTGGTGATAGGCCATTTTTTAATATTTTATTTTTTAATTTAATTGGTGATGCATGATAAAGAGTACTTGGTATTTCTACTTCATAATCATATTTTGCTTCTATACAAATACCTTTTGTATACAAATTATCATTTATACCATTATGTTGCCAATTATCACCATCTATTGTAACTTGTGATATAAAATATCCAAGGTTGGTTATTATGGGTAGATATTTACTTATTTTATCATTAAGATTGTAGATATAAATTTCATCATCTTCGTCTATTTCTATATTTAGTTCAGGAAATCTTCTTTTTAGAATATCTTCAGATTTTTTTACGGGATGTGTTTTAATGAGACCTTCCGATATTTTTAATCTGCTATTATAGCTTCTTTTTAATATCTCATTAAAAATATAATCATCTTTATCGGAGTTTTCTATATTTTCTATATAGTCTTGGTATTCAAGTATAAATTTAAGTATATTACCCATTATTTTTGATTATTTTGTTGTTGTAATTTTCTTTTCTTCCACGCATCAACATCGTTCTCAATATACTTTCTAATTCTTTTAGAAGCATTCATTGAATTATCATCACAAAACTCTTGAAACTCTTCCAATAATTTTTCTGATATTCTAATTATAAAGTTTCTGTCTTTATTTGCCATAATTTATTTTGTTTTATAGAAGTCTTCAAATCCGTGTATTAGAAGTGCCATACCTATGCCAAACATAAGTGATTGTTCAAGTAATGTAGAGAAGTTAAACTCTGGTAGATTTATTATTGCTAATAAACCATATGCTAAAAAAAATCCTTTTGAGTAGTACTTGGCTACTGATTTTAAGGGTCTCATCATGCAACTTATATTATACTTTTTAAAAAAGTTTAAATCTTTTTCTCAACATAAGTAACTACTTCACCTGGAGTGAATTCCTTCTCTAAAAGTAATGGTAATGATGTTTCTTTACACCAAGCATATATTGTATATCCTTTATACTCTTTATTTACATATTCCCATCTAGTTTCCCATAGTTTTCGATATATTCCTCTTCTACGATAATCATCGTGTACCCAAGCATCTAGGAATTTTATCCTGTTATCTTTCTCTACATTCATACAAATATGACCCACCGAAAGGTTTATTTTTGTATCGGTTGCAGACCACATTTCCAAAGTTTGTCCATGTGTCTTGATGTACGTGATAGTAAGGTTTTCCATAAAACTATATATCATAAAAATATATCGAAAAACGCTCTTTTTGAAGTTTTTTAATAAATAACCTGAGATACTCTAATAGAGGCTTTTACATCCTTTTCACAGTAGGTTTTTACTTCTTCAACTCTACCTTCCCAGTAAGCATCATGTACGTCTCCACCATTCATATTATCCTTTGGAGATTCAATACCCAACTCATAACACATCTCATCAAATGAGAATGCCCAAGCGAATTTTGACTTCCAATCATCAGACATATCAGTAATTCTCATCTCCCAAGGTTTCTTATTATAAGTCGTAATTATATCAGCTGGTTTAATACCATACTTAGCTAACTTATGAGCTACCCAGGGAATGTCAAAGTAAGCTATTCTGAATCCAGATAGATTAAAGTCTTTCTTCTCAATCTTTTTAAGTAAATTGTTAAATTTTTCTACGATGTCTCTTTCATCTTCACCATAAAAACTTGAAATTCTTTCTTGACCATTATCTAAATAGCCAAATGAAATACAAACGATTCTACCATAAGTTGGTACAATACCACAATTATCTGCGTAAGCTTCATCAACATTTTCATATTTAGAATCCCAACCCATTTTTCGGAACTTACCTCTAAAGAGGTCTGAACCACGTTCATCATTTTTTTCAAATTCTGTAAAGTTTCTATATTGGCCGGCAGTTTCTATATCGAAGTGAAATAATTCCATAAAAAGTTTTTTCTTATTATATGATTTTATTAGTCAAATGTTTTTATATATAGATTATGAAGTTTTTAAGAAAGTTTAATGAAAATTTAGAAGATAGATTAGAGATAAAAGATTATTGTGAAATGAATCTAGCTTATCTAATAGATGAAGGATTTTTTATTGATGTACACTCACATAATGGTGCGTACTATAATATTACACTTAGAAAAAGTTTAACTACAAATCAACACGGTGTTCATACTTCTTATTTTAAGTGGGATGATATAAAAGATCATTATATACCATTTATACAAAGAATAAAAAATACCTATAAACTTTCTAGTGATTACATAAATTTCACTTCATCAAATTCGATGGATTTAATAAGCTTTCCATATTATAAATTAGATGATATAAATGTATATTGGGATCTTTCTAGGATAACATTTAAAATAGAAGAATATAGTTTATGAAACATTTAAAAAGATTTAATGAGAGTTCAGTCCTAAATTTCCTACCAGGAGTTAAAGCTTTAAGTCCAGAAGAACTTAATTTACAGAGAGAAGAATTACGTGATTTCTGTGAGACCTACCTAGCTTATCTTTTAGACGAAGGATTTGAATTAAAAATTTATGGAGGTGGTCAAATTACTAGTAATGGTAATGTAATCAAACGAAATCCTTTTCAAGTTTCTTTAGTAAAACAAGATAAATCTATTTTTTCATGGCAAGATATAATCAATCATTTTTTACCATTTCTTAAATTTCTAAAAGATAATTATAACTTAGAAAAAGTAGATCCAAGTTCAACTGTACCTTACCATAGAAAAACGGATATAAAATTTGTAGATTATAGATGGCATGGTATTATGTATCAAACTAAAGGACTTCTTGAAGAAAGACATAATGCACTTGATAGAGTAAAATTAAGGGAGGTTTACTTTATGGTTAAAACTAAATAATAACATGAAACATTTAAAAAAATTTAACGAAAGCCGAGAAGAACTTAAATTACAAAAAGAGGAGTTACAAGACTTCTGTGAAATGTATTTATCTTATCTTACGGATGAAGGTTTCGAAATAAGTATTCAAGTACACGAGGCCAGTGATTCTTGGCCATGTATTGGTAAAAAAAATTATCCTGAATTAGGTTATCAAACAAATTATTTTAGAGTAAAATTGGGTAAACCTAATAGTGCAGGACCAGGCTTCCCATTTAAAATATTTTTATGGGAAGAAGTATCAGATAGATTTATACCATTTGTAAAATATCTAATAGATAATTATAACCTTTTAAAAATAGATCCTAGATCTACTGTTACTTCAATACAGAAATCACGTTTTAATTTAGAATTTGCTACTGGACATAATATAAAATTTCAAAGTAAAGAATTACTTGATAATTCTTCCTCTCTTGAAGGTAAAAAATTGAGATCCATTAGTTTTGTTGTTGGTTTACCTAAATAGTAAACCCATCTGTTCTAAACACATCATTCACCAGTTCTACTAGAACGTCACCGTGGCAAGATTTTCCTTTACCATTTTCATCTTTACACCAACAACCCAATGTTTTACCTTTTAACTCGTGAAGATCATTCAATAAGTGTTGACCTTCACCTTTTGTAATCCATTCTTTATAAGAATCAATAGCTTCTTTTCTTGAATTTACATGATACTTAGCTTTTGTTTTTCTATCTTTTATATGAGAAAAAGGACAACCCCATTTGGTTGTCCTATCTATCATTATATCATAAGGTTCTTTTCTAAAGTGTACTACTTTACATTTACTCATAGGTATTACTTTTTTAATATATATAGTATATGGATTTAATAAAAAAGTTTAATGATTATGTAGATATTGTAGAGGAATCACTGGATTCTCCAGTGGTTGTTAGTTGGAGAATAGATGATGATAATTATTTAGTTGGTTATTTTGAAATAGATGATATTACTTATAAAATAGAATGTTTTAAACAATTTGGTAATAACTGGTCTTATTCATTTTCATTTTTGGATGGTAATAACTGGAGTTTTGAGTTAAATAACAGTAATAAATCTATATTTAGAGTACTTTCTACAATACAAACTAATATCTATTACCTATATGAACAAAAGAATCCAAATTCTATATTATTTTCTGCAATAGATTCTAATGATACTAGGAAAAGACTTTATAGTTCTTTTTGTACTAAATTTTGTAAGGAAAAAAATCTTAACTTATCCAATAGAGGTAATGATGATTATATAATGTATTTAATTTTTAAAAAAGATTTATCAGATATTGATAAGGAAAATGTTTTTAAATCTGTTAAGAAGGTTATAGAACAAGGTAAATAAAAAGAGTCTTTTAAAAAGACTCTTTTTATTTTAAAATTTCTTAAATACTGTTATTCCATCTAACTCTATTGCAGATATTTTATCAGACAAAGAAGTAAGAATTTCTCTTTCTCCCAATCCATAATTCTTATTCTCAATAAGAATAGAACCTGGTTGCATTTCTTCTATTACTTTTAAATAGAAAGTTTTGAGTTTTTCTATATCTCTAAAAGGTGTATAACAATATATGATATTATAATCATCATACTTTTGTTCCATTAAATCGCCTTCTACTATTTGCAAATCATTATTCCAATAATCTAAAAGATTTTCATTGAGATAGTTTACATATTTAGATTGTTTCTCTATCCCTACAAAAGAATAGTTCTTTTCAAGTTTTTTAGATTGAAGATAAATATCAAAAATCGCAGTTCCTAATCCAATACCACAATCACATATCTTTCCCGAATCTGGAAGCAATCCCATATCTTCTAGTTTCTTCAACAAAAAGATGTTTTGATCTAAATTACTTTGAATGTATAACCACTCACCATCTTCTGTTTTACTTACAAGCATTTCACTTACTTCAAAAATCTTTGCTATCTTATAATATTCTATAAGAGTAGGATCTGGTTCAACTATAATAAGTGGTGATAACCCAAGTGTTTTTCTTTCTTCCATTATGCTATCAATTCTTCTGTTTCTTGTTCTACTAAAACTGCAGCTCTTTGTCTAATCTCATCAAAGTTCCACTCTTTAGTAATTTCTCCCATTCTAAATACTTCAACTAACTCGTCTTTAACAGTATCAAAGTCTGCATCCATTGAAGTAACAGTTCTGTAAGTACCATCATCATTCTTAACAAGTTTCAAACGACCTTGTTTAGATTTTTTGAAAGATTTCATAATGTTACCATCTGCATCCATTTCTGTAGGAGATTTAACTACATTTCTTTCTTGACCATCAACCACTGCGAAACAAGCTTTAGTTGCAAAGTTATTTGTATCACGGTTTATATCCGCTTGTAATAATTTACCACCCATACCCAATGCTAAGTTCTCTGGAGAAATACCTTCTGATTTTAACATTGTATAGATTTCACCAATTGATTCTAGGTTGACACCGTCACCTTGAATTACTCTAACTTGTGGTGGAAGTACTTTGTAACCTTTTTCATTTACCGTATATCCAAACTTGTCAAATAATATATCAAAAATCTCTTTCAATGTTCTTAAAACGTGGCCAGAGTCAGGTCTAATAACTAATTGATTTCCAGGTGTTGCAGGTCTTGAAAGAACTAAATCTCTCAACTCAGTTCCCCAGTATTGAGAACAAGCTCTAAAGATGTTATATGAATCAGATACACACGCTACTAATCCAGTAGGGAATGTTTTTAACACTCTCGTCATTAGTTCTAACTCTCCTTCTTTACCTTTAAGCGTCATAATAGAGTGTTCGGTTGCAGGAATTGATAACCCATAGATTCGTTCAGTATTATATACGTCTCTAATCAATTTAGAAGCGATTACAGTGTCTGAACCTAAGAAGTTGACAAGATGTGCGGACCCACCAATTTTAGCTGATTGTACAGATGATACACCTCTGAAACCAAAATCATTTAAAACAAAATCAACTAAGAAATTGATTGTTTTATCATCATAAGAAGTACAATCTAAAAATGAATTAGTTACAATTTTTCTAACTTCTCTTGAAAGGGTTGCAACAGTAATTGGATACCAAACTTGAAGTAAGATACTTTCTAAGAAGTTTGTCAACCAAGCACATTTTTCATCTAAACTTTCAATAATGAAAAGTACATTTTTTGTATTTACAACGGTTCCTTCTGGTACAGCTTTAATACTGATAGGAAGTTTACCATCATATTTATCAACGATATAATCAAACTTAGAACGATCAAATACATCTTCTCTACCGAACACACCTAGTTTAGAAGCTAAGTAATCATTTGCTTCATCTACTTCTTCTTTGGTAATAGCGATACCTTCTAAGTATTGTTTGATAATGATTTGTAAACCATAGAATAAAGTTTCTGAGAATTTACCACCACGAGATTCCATATAAGAAATCATCTTAGTCATTTCATCACCATAGAATTTATGGTGTGAGTATTTGTAAGCATCAGAACAAAGAATTAAATTGTCTGGTTTTGTAATAATTTTTGTTAGGTATTTTTGAATACCTTCTAAAGAAGTCCAATCTTTATCAGCAATGACTCTTTCTAATTTTCGAGTAATTTGTCTTTGTAAACTCATAATATTTAATTTAATATTTTTTCTATCTTTTTATCTCTAATGTCTACAGCAGATTCATGTACAGTTCCTTCTAAACTTTTTCCCATACCTTGTGTAAGTTTAAGAACTATTTCACCTGCTTCTTCGATACTTTCGACTTTAAACTTTAAGTCTGAAATAGATAATTCGTTTTTTTCCTCTCTATAAACACATGTAGGACCACCAGACATATCACCTAAAAATATGTAATAACATGGTGTTGAAATACCTGAGGTACCCGCGGCTTGATCTTTTATCCAATTAAATGGATAAGATTGAACCATCATTAAACCATTTGCTATTTTTATAACTGGATTGTTCATTACTCAATGGTGTAAGTTACATTAGTTCTTTCTTCTAATCTTTCTGCAATTGGCATAAGATTTTGATCATAAACTTTATCAATAAATGTTTTCATCAACTCTCTGTGTTCCGGAACAATTCCAGTTCTGATACCATCATAGTTACTAAATTTATTAGCAGGTATCCATTTTACTTCGGCTATGTCGTCAGAAGCTTTAGCAAATCCAAAGTGTCTTGTTGCCAAATATAATGTAGTCATAATACCAGAGTCTTCACCTTTATATCTCCAATCATTTACTTTTTGAGAAGTAATATATTTTAATTCTTTATTTACTACTAAGTTCCCACCAGTTTCTTCATTAAGTTCTCTTAAAGCTGCTGCTTCAAATGAACTATCTGAAGTATCAACAAAACCACCAACAAATCTAAATAATTTCTCATTAGGTTTTCTACCTAAAAGGATATTACCTTCATTATCGTGTGCAATAATATCAACTGTTGGGAAGGTTGTAGGTCTATGATTAAAAGAAGAGTAAATAACACCTGCTCTAAAGTCGTCAGAGTCTAATGTTTCTTTTGCAACTTCTTCACGGATGTTTGTACCATTATAAGTAACACTTTCTTCTAATTCGATAACTGGAAATTTACCAGAGTAGTAAGGAATGAAAGAGTCTCTACTTCCGTAGATTACTGTTTTTTTCTCACCGAAAGGAATTGGGATAATAGAATCAACTTGTTGAGACCATTTTTCGTTATATCTTTGATCTTGAATTGGTAGTATCATAACAGAAGGAAACTCTGCTTGAATCATTGCTTTACGAGAAGCAAAGTCTAGTGGATTTTTGCGAGTATTTTGAACTCTTGATACACCTAAAAGTATGATTACTTTTTTATGGTTATCTAATACGTAGTTGATTAATGATCTGTGACCATCGTGTAGTTTGTTTACTTGGAAACGGCCAATGATTGTACCGACCTCAAAGTCTTTCGGATTTATTTCTGATTTGATTATCATAATATATGTTTTATTTTATAGTACAAGGTTACAATTATTATATCGTATTTTTATCGAATGTTAGTAGTTTCCTCTAAAAAGGTTATAATTATTTTAAATTTTCTTATTTGATTATATTTGAAAAGTGGAAAAGTTCCATGAAGTTGTCTTTTACTTTTACTATCCATTGTTTGGTAACTAACAGTTGCATCATATCTACGTCTCATAAAGTCATTAAGTGTTAAAACTTTTGATTGTATTTCACTTATCTTAAATCCTTTATTATTTTCTTTGTTTATGTAAACATCTATAAGATGTCTACCATTACTGTATGGATAATTTTTAGAGTCTACAAAGACTTTTCTAATCTCAAAATCATCATCAATTAGTTCTACGAGAACACCATCGATTATATCTTCAATATCTTCTTTAACGTCTTGTAGTTTAATTTTCATAGTACAAAGATATGAAAAATCCTCCGATTGGAGGATTTTTTAGAAAATTTCTTTTGCAATAGCTTTAATATTTTCTGCTTTCCCCATCGAATAATAATGTAAAAGTGGAATACCTACTTTAACTAATTCCTTGCTTTGTTCAGTACACCATTCAATACCAATTTGTTTTACTGCATTATTATCGGGAGCTTTAACTACTGCCATAATCAAATCATCTGGAAAATCAATACTAAATCTATGTGAGATTAGATTAAGTTGTCTCTTAGTTGAAATTGGTTTTAATCCTGGAATAATTGGGACTGTGATTCCTGCCGCTCTACATTTATCAACAAACTCAAAGAACTTCTTATTATCAAAAAACATCTGAGTAATAATATACTCTGCTCCATTTTTTATTTTCTCTTTCAAAAAGTGAATGTCACTATCTAAACTAGGAGCTTCCATGTGTTTCTCTGGGTAACCTGCCACACCAATACAAAAATTTGTCTTGGCAACATTTTTTAAACTTTCATCTAAATAGATTCCTTTATTCAGATTACTAATTTGGGTAACTAATTCGGATGCATAATTATTTCCATCCTTTTCCGCACTAAAATATGTTTCTGTAATTAAAGAATCACCACGAAGTGCTACTACATTATCAATTCCTAAGAAATCTAAGTCAATCAATAGATTCTCAGTATCTTCTTTAGTAAATCCACCACAAAGAACATGTGGAATAGCATCAATATTATACTTGTTTTGAATAGCAGAACAAATACCAACTGTGCCAGGACGTTTCTTTACAACTTTCTTTTGAAATAACCCATTAGGTAATTCTTTATACTCATATTCTTCACGATGATAAGTTACATCAATAAATGGTGGATCGAACTCCATTAGTGGATCAATACCATCAAATATAGATTGTATGTTTTGTCCTTTTAAAGGTGGTAAAATTTCAAAGGAAAACAATGGTTTCTTGGCTGCGTCTATATGTTGTGTTACTTTCATAATTTTTAATCTTCATCATTATATTCATCTTCATCATAATCTTGTGGATCATAATAGTGTTCGTCCGAACCTTCATATCCACCATTTGTACCTCTAAGTCTTCTATCAAATTCATCACTGAAGTTCATCAATGTATTATCATCTAAATTAGCAAAAGACATTGTATCGGTATAAGGGTAAAAAGCAAAGTTAGTTTCATCTAACTTAACTGTGATAGTCGCTTTTTGTTCGATAACTCCATTACAGATATGGCAATCAAAATCCATACTTTGTGATTTTTTATACCAAAAGTTTTTAGACTCTGCAAAAGTTTTAAACAAATCAGTATCAGAGTCATTACTTGTATAAATTCTATCCATAAAGTTTATATTACCTTCTACACCAACACATTTAGCATCATTCCATAGAATGGCTCTACCTTTGATTTTATCAGAAGTATATTTGCCATCTTCAATTTTACCAGCATCATCATAAAGAATAACTAATTTAACTTGTGGATTTTTAACATAAATCTCAAAGAAATCTGATTTTACATTAGCCATACAAGAATTGTTAAGTGTTCCACCACCTTTGGTATATTTCTCAAAGTGATACCATTTTGCAATGTCTTCACCAGATACTATATCAAATTTATTGGTAGTATCTTTATTAAAGTCATAAGCTGCCTTAAACTTATTAGTAAATTCTTCAATATCTTTCTCAGTAAATATTGCACCAACAGAAGATAAAAGAGATCTTGTCAATCTACCAATTCTAATAGAGTTTCTATTAGAAGACCAGATTTTATTGAAGTTAGTTGTTGGTATCAAAGTAGCTTTGTTTACGACAACTTTATATTCTCCTTCATATTTTTGAAAGATAACATATACCTTATCAGTAGTACGTGACTTGGCTTCGCCTAAAATAGTTCCTAAAGTACCGTACTCTGGTGACCAAGGATCTCTATTAGGTTTTTCATATCCTAAATCTTCGTAGATTTTATCATTTGCAGAACCGTGTGTAAGATGTTTTGTATCTTCAGTAGTTTTCCACAATTGAGGTATACTTGCTTTTATTTCAGCAACTTTTCTATCAGGAGTAAAAGATACGGTATCTTTTTTGTCGGTAATATCAATATAGTTTTGAGTAACTATAAAACTTTTATTTTCAATGTCTAAAAGTATTTTTGCGACACGGTGGTCGATAAGTCTTAATAAGTTTGTGAACTTACTGGAATATTTAATTTCAGATTGCATATGTTGTTTTTATATTAGAGTACAAATATAAGTAAATTATTTGAATAAAAAAGAAAAACCTCAAAATTTAATTTGAGGTTTATTCTAATAGTGTTTTTAAACTTGTTTCACTTAAATTATATTTATTTAGGAAATCATCATCAAATTGGATATTCCCTTTATGTTTACAGAACAATTTTAATTTTTCGATAATAGTTTCATATTCCAATTCATTCCAAAAACTTATTAGATTTTCATCATTTGAAAAGGTAAATAATTCTGTATCTTGTACAAGTGATTCCCAAACCATTGAACTATCTAAACTTGGTTCATAACCATTATATGATGATATATACCCAAAATCACATATTAATTTTTTGTAGATTTTTTTACCAAGTCCTAAACCTTTCATAAAAAGGGGAAGACCATTCATAATATCTATTCTATTTAACATATCTTTATCTAATTCAATTTCTAAAAATAACTCTTTCCAATCACCACCAAATATTCTTTCATCAATTTCATCACTTGAATATTCTTTAATCTTTCCTTTTAGTATGGATAATGATGTCATTATATTATTTATATATAATATGGTTATAATATCATTTTTATATGAATAATTAATATCATTCCATTCTAATTCTTTAACTTTTTTACAAATATCATCAATATCTATTTGTAATTCTTTTAATACACCTTTAACATCACCCGCATCCTTTAATCTTTTAAGTTTTGATATTTTTTCAGGTGTCATGGCTTGTTCAAATATTCTTTTACTATTTTTAATGGATTTTAGCATTTCTTCATATGTATATATCTTCTTCATTATTTATATATTAAACTTCAGTATTTCATTTATTATTTCGTCTCTTATTTCAGACTTTGGTTTAATAGTAATTTCATCAAATTTATAAGCAGTACCATTTTTAGAACGAATTGAGTCGTGATAAATAACATCAACGATACCTTCGAGTGGAACTTTACTATATTTTGATTGATAGTAGAATATATCACCTTTTGATGGGATATTTCCACATAAACAATGTGTTACTGTTGGGGTAGTAGATGCGGTTGAGGTTGTGAAATTGATACCAGGTAGTGTTTGAATAAGGTTAGGTTTTTTACTAATATAACTTTCACAAGTTTTTATTGCGGTATCTATCTTATCATCACTTATATCACTAGGTGAACCATACAAAAAATTAAATCCAAATCTTTGTCCGTTTGATAGTTTTTTATATAGTTCGTCTAATTTTTCTTTCTTATTCATTACATATTGATTTATGTTTCCTTAAATATTTAGAATACGATTTATTTGATATTCTCTATAATCCGATTTTAATAGATCGAGTCCTCTATCATATTCTAGAGCAACATCATCTGTGACATAATTTGGTATATCAGTTATCTTGAAAGTGAGTAATAGGTCTCTCATACTATCAAACTCCATTATTTTATGTGATCTACCAGGTGATGTATTTATAGATACACCTTTATTATACATTAGTGCACGGAAGGTATAAGTATTACCTTTTATGAAACCATTTACATTTTCTCCAAAATACTTACCAACAAATAAGTTATCACTATTCTTAAACATAATTTTAATTTTTATCAAAGGTACAAATAATTTTAAATTATTCAAAGTTCAAAAATGATTGGTTATATAAATTTAATTTATATTTACCTTTTGGATTAAATAATCTTTCAATTACCTCACAAGATTCTTTTTGTATCTCTACCATAAATATTTGGTTTTCAAGTATATGTTTATATCTTTTTTCAATATTTGGTTCCCAATCTTTAAGTCCTTCCATCAGTCTTTCTATTAAAATAATAGAATATGAACCAAATCCGGAACATGGATCAAGAAATGTTGAGTTAGGATCTTCAAATAATTTACTATCAATATTAGATACGTGTTCTTCTATAAGATAGAACTCTGTAAATACTTCACCAAATGTGTCGGCATGTTCTTTTCTATATTTAGTAAGTTTATTTATTTCATCTTTGATTTTCTCAATTCCTTTAATTTTTGACACATTTTCTTATTATTTTTATAATTACCTAAGTAATTTTAGTCTATCACATCTTTCTTCAATAGTTTGAATATCTTCTTCTGTTAAGTTTAAGTATTTGTAAATATTTTCATCATCTATTTTCTCTAATTTTGAGAAATCAATTTGTGGAATTAGAGAAAATGTATTTTTACTAACATGTTTTTTGTTTTTTATAAAGGAAACAGCAACTCTGAAAAGTTTAGTATTCATATAATCATGAAAAATATCTCTATCATTAACAGTATTAAATGACCATGATACTAAACTTTCACTACATATCTGGTTTCCATCAGATTTTAGTATTCTACCTAATGAAAATGGGTTTGAGCCATATGCAGATGTTGTAAATATTTTAGGATTTAGTAAATCATTACTAATCTTAGTATTGAATAATACTCTTGGGAAATATTTTATTTTACCCTTTTGTTCTGATACATGACACTCAACAACTTCATCAGAGTTATCACTTATTAGTCTGTTGTCATTTGTTTTTATAGTATAATATCCTTGAGTTCTAAAATTATCCATGTTTATTTTATCTATTTTTAGTAGTTTACTTAGAACTGATAATTCATCTTTATTAAGTTCATAAGGTAAAAAATCTAAGGCAACTTTCCTATCATAAACAACACCATTTAATTCAAATGTTTCTTTTGTGTTTTTGTTATCAATAACAAAATATGAAACACCACCTGATATTAGTGTTCCCTTAAAAGGATTTTCAGGATAATGAACAATTTTATCAACATTGTATTTGTTAATCATTTTCTCTCTAAAATCTTTCATAGATGGTTTATTCATCCAATTAGATTTTGTAATCATTATTACATATCTATCAGCCAACTCAAATGCTTTATCTACAAAATCTGGATAAATATCCACAGATTGATTGTTATCACCTCTTTCCGAATTATATGGAGGATTTGTTATTACGACATCAAATTTTCTTTTCAAGTCATTTATTTCTTTTTTATCACAGTCAAGTATGTTATAATTATATACAAAAGGCACTAAAATGTTGTGTATTTTCAGTATTTTTTGTATCTTTTTAAGTGTACTTTTTGTAATATCTACTTGAGATTTTGAGATATCCACTCCACATATTCTATCAATGATATATTTATTCTTTTCCTCAATATCAGGTATATCTAATTTTTTCCAATATTCAAGATATAGACAAAGTAAAATTGTTCCTTTACCACAACATATATCCATATACGATAAATTAAAATCAAATTTTTGAGATATTAAATCTCTACAAACAGATAATTCTGTCATTGTAGAAGAATCAGAGCTTTCTAAATTAGAAATCTGTTTAAAAAGTATATCAATTCTTAATTGTTGTTCCTTTGTTATCATTTAGTTATATAAGTATTCGTTGTTAATATTGAATAAATCAATACTATCATTTATTTTCTCTTTCAAAATGAATCCTTTATCTAAAAGTATTTTGAATTTTTCTGCTTCAACTCCTGTTTGAGTTTTAAACTCTTCTTTATATTTAAAAATATCATCTATGTTTGAAATCTTATCAATCACAAATAGGAAGTTTTTAAATCTATTAGTAATCAACCTTGCTTTTATAACATAATCTTCAATTTTTTCAACTTCACCTTTGACACCTTCACTAACTTTTGTTCTTTGATTATCTTTACCTCTACCTTTTGATGATTTATTCATTGATAATAATTCTTCCTTTGATAAATTTCCATTTATATCCTCAAGTATATCTTTTATATCACTGTCAAATTTATCTCTATCTAAAAGAGATAGTGAACCAAATGAATCGGTTAAAAATCTATTAAAGTGCTCAAGTAGATCATCACTGTCAATTTTATTGATAGTTGCTCCATCAACACTGAAAATGGGCATACACTTTAGCATTTCGGTGCTAAATTCCGATGCTTCATAACCAGTATATTTAGATATAACTGTTGAGTATTCAATATAACATTTCAACATTCTATCAGAATTAAAATCGACGATATGTACTTTCTCTTTTAAAACCTCTCCTTCTCTACTAATAAAAGGACTACCTGATCTCATACCTGTCTGAAACCAATTTTCTGCAGAGTATCCATCATCTAACATCCAAACAGAATTCCATTGTGGAACTGTTGAACCTGTATTCCATCTTCCACAAGAGAGTGTTATAGAATTTGCTTTTTTATTAAAAATATTATTTTTAGTATCTTCTAAATCTCTAACACTATTACCAGATGCGTTTATTATACTATAATCTTTCCAATATGGATGTATTTTAATAATACTTTCAATAGTATCACAGTTTATAACTTGTGGTAAGTACCAAAACATATGGTTTGTAATAAGATTATTCATACTTGGGTCCATTTTAATCCAAGTTAAAAAATCATACACAATTCTCTCATTTGAGAATAATTTAAAGTTAGTTACTTTTTCCTCCTCTGTATAATATTTTAAAAATTTTTTAATAATATCATTATCATATTTACATAAAAATACCTCAAATTCTGGAAGTGCTCTATAAACCTGTGTGTTCCATCCTTTTTCTTTCTCTTCATTTCTTTTTACTTGCTCTTGTAAATATGTCCAGGTAAAAACCTCATCTTTTTCATATTTACCATCTAAAATTGCTTTAAATGGGGTTCCTGATAGAGACAATTCAAAATCATAATCTAACTTAGATAAAAAGTTAGTTGATCTTTCAGTTTCATACCCATAATGATCCTCATCTTTGATAATCAAGTCGATTTTTTGTCCAAAGATATTATTCCATTTATCTTTATTTTGTTTAATAATATTACCATCTTGATCTCTTACTTCACCAAGTGCATCTTGGAATGATGAGAAGATTATCTGTACTTTATCACCTTCCTCAAATTTAACATCTGATAAATCTATTGCTTTTTTAAAGATAAAGTCTTTAAAATCAACGTGATCAATATCATCTTCCCAGCTTTCTGCAACACCGTTTGGTTTATATGTTAAAACTAGAATTCTTTTAAAATTCATTTTTTTGATTATTCTATATGATATATGACATTTACCTGCTCTCATTTTTGCGTTAATAAGTGCACGACCTTTACATTTACGTGATAAATCTCTTTTATCTTTTCTATTTAATTGTATATTAAATAGTTTACATACACCATCTACCATTTCGGATTGTTCTGGTCTAGCAGAGTATGTTTTTAGTTTTTTTGTTCCATAGATTATATTATTTATTTCTCTGATGGCTTGTTCTTGACTTTGCCATTCAAAGAACTCTCTATCTCTATCTTCTCTATATTTAGGAAATCCTCTTTTTTCAAGTTCTATGTGTATTTCCTTATCGGTCATAGGCGAGTCTTTCCAAACTTTCAATATTATTGGTTTTTCAAAAACAAATGTTCCATCAAGTGTCTCAACCCTAACTTCTGCATCTATGGCCTCACCAACTTTTATAATACAACCACGCTCAATATCCTCTTTTTGTGATTCACTTCTATGAATTGTTGAAGGATATTGTAGTGTTTTTGTTGATATTAGGTATATATCTTTCATATTTTTATTTTTTTTTATGTATGTCCATTATAAATCCTATTGTCTCATACATTTCACTACTAACATAGTAGCTCTCAAGTATTTCAATTTCTTCTTTTGAAAGACTTTTAATCCAAGTTATCATTTCTTCATTCTCACTTAAATCACCTTCTCCTTGATATAAAAAATCATTCATTATTGATCTAACATCCTTACGTATACTATCAATATAATAATCACTTGCATCAAAATGATTATCAATGTTATCATCAATAGAAAGCATTAGTTCACTAATGTATTCTTTATCTACATCATAATTAAGATCTGCTCTAACAAACTCCATTAATAAACCAAGTAAGAATTTCTTATCAGTTATTCTTCTAATATCCTTTTCAAATTGATAGATATTTTCCCAAGATGATTCTGAAAAAATATCATAAACTACACTAACATTATCTTCCATATTATTTTATATTTAGATAACAAAGATAATGAATTATATTGATAATACAAAGTAAAGTTGAAACTTTAATTCTATATACTCATATAATAATAAACAATTTTTATAATGAGAAAAGCAACAAATAAAGATAATTATACAAAAGTAGAAATACTCGGTCAGTATAATACTAAGATAGAAGGTACTGATAAAATTATTTCAGAACTACCTGTTGAGATTACTGATAAAACAGTTTTTATAGAACCATCTTTTGGTTCTGGTAATTTTGTCAAATCATTTAGAAAAGTTTATAAAAATAAGATTGTTGCAGTTGAGATAGATGATGAAGTTTTCTCAGAGTTTACACCAATAGATAATTGTCAATTGATAAATCAGAATATTTATGATTTTGATTTAGATAAAGACTTCATCGAAGATTGTGATAGAATTTTATTAGTTGGTAATCCACCTTATAGAACTCCAGCATTATCTTTGAAAGATAGAAAGCCAGAGATTGATAGATTGAAAAGATTATATAGTATTGATGGTGTAAAAGAAGAATGTATATTCTTTATAGTAAAAACACTTGATGTTATTAAAAATGTGAATAAAGAAGCAGATGTTTTCTATATTCTACCAAAAACAATCTTTCAAAACCCAACTAAAGCATTTAAGTCATTTTATACTTTCTTAAATAACCATTTGAATATTGTTTCTATAAAAGACATTGATAAAAGTAACTTTGAGAATGTAAGTCAGAATTTAATACTTGTTCATTTTACTACTAATATTACTAATAGTAAAACTATGTTGTATAATGACGAGGAAATTTTATTAGATGATTTCTTAGGTGCTAATCAGAATATCATACCTTATAACAAGATTTTTAAGAAAACTTATTTAGGTAGTGTTCCTGCTGAATCATTTTTACTTTCTTGTAAAGATGAATCTAAAGAACATTTTATGGAAAGAGTATGTAGTATGTTTTTTGAAGAAACTAATCTTACTAATTTAAAGGATAAACTATCTTATAATAATTCACATCACCTGAGTAAAATTGATGATAAGAAGTTAGCTATAATTCTAAGTTATGTAAATGAGATTAAAGATTCTTATGATCTATCGATATTTCAGAATATTGATAACTACAAAAGAATAAAACATAGAAATGAATGGAGATTCTATTTTAGACACGAGAGTATTAAAAAGGTTTCATTTGTTTATCTTATAAACAGTAATCCTGGTGAGTCTTTTTACTTCACAAGTAATCCAACATCAATATCAACAGATTATTATGGATACACAGATTATGATGCAAATAGAAACTCTAGTCCAGGAAGTATAAGAACTATTCCTCTTGCTGGTATAGAAGATAATCTTACGGATGAATTTAAAAAGTATTGGTATGAAAATACTGAAATGCCAATTGATATGATTTATGAGTATATGATATTTATCTACAAATCTGATTGGTATAAGAATATTAAGAAAACTTATAGTAAGTTTTACTTTGGAGTACCGGTAGAATTTATGGAAGAGTTTAAATATAAGAAATAAAAAAAGGAGACATTAGTCTCCTTTTTTATTATAGCAAGTCACTAAAGTCTAAGTTAGTGTATAGTTTGTCAGTTTTCTTACCATTCTCTACGTAGTAGTAATTACCATCTTTTACATAAAGTGAGAATTTAAGATATTTTTTCAATTCGTTAAATCCAATTTGTCCTTCTGTTAAGTTAGACTTGTGTTGTCCAGATAAAACAATTTTACCCGCATCATTTAATTCTTTGATGAAAGCTTTCTTAGTTTTATCAGTTTTCTTAATCACTGTTGGGTGGAATACTGTATTTGGAACATTGTATATACTTATACCGTCTTTATAGACTAACACACCAACCATTGAGTCGAACTCACTTGGTTTAATTTGCTGAAAACTTGTGTTAGAAAGACAGGTTTGTTTTTCAAAGATAGACATTGCTCTTTGTACAGGATACTTATCTTTATCTTTACTAGACATTACTCTAATAGATTTGATTTCACCTTTCTTATCATCATATAAGAAGTCATAGTTTTCACTTGTTACACGAGTAATTCCGTTTACCATATCAACGAATTTCTTCTCAATAAGTTCTCCAGATTGAGTATTTTTAAGATAGATGTCAACATGTGGGAATGAGTCTCCACCATACATTCTTTTTAAAACAGTTAAGAAAGTTTTTCTTTCTTCATCAGTTGTTAAGTGGTCGTTTTTTAAGTCTGTTAGTAAACTAGCAAAATCTGAAAAGTCAATCTTTGAAAGTTCGTCTGATGTAATTGTATCTACGTTTATGTCTTTAAGTTCCATATTTTTTTTTATTTTATTGGGCAAATATACAACATATATTTGTAATTACCTAGTAAAAGGTGGTTTATTTACAGTGATCGTGTTCACATTTTTTATGTTTACATTTATACGAAGTAATAATAAGAGGTATAAGGCAACAAAAAATGTGAAACTTAAATCCATATACAATTATGAAGCCAAGCCATCCTAACCATCCTAATTCAAGTGTATCGAGGTCTATATCGAAGAAATAGTGTAATGAATACTCAATTAAATAGAATATAATAAATGATACGATAAATGTGATTATAAATTTTTTCATTACTTAACTAAAATATATTTAGACCAGAATTCCACTGATTCATTATAAACTTTTCTATTTAATGTTTCTCCGTTGCCACCTTCTTCAACGCCTAAAGCATTTCTCATAATAGTAATTGGTACAAGTGGATCTGGCTTCGGCTCCATCGTACCCATTATGCTTACCACACCCCAATCAACAGAATCATCAAAGTAGAATTCTTGTCCTTCTTCTTTTGGTTTAAATTCCTTTTGAAGTTGTTCTTTTGAGTAAAGAACTAAAACAATATAGTTTGCTTCTGCTGATTTGAATCCAGGTGGTAATTGAACATATCTAGTTAGAACAGCCAATTCCTCTGGTGTTCTTTGAGAATAGTCTGTTCTAATATAAGGATAAATGTCTAATGTAATTTCTCTAACAGCACATTTTACACCAAACTCATTTGGTAAAACCAAGTACTTACAGAAATCCCATTCAGAGTCTAACATAGATTCTGTTGACATATACTCATAAGCATCGTTTATTACTTCTAATAGTTCATCTTTAACTTCGGGATCAACTTTAGTTCCAGAGAAATTCTGTGAGAATTGTCTGGTTACAAATGGATCGTATTCAATTTTATTCATTTTCTTTTTAATTTTTTTTATTAGTGTTTCTAAAAACATGTAACATCATGATATATAATATAAACTTATACTATATCCCGAGTAATTGTTTTAAATTCTTCTCTCTTAATAGAGCGGTTGATAATCTTGGTTCGTATTCAATGATAAAATTTGTAATCTCTGTCAATATGTCACAGTTTTCTACTATATCTTTACGACCTTGTTCGTTCCATAGAAACCAACATTCGTAATTGAAATCATCATTCTTAAATGTCCACTCCAATTTTTTGTATTTACATTCATCTGACCTCCATCCTTTATACCATTCTAAACTAACCTCAGTAACTAATTCTTCATCATTATACCAAACAAGTTTTATGTTGATGTCAGTATGATTATTTCCTTTTGGTTTGTCTTTGTAAACTAAAGTGAAGTTACTTTGATGTCCAAACTGTCGATTTTCATACCTTTCGTATATGTCGAAATACTGCTTAACAAAATCTTTTATTTGTTCAACAGTACGACAATCTTGACGTTGTTTAATTCTTCTCGGTGTATCTTTATTCAACAGCATTTAATTCTTGTAACAATTTACCTATTTGTAAAAATCTTGATGATGTTTTAACCCAGAGAGTAGAGAAAGTAGTGAAGAAACCAGCATACTCAGTTCTACCTTGAATTTGACTTTCTCTAATTACCTCCCATTCACCTTTCTTACTAGATTGAATTACTTTTACTTCTACTGGTCTTTCATCAGTTCTATTCTTATAGAAGAATGAAACCTCAGAAGATTTTAAACCTGCTTTTATAAGAAAATCTTTTACTTCCATAATTTTAATTTTTACAAAAGTAAGTAAAAAATTTAATATAATAAAAAAATCCGAGAATATTCTCGGATTATTTAGATTTTATATAATTCTCATTTCGTATAATTTTTCTTTTTAAGATCAATTTATCCCATTCAATCATTAGTGATTCTGGTATTTCTATATCTCTTAATTCAAATTCTTTTAGTATTTCTTCTTTTGTGAATGACCAGTCAACAATTCCATCAGTCCATTGACTTACCCATAATCCCCAACCTTTTTTACCAATAATTACTGATTGAAGTATATTAGGATGTCTTGATATAGGTGTTATTAATTTAAAACGACCATTATCATATTCTCTAAATGCAAATTTTCCTTCTGAACCATTTACATCAAAGTCTACCTTAACAATATCACCACAGAATTTAACTAAACCACTTCTGTAAATTTTGAAATAAAACTCAAACATTTTGTTAAATTTATCAGAATATTTTTGTAATTTTCTATCATTACGTGAACCATTTTTTACTAATGATCTTTTAATTCTTTCTGTTTTATTACCGTCACAGTAAGATTTATATTCTTCTGTGACTAAAATGCGTCCAGCGACTGTTCTTTAGTTTTCATATCTATTTTTTATTTTTTGTGGAGCTATCCGGGGACGATCCGGAATATCAGAGTTGCAAACCCTGTGTAATAGCCATTATACGATAGCCCCAAAATAAGATAGAGAAAGTTTATTAAGCGTATTTTACTGTGCTACCATTACACTATATCCGCAATTTAATTATTTGTGCGGACAATAGGATTCGAACCTATAATAGTCGTTTGAATACGAAGTAACGCTTTATATTACTACTATCTTTATAATTAAAGTGGTGTATAAAAATTTACATCTAACGTCTTAGATATAGAGATTTCTATAACTTAAACCACTTCTACTGAGCAAATGACGGGGCTCGAACCCGCAAGCCTTCTCGTTGGCAACGAGACTATCTACCAATTGATATACATTTGCATTATGCGGTGCGGGAGAAGGGAATCGAACCCTCGTCTCTGACGTGGAAAGCCAGCATAATCGAGCCATTATACGACTCCCGCGATTTTGTTGGTAAGGTGGGTATCGAACCCACTATCTTCTGTGTATAAGACAGATGCTTCTACCGTCTAAGCTACTTACCAATTTTTTTTGTAATCCGACAGGGAATCGAACCCTGATTACAAGGATGAAAACCTTGCTTCCTGACCATTAGAAGACCGGATCATATATGATGGAGTTGCCTGGTATCCACCACCGAATAATGACATTCGGACCACCGTTCACTGTCTGCAAGGACCTAACGACTGATACTATAACTTGCTTGCACTCAAGTATCTGTTTGGTGCTGCTAACGGGGATCGAACCCGTATCTCACACCTTGAGAAGATGTTGTCCTACCGTTAGACGATAGCAGCATTTTGTAAGTCTTCTACTCAAGCACAATGCCCGGTTAGGTAGAAGTCACCGGAGCTCTACTTACATTTGTAGTGTATGTCGGATTCGAACCGACGTCCTCCGCTTTGAAAAAGCGTAATCCTTACCACTAGACGAATACACCATATTCTAAAAAGTGACCACGTTAGACTATTTCGGTTGGCTTTTCAAGTCTTTCGACCCGCACATAGTCACTTTTATTTTGTGAGAGTAGTAGGACTCGAACCTACTCAGGCGTAATGCCAACGGTGTTACAGACCGCTCCGGCTCTCCAACTCCGGCGTACTCCCTTGTACTTTTAATTCAATAAAAAAACCCAATCTGATTTTTAAGTCAGATTGGGTTTGTTATATAATAATGTTTTTTTCAACTCATTACTTTATAGACATAACGCTTCTGACCGATGGTATAATATACCCCGCTTCATACCCGCCTATGGCTTCGATAGCTATTGTTATGTTAGTAATTGTTGTCATTTTTTCTATTTTTTAAATTGTTGTTTTTAATTCTTCTAGTCACTTATGTGACTCTCATCTTGTGAGTACAAAGATACGATAAGTTTTTAAACCACCAAATCTTTTTTAATTTTTTATTCTTTTAGTAGCGGGAGAAGGACTCGAACCTCCGACCTTATGGTTATGAGCCACACGAGCTGCCTACTGCTCTATCCCGCGATATATTTTTTGAGACTTGTATCTAAATCGTTACCTATCTCTTTTGTAGCGTAGCGTGGATTCGAACCACCCCGTAGACCTTATGAAAGTCTCATGCAACCTTTACACTTTAACGCGATATATGTTTATAGTTCTATATATTAAAAAGTTTTTCTCCCTTTTGATATTTTTGAAATATTTTTAACGATTATCTATATGAATTAATATTTCGGTGTAATAATCAATAAAGTGATCGTTCCATAAGTCCCACTTAATATCAATATTATCTACAGAGAATACTTCTATTTTATCAAATTGAACTAGGTAATTGTCTCTAAAGTATCTGAATTTTTCTTTAAGCTCAGTATTTCCTAAATGCCACTCACCTGATATTTTCTTAACATTATTTTTAATAAATTCAAAATTTTCTTCATTAAAAATATCATATTCACCACCTTCACAATCGGTTTTTAAAAAGTCAATTTTTTCTAAGTTATAAACTTGTCTTAATTTTTTGAATGTAATGCCTTCCATTTTTGATTCATCATTACCTAAAAGTAAATTCAATTTATGAAGAAATTCGGTATCAACGTATGAATTTATATTTGAAATACCCTTTAAAATAGGTGTTACTGGATGACCTACTGTATTTGATATTAAAGTTGGAAACTGTAATTCACTTGGTTCTAAACAATATATGTGTTTAGGTTTCTTATCTAAAATTGAATATGTGAATGGACCAATACTGGCACCTACATCTAACACTATATCTCCAGATTCTACCTCAAATATTTTTTCATATATTTTACTTTCAAATATTTCGTAAATGATGTGATTTTTATGTGACTCATCTTCTGTATACATCCACCCCCAGTTAAATTTTTCTAAATTCATTTTCATTTTCATTTTTAATCAGACTTCAAATAAAATCTCATAATTATAATCTCGTAAATAAGAAAGTTTAATTTATTTTATATATAACTAATAAAATAAATAAAAATTTATGGAAAGACCTCAAGTAAGAATGGTTGAACCTCAATCAGAAGAAACTAAACCAGCTAATATTCCAAGTTGGGAAGCAGAACAACTACTTCGTAAATATGGACATCAACCAGAACAATTTACAACTCGTCAAGAAGAAGTACCAGTTCAACAACCGGGTTTAACATTTGATCAAATGATTGCTCAACAAGAAGCAGAGGAAAGAAATAATCAAATGAGAAGACAACAACAGATGAATGGACCAAAGCCAAAAACATTTGATGGTGGTAGAGGATATGATTCAGAAGTTAGATATACATCTGATGATGATTCTGGATTTGGTTTTAAGATTGAGATTACAACTGATATGCAATTACCTAGATACTAAGTATTCTATTTATTTGAGAATTTCTCAGTTCAGATTTTGTTTTTTTGAACCATAAAGTTCTTTCGTATGCTTGTCGTAATTGTTTCCAATCTGGCTTTATATCCCAAATTCCATAAACATACATTACATCATCCCATAGAATTAAACTTTTTAACTCAGATTTATCTTCTGCAACAATATTAGTGTATGTTTTACCATTATAATCATACTCATACTCACAGTTATATTCCCAAGTTCTTCTAGTATCAATCCATTCAACTTCTAAAGCTTGATCTACCAGATAAGTATCTACAAAAAGTCCTAACTTTGGATAAGTTAAAACTGATTGACCTCTTCCAATAACAGACTCATATAAAAAGAATTTACCTGTTTTAATTTTAGTTTGATGTAAGTCAAATTTTTGATAATGTTCTTTTTCATCCTCATCATTTTCAAATCTAAATACTTTAGATTTATTTTTCTTCTCACTTATCTCACCTTTTGTTATAATCATGTAGCTTTGCTTTAATTTACAAATATAAAAAATAATATATAAGATACAAAATATTTTATATAAAATTATGGCATTAGTTCTTTTTGAAAGTAGAGTAAATATGATAACTGCGGCCACACCTTCAATTGGTGGGTTTCTAGTTGCATATGATACATTAGATGGAGTTTTAAAACAAAAAGATGACCAAGGTGTTATCACACCAATTGGTTCCGGTGGAGGAATAGGTTCTTTATCACAAACATTATCTATTGGTAATACAACTGGTACTAATTCAATATATTTAGATGTAAATTCTGGTATTAAGTCATCTGGTGGTTCTGCTAGTTTAAGATTAGATAATGGTAGTCCTGGTAATTATGTAGAATTATCATCCTCTAATTTAACAACCGGTTCTACTTTAACTATGAATGATACTACTATTCAATTAAGAGGATTAAGTTCATCTATACAAATGAGTACAACAGACATTCGTTTAAACTTTGGGGTGAATCAATTTTTATTACAAAATAATAATTCCTACTTACAGCTAGGAACTACAAGAGTTTTAGAATTTACAACATCAACTGCTTCTAGAGCAAGTGGTAATAGAGTTCCTGTATTTATATCATCAAACGGATCAAGATTTTCAAATACGGTTACTAATAGTGTTATTATTGGTGGTTCTGGTATTACTGGAACACAATCAAACTCTGTCTATACACCTAATCTAATAATAAAAGATGGTGGTTATGTAAAAGGAACTATCGGAGATGGACAATTAAAATTTAATAGTAATAACGAGGTTTATATGTCATCAGGTACAAAAGTTATTGGTATATTGGAAGCAGGTAGTTCAACAATGCTTAATAACAATGGTATTATAATTACAGATAGTGTTACTGGTCCATCTGGAGATACTGAAACATCAACAACAACAGTCAATACTTTTATATCAACATCAAATACAACATTTGATCCAAGTATAAATAATACCGTTGTTGTTGGAGGACAGTTTTTAACTGTAGATAGTTCTGATACCGTTTATCTAGGTGGTGTAGTAGATATTAATAATCAATATAAATTGCCGCTATCAGATGGAACATCCGGACAAGTTATAAAAACAGATGGTGCTGGTAATCTTAGTTGGTCATCCGGAGTTGGAACACCAGTTATTACTGTAACCGCAGCAACATTTGCTGGACTTTCATCATTCTCATCATCTAGCACCTATAGAATAACTGGTGTTGATACAGATTTATATGGTGGTACAGAAATATACTTAACAACAAACTCACAAGGAATATTAAATGATGTTGGTGAGGGTAAATTCTATAATCCTAAATATGATCAAACAGTTGAAGGATATAGAATTTGGAGTGGTACTTCATCATCTTATGCAACAGCTTCCGTTGTTTATTGGGGTGGTAGAGCATGGTCTAATAATAGTGGAACTAATACTTCATCCCCATTGACTATCTTTTTCTTAAATCCAACAGAGTGGACTGTTATTCCTTATACAAATGGATTATATTATAGAATTAGTTATGATAAAATTAAGTATGACAGAGCTACTGATAAAATCATTTATAGAAGTGAAAGAGGTATAAATACAGTAAGTACAAATGCAGATAATATTAGTTATTGGGTAGATGATGTTGGATTATATGATCCAATAAAAGTATTTCAATGGGGTAATGTATATAGTACATCGACTGGAGTTGGTATTGCGAGTCAAAATATAGTAAACTCTTATAATGAGAATCTAAATTTTAGAGGTATTTTACAAACTAATATAACAATGAATAATTCATCTGCTCAATTCAATATGAATACTGATATAAATTCATTACAAGATAATTTAATATTGAATAATTATTTCTATGATAGACAGTCAACTTTATTAGGAAGTGAATATAGTATGTCTTTCCAAAGTGGTAATACTATTACTATTGATGGTAATTTAGTGGTTAAAGGTTCAACAACGACAATAAGTAGTGAGAATTTAATAGTTAAAGATCCTATTATCGTATTGGCTGCAAGTCAGTCAGGAACACCAACATTAGACTCAGGTTTATTTGTAGATCGTGGTATTGGTGCGACTCAAGCTTTTATTTGGGATGAATCAATGGATGAGTTTAAATTCATTTCTACACCAGATGGTGATACGGTATCAGGTAATGTTACTATAACAGATTATTCTAATGTAAGAACTGGTGTTTTAAAAGTTGGAACTGGTGATTTTGATACAAATGATAGATTTATAGTTTCATCATATGATGGAATTGTTTCCTTAATAGTTGATGAGTCTGGTAATGTTTATAATCAAGGTGGATCAAAATCTACTTATAATACCGCATTTGGTTATGGTTCACAAAAGGATTCTCCATCAGGGAGTATTAGTGTGGCTAGTATTATAGGTGGTTCAAGTTATGATGATGGTTGGTATTCTGGTATAGAGATGGAATTATATTCTGGTCCAGCACCACTAACTTACCCAATAGTAAACATATATGTTGAGGATGGTTATGTACAAGAAGTTGTAATCGTAACTAATGGTACTGGATTTACTAGTTCATCAACACAACTTACTGCTAATTTTGATTCTGGTTCTGGTTTTTATATAACCATTAATCTTGCAGTTGTTCGTAATACATCATTTGGTTATAATTCATTAAAATCAAATATCGGTAATGATAATGCGGCATTTGGACACAATTCGTTACTATCAAATACAACTGGTTATAATAATATTGCGATTGGTGCAAGCTCATCAAGTTTAAATACAACTGGTTATAATAATACCGCTATTGGATATGCTACATTATATCATAATTTGATAGGTAATTCTAATAGTGCACTTGGTGCAAATTCATTGTATAATAATACATCTAGTTATAATACTGCAGTTGGTGTAAATTCATTGTATAATAATACATCTGGTTATACGAATACTGCATTTGGATATGGTTCATTGTATAATAATACAACTGGTTCTTATAATGTAGGATTGGGTTCAGATTCACTATATTTTAATAAAACAGGTTCTTATAATATCGCAATTGGTTTTGATTCACTATATACGGCAACTTCTTCTAATTATAATATTGCAATTGGTTATAGATCATTACTTAATACTAAAAGTAGTTATAATATAGGATTAGGTCTTGAATCATTATATTCAAATACAACAGGTATAAATAATATCGCAATCGGTAACTACTCACTATATGTTAATACAACAGGTAATTCTAATAGTGCACTTGGTGCAAACTCATTAAGGAATAATACAATTGGGTTTCAAAATACTGCGATTGGTGAAAATTCATCATATAATAATACAACCGCAACTAATAGTGTGGCAATTGGATACTCTTCACTATATAAAAATAATACAGGTAACTTTAATACTGCGGTTGGTGTAGAAACATTGAGAAATTCTACAACCAGAGTAACAGCTTTAGCGGCAACATTTTCTGCGGGTGGCGGTTATACTCCAGGTACATGGCCACACATTGTTTTATTTGGTATAGGTGGTTCATCTTACTACCCTGGTAATAATGTTGGAGATTATCCTCAAGTTACTATAGTTGTTGGTGCTGGTGGAACTGTAAGTTCTGTTACTTTAACTTCAGAAGGAAGTGTAGTACCTGATGAAACAGTTGTATTTGGTATACAAACCGGTATTCAGTATTATCAAATACCAGGTTCTGGATCAGGATTTTCAATAAACATAGCAAGTATAAAACCAGCCGGTGATGATAACACTGCACTTGGTTATCAGGCATTAAATAATGTTTTTGGTGGTGCACGTAATATAGGAATTGGAAGTCTTGCTGGTAGTTATGGATATTTAGCTGATACAAATGACTCTGTATATATTGGATATAATGCAAATTCAGTAAATTTTAATGTAAGTAATGAAATTGTTATTGGTGCAACCGCACTTGGTAATGGTTCTAATACAGTTACTTTAGGTAATGATAATATAGAAAAAACTATTCTTAAAGGAAATGTTGCAATAGGATTTACGGGAACCTCAGTTTCGCCAAATTGTGATTTAGAAGTAAAAGGTAATCAAACATTTACTTTACCTGATAATAATATGACTTCAGGAGATGTTGTTTATTTTGGTAATGTTACTACTGGTTTAACTCCAGGTTCAATATACTATTATGATGGTGGTGATTGGACATTAGCAAGTGCTTCAGTAGAAGCAACTTCATCAGGATTATTAGCAATTGCATTGGGAACTAGCTCTTCTGATGGTATGTTATTAAGAGGATTCTCTAGATTTGATACAACACCTATATATATGGCGATGGGTACTCTTGGTACAGTACAATTCTTATCAGTAACAGATGGTGAGTTTGAAGAAGTTCAACCTACAGGAACTGGTGAAGTTGTTAGAGTAATTGGTTATTGTGTTGATACAAGTCTATTATATTTCTGTCCAGATACAACTTGGATAGAGTTATTATAAAAATAAAAAAGACTTTGATAAATCAAAGTCTTTTCTTTTATGCGGAGGAAGTAGGTCTCGATCCCAATGCGATTTAACGCACCAACAGTTTAGCAAACTGCGTCCACTACCCAGTGAATTCATCCTCCATATTTTGTAGTGAGCAAGGGAATCGAACCCTATACATCTAAACGTACGTACTGCTTTCCAGGCAGACCCTATCACCATCAAGGCTTACTCACTATTCTGAAGAGGGTAGAGTAATCGAAACCCGTACAGTTGCCCGTACCCCTGGGGTTCAAGCCCAGTTTGCTACCTTAGCGGTACCCTCCATATATTTGTGATTCCAGAGGGAATCGAACCCCCACCTGATCGTTCGTAGCGACCTATCCTATCCGTTAAACGATGGAACCAATTAAAAACAAAAGACCCACAAACTTTGAAGTCTGTGGGTTTCATACTAATTTTTTATATCAATTATGAGCACAACAGAACCTCCCTCAAATTACTTGAGCGACTAGACGAACTTGACGATGTTGTGATAATTGTTTTCATATTACTATATATTAAAATTTTATTCTTTGTTTTTATTTATCTGATAGAAAGGTGGGACTCGAACCCACAACCACGGCTTTAACAGAGCGAAGTAACTTATTTCATTGCTACTAAGAGAGTTTCTTAGAGAAAGACTGACTAAGTATGATTACGTGCTCTACCAATTGAGCTACTTTCTATTTGTGCGGATTGTCAAAATCGAATTGACCTCTTATGGCTTTCAACCATACGCTAAACCGTCTCAGCTAAATCCGCATTATATTGTCTTATCCACTTTCTTATAGTGTTATCACTAACACCATATTTTTTACCGGTCAAGACATAGTTTGTTTCTTTTATATCTTTTAAAATTTGCTCTAATGAAGGTCTTTCAACTTTTCTTTGTCTAAATGAATCACATTTAGAACACATTTTAGAACATTTGTATATTTCTATACCACATTTACAATAATTTTTATTATCTAATATTTCAAATGTTGGTTTAGTTTTTACCAGACCATTTATGTAATAGATTATATTATCAATAAATTCTCTTTTAGAATCTTTATCCAACAATTGATAATCACTCCATTTTATTCTAATTATATCCCAACCTAAATCTTCTAGATATTTATTTCTTCTTTTATCACTTTCAATAATTTTATTATCTAAATAGTGTTGACCACCATCGATTTCTATATCTATTTTTTTATCTAAAATACAAAAATCTAATTCATATAATCCAATTCTGTAAGATTTTATTACACTAATATTTCTATCTAAAAAAACATCAGTAAAGTATTTCTCAGGATATGATTCATTTCTACTATGGTTTAATAGATAGGGAACTTTATCTGGATTATTTTTTAAATATTCTCTTCTACTATTTGATATTTTTTTTCTAGTTTCATCTGATAATTTCTTTCCTTTATTAAGAAAAGAGATATTATCACACATTTTTCTCCTCTTAGTTTCATATTCTGGATCTCTATCACAATGTGATACATGTCCGCCCAATTTATAACCATTTTCGAATATTGAATCACAGTATTTACATTTGTGTATTTTAATTACTTTCTCTTTTGTAATCCGTTTTTTCCTAACTTTTAAATTACCGCAATGACTTTTATGTCCTATTAAAGAATGTCTTTTATCAAACTCCATATCACATATATTACATATATATGGTACTCTATCTGTATTTAGAATACAATGGGACTCATGTATTAAAACATCTTTATTTTTATTACGTCCTATATATACTTTTTTACAAAATTTACAACTTATCATATATAATAATAATTTTTATTTATATATTAATAAGTTAGTGGCTCCTTTATAATAAGTTACAAAGACTTAGTTCCCTCTGTGGTAATCGAAACCACCTTCCCAGATTAAAAGTCTGGTACATCCACCAACAATGTTTAGAGGGAGAATTTAGGGTGTGAGACGGGATTCGAACCCGCATTAGAAAATTAATTCATTCCAGATTCACAATCTGGTCGGCTGCCTTTACCGGTTACAAACACCATATTTGTGTGGAGAGCGGGGCTCGAACCCGCGACACCTACCTCTTCAGGGTAGTGCTCTACCAACTGAGCTACCTCCACTTTTTTGCACAAGCCAAGGGAGTCGAACCCTTTCCATCCGAGGTTTTGGAGACCTGGTGCATACCATTATGCTGACCTGTATTTTGTTCCCCCTGTGGTAATCGAAACCACCTTCCCAGATTAAAAGTCTGGTACATCCACCAACAATGTTTAGAGGGATTATAAAATAAAAAAACCCGAACTTAATTTTAAGTTCGGGTTTACGTTTATGTTTTATTCTCTTTTATGACATTATCCTACAATAACATCTTCTTTTGAGAACGACATACTCATACATCCGAACTTGTGGCTAAACCACTTGAACGACTTACTAAAGCTTGTATGTATTGAATTTGTTCTCATTGTTATTATATATTAAAAGTTTATTCTCTCTTTTTGTTTTTTTGTTATTTTTATAGTACAAAAGTAATAAAAGTTTACTTATCTACCTAATTTTTATGTTTTTATTTTAATTTTTCTGATAATTACACACATCTATGTTTACTCCAGTATCTTCTTTGTTGTCCACATCTTGAAGCACAACTTTCTGTTACACCAATAATGATTAGAAATAATACTACCAATCCGTAATTTTTAATTTTCATATTTTGTTATTTTTTTAACACTGCAAATATACAGCTTTATTTTAATCTACCAAACTTAAACCTAAAATTTCTTCAAGTTTTCTATCTCTATACTCTTCTAAAGTTATAAAATCTCTAGCATAGTATTGACCAAGTTTATTTTTTCTTTCGTCAAATACATCATATATAGGACAAATACCATAATCACCTAGAAGTGTGACTTCTTCATATACACCATAATAAGTTTCATTTACAACTAATTCTTTGTTTCTTGTATAGGAAATGTCTGGTTCTGTTATACAGAATATTTTTAAAACCATGTTTAAAGTCTTTTAATGTCAGGTAAAGTTTCACTTGAGTTAACCATATTACGAATAACTGCTTTTTTTAGCGGAGTTAGTTTTTTATTTTTTAATGCTTCTTCTAAAATAAGGTGGTATGATAAACCCGATAAAATGTAACTTTTAAAGTTAGTTTTTTCTTTTTTAATAAGTTCATCATAATTTGCACTTGGCATAGATTCTTTAAACAATTGACGATGTATATCGAGAATTATTTTTTCCTCTTTACTAATTTTGGTCATTTCCATAATTGTATTTTGTGTTTTTTATATATAAAAGAAAAAATATGTTAAAATGCCAGCAAAATCCAAACAGCAATTAAAGTATATTTGGGCTATGCGTCATAAATATAAAAATAAAAAAAGTGCACCTAAACATATGAAATGGGTATTTAACAAAGATTGGTCCCAAGGTGTTAAAGCCAGTGGGTTACCAAACAAAGTTAAAAGTTTTCAAACTTATGTAAGTGAAAACTATGATGCTTCAACTAAGAAGTAACTTTTCTTACCTCTTTGTAGTATGATAAACTTATCATTTATCAAATCAACATCTGTTACTATGTAGTCTTCCTCTCTCTTTATTTTATTTACTGCAACAGAGTTTTCTTTTAAAGCTCTTCTAGCTTCATTATTTGATTTTAAGAAACCTGTTTTAAATAGAATGTCTGTCATTGTAATACCAGCAAGAATATCTTCCATAGGAACTTTCGCTTGTGGTATTCCACCAAATATATCTAAGAATAATTCTTCATCAAGTAAGTTTAAATCTCCACCATTGAATAAAATGTTAGAAGCTTCTACTGCTTTTTCAAACTCTTGTTGACCGTGAACCATAATAGTTATTTCTCTTGCTAATGTTTTTTGTAACAAAAATAAGTGTTTTGCTTTATTATGCTCTTCTATTAAATTATCAATAGTTTCTTTATCTAAAAATGTAAAGATTTTAATATATCTCTCTGCATCATTATCATCAGTACTTATCCAAAATTGGTAAAACTTGTACACAGAGGTCTTATCTTTATCTAACCATATGTTTGTACCTCCTTCAGATTTTCCGAACTTAGAACCATCCGATTTAGTTAGTAAAGGACATGTCATAGCAAAAGCTTCCCTACCAGGATTCATTTTATGAATTAGTTCAGTTCCTGTTGTAATGTTACCCCATTGATCTGAACCACCCATTTGTAATAAACAGTTATACTCTTTATTTAGATGGTAGAAATCGTATCCTTGAATCAACTGGTAAGTAAACTCAGTGAAAGACATTCCTTCACCTTCGATACGGTTCTTTACAGATTGTTTTGATAACATGTAATTTATAGTAATTCTTTTACCGATGTCTCTTACAAAATCTATGAAACTAAACTTTGACATCCAATCGTAGTTATTTACTACAGGAGTATCACCTAAAAATCTGGTCAAAGTATTTTTGATACCTTCAACATTTTTATTAAGTTCTTGTTCGTCTAATAGATTTCTTTCATTTGACTTACCAGAGGGGTCACCGATCATACCAGTAGCCCCACCAACAAGTGCGATAGGATTGTGTCCAAAATTCTTCATATGTTTTAGAAGAATGATGGGAACTAAACTCCCAATGTGTAGAGAATCTGACGTTGGATCAAAACCAATATAAGAGGTGGTGGCTTCTTTTAAAAGTTGAGCCTCCGTTCCGGGTATTATATCGTGTACTAACCCACGCCATTGTAATTCTTCTACTATATTTTTCATTATGCTAATACTTCTTTAATAACTTCTGATACAACTTTTCTATCTACATGTAAAGTAGCAAACTCTTTCATAATACCACCAACATTTGTAATTCCAGATGCAACTAGTTCATTTACTTTAATAACAATATCTTCTTTAGTTAAAGGTGTTGGAAGAAAAGCTTCTACAATTTTTAATTGTAATTTAGACTCTTCATCACCATTTAATGAAATAACCTCATTTAAAGACTTTGCAGTTTTATTAAGAATTTTAACTACTTCTACATCAGAAAGACAATCAACACTAGTATTCTTCTCAATAGTTTGGATCTCTCCTTTCACTACAGAAAGTAAGTTTTTTGCTACGATATTTCTTTCTTTGAAAGCTATCATGTAGTCTTTGCTAATTTGTTCTTTTAAATTCATAATATTTATTTTTTAATAATTTCTAAAAAAATACACTTTTATTTTCATATTTTATATTTAATATCGAGGTAGTTCACTGTTTTTATTAAAAGTGTATAAGAAAACGTATTTCCCAGCTAATTACTACCATAAACACTAACTATAACTATGTGACCAAAACTTATTCTCTAACAGGTCAGTTGTAGTAGCTCATTATTTATTGTGCAAATATACAACAAAGTTTTAATTTAAAAAATATATTTTAATATATAGTTTATGAAGTACTTAAAATTATACGAAGGTTTTGAATCTAATAGGATTAGTGCAATACTTTCATTTTTAAATAACAAGATAAAGAGTGATAATCCTACAAGAGAGTTTTTGAAAGTATTAAAAAAACTTTCAGATAAATTTGATTTTCCTTTAAGTACATTAAGTGATAAAGAAATACAATATCTACCAGTAAATAAAGCACTTTCTGTTGGTAGAGGTGAAGAAGCAATGAATCCATCTGGAACTTATTGTATTAAGTATTGGTTTTCATTAGAAAACGGATATTTATGTAGTACTGGAACTGGAAATAAAACAATGGATTATAATAAGTATAATTCTTATAATGGTGCTATGATGAGTAATGGTGAAGGTTTAGATCAATCTCACTTAGCTTACCTAGCTAGAGAATATAAAATAGGTGGTATTATTACTCCAGCTAGATTAGGAGATTTAGTAACTGGTGATAAAGTAGTAATGGTTTGTGGTGAAGATTTCAATGGAGATCCTACTTATTTAACTTTTGGTGAAATATACGCGGATAATAGAAGAGATGATGATGATCCTCAGTATTACTTTTATCAAAATGATCATGAAGGTTCAGATCCTTCTGTAACCAGAAATGAAATACAAATACCAGATAGATATAACCTTTATGAAGGTAACGCTGCTTATCAATATGCTTGGTCATTAGGAAGTCCAGAAAATGAATCAGATGATCATCTTATGTTACATAAAGTAATACTTGATGAAAAACCATTAAGATTTAAAGATGATGATTTAGAGAAGATGAATAAGACAGAAGAATCTGTTTGGGATTTCAATTTACCATTGGATGGAACTAATTTGGAAGAATGGAATCAGAGAAAAACTTCAATTTTTAATAAAGTAAGTAAAGAAGCAAATTTTGCAATTGTTCTTTTTCTCGATGATATAATAATTAAAAATGTTGATGATACCACATCTGATATTATAAGTAGGAGAAAATCATTCAAAAATAACGCATTAGCTTTAAAAAAACCAGAAGATATTAGAAAAGAAAATGTTGAAAGGTATCTAACTACTTTATTTACAAAATTGGGAATTGAAAAAGATAAACAAGAATTTAAAAATCTTAACTCAGTTGTCTCATCATCAATTATCGGAGATTACTTTATAATCGCTCTTTATAATAGTAGTGCTTATATTGATAGATTAACAGACTTTATTTCTTATTTATATAGACTTATGTCAGAAAATGATAATTCTTATAACTTTGAGAAAACGTATGAATTATTCAAAACTATTAAGAAAAGACGCTTGAAACAAACGACTGCTTACTCTAAAGGTATTAAAATTGTTAAAGATACACATAATCAAAATGCAGAAAGAATGTCTGATATAATTGATAAAGTGGTTAAAATTGGTTTAAACTTATCAATTTCAGTTAAAACTAAAGATATAGAAACTATTGAAGATCTTAAATCGGTGCAAGTTAGATTATCATCATTATATGAGTTAGCACAAGATGATATTTTTTTCCTTTCAAGACCTGTTAAAGATATTCTTACAAGTTTAGATGCAGATTCTTCGTCATTAAAACTGAAGATGAGTAGATTAAGATATAGTGATGAAGACTACAAAAAGGATATTAAAAAATTAGATAATCTTGAACGAATAGTTAAAGACTTTTTAAGATAGTAGATATAAATCATGTTGTCTAGTTTCTAACTCAGTTAAAAGGTGTACACATTCTCTTCTTAGATCCTTTAATTTTAAAAAGTCCGCTGTATTTTTAGTTTTATTTAATTGTGAATTGAGATTATCGATTTCAACAGTTATTAAATCTTTCATTAAATTCATTTCTTTACCGACCTCTTCTTTTAAATCAAGTGCTAATGATTTAAAATACGGATTTGACATAATAACACCTTTGTAATTATTGGAACTAAAGTTCTTCATAAGTCTTTTAAGTGTATCAATAACTTCATCTTCAGTATTTGATAGGTGTAATTTATCAAGATATTCTAATAACGTCAATTTCATATATTATATATTTCGTTGCATCTCTCTGGTAAGATCTCTTTCCTTTATTGAAGCTCTTTTATCCCAAGTTTTCTTACCCTTAGCCACAGCTATTTTAATTTTAATTTTGTTATTCTTAACAAACATACCAAGTGGAATTGCGGTTATACCTTTATCTTCCAGTTTTCTTTTGATTCGTACAATCTCTTTTTTATTTAAAAGAAGTTTTTTATCTCGATTTTCTTCGTGTATGTCTAAAGTATGTGCTGATTTATAAGCAGCAATTTTTAGATTCTTTATCCAAACTTCATTATCTTTTATAAAAATAAACGCATCGATTAAAGTAACATTACCCATTCTAACTGATTTTACCTCACTACCGACCAATATTATTCCGCAGTCAAATTCTTCTATGAACGTATATTCATAACGTGCTCTTCTATTTAATGCTATCATATTTTATAATTTTGTGGAAATCTGATTCCCTATTCTTAATGACTTGTATTACTTTATCATTACTTTGTTGAGTTATAACCATTGCTAAATCTGCCAAATATAAAGGTGTTGAACCACCTATAAAAGAATCAATCATATTATTATCTTTATTTAAACCATTAGATTGTAGTGGACAAGTAATTATCAATTTAATATCATTTATATCTTTACCATTTCTACTATCTCTTAAACAATCTCTTATATCGTAAATAGTATTTTTTATTATACCTGCCCGGTTTATATCTTCATTAGTAAAATTTCTTTGTTTAATATAAGAATTTCTTATATCATTTATATCTAATAATAGATACTCAAGTTTTTCTTCTTCATTTAAAACTTGATCAATTTTCATATCTCTAAGGATTGACTTCATAGAAAAAGATGAACTTAAATCTATTATCTTGGTTCCTCCAAGATTAGAAATAATTTCATCTTTAATTCTTTCATCTGAAAATCGATAACCAATTAAGGTTGTCTCTGTTTTACTAATTAGATCATATAAATAATCTATTTCTTCCATTAGTTTAGGTATTGCTCAACAAGTTCAGACAATTTCTCTTTAGTTGTCATACCAACACTTCTATCTACAATTTCTCCATCTTTATAGATTAAGATTGTAGGAATGTTTCTGATACCTAACTCGGAAACTTTGTCACCATTTGGGGTTGCATCTAATTTACCAACTGCTACTCTTCCTTGGAAATCAATTGAAAATTGATCTACAATTGGTGCAATTTGACGGCATGGTCCACACCACGTTGCCCATATATCTACTAATGCTACTCCACTTTCTACAAATCCATCATAGTTAGTTTCATCTAATTCTGTAATAAATCCCATAATTTTATATTTAGTTTATATTTATATTATATTTTGTTGAAAAGTTTTAAATTGGCCAGTGATCACTATCTTCTACTTTAGATTCTATTTTAGATAAGATACTCTGAACTCTAGAATTATGTGCATCATCAACAATTTCTTTTCTTACTGAAAGTTCATAAAGTAAAGCTGTTGTATCATCAATCTCTTGTCCTGGTTCGATAGTATGTTTTTCTAATACCGAAAAAGCAATTTCGGGATCTTCTTTATATCGTTCTAATAATAGTTTTAGTATTGAAATCTGTTCAGTTAGTTTATATCCTCTTAAATTAAGTATTGTTTTTGGTAGAAACTGAATTGTACTTGATAATAATTTCATATCTTCTACATCAACACCACCATCTACATAATCTTCATTTACAAATAAAGGTCTCAACTGATTCCATATATCTACTAATTCTGGTTTGGTATAAATATTTCTTAAATAAAATAAGAAATCATCACCTTTATGAATAGCAAGTAGATTATTATCTAGTAATAACTCTTTTTTAGTTTTTAAAGTCCATAGATCTACATCTTTGTCATATGTCGTTTTGACGTGTGTCATACAGTCAAGATCTTTTTCTATTGTGAAATAGTTATTGAGTATCTTATGATTGTTAAACATATTAAAATATCTATCTTGAAATCTAACTTTATAAACATCTTGTAGTTTTGGAATTGTAAGACGTGATAGAACACATTGAACAATCTCCAATTCAAATAAATCTAATTTAACATCAAGCTCTTCCGCTTTTTTAACAATTCTGATTGCCGTATGGCAAGGAGTTTTCAAATTAGATATTTTTAACTCTCCGGTTTTTAAGAACTTCTCAAATTCTGGTGTCCAATAAAACTTATCTTCTTCAATTGAGTAACCAATTGCGGTACAGTTTATATCAAATGATTTGATAATAATCTCTGGATTGTGGGTATTTGACTTGTAACTAACGTAGTTGAATATACCTTCGGTAGTAGATTCAACTATAGAGTAATAATTTTTTGCTCTATCAATAAATCTTAGACCAGCGTAATCATCATACCAAATATTCTGTTCATCTTCTTTAAATGAAAAAAAGTATTCTTTTTTATTCTCGTTATAGTTATCTAAAAGACCATCAAACAAAAAAACATCAATGTCATTGATGATTGCTTTTGTTCCAGAAACTTCTTCCCATATAAGATTTGCAACAGAACCACCTGCGATGAAACCTCTTTTAGGCAAACCCCAATTCGATTTTATTTTTTGAATAGCATTCTTTGCTAACTGTTCTACGTTCATTACTTTTCTTTTTTAGTGTTTAATTTTAAAACTTCTGATATGTGATCATTTAATGATCTTCTGACAGTATTATCAGAAGAAGTCTGATTTTCATCTTTAACTTCTTCCGATTCTTCTGTTGTTTTTATTTGTTTATCTTTCATTTAATCCAAAAACATTTCATCTATTTGTTCAAACTCTTTTTTAGACTGTTCCATAAGTATTTGACGACCATTTCTGATTTGAGATTTTATTGTAGATAAGTTTTTATTTAATTTATCTGCAATGTCTTTGTATTGCATTCTTTCTATCTCTCTCATTATAATAACTGTTTTATACGGTTCTTTTAACTCGTCGATATGTTTCTTCATTACATCAGCTTTCTGTGTGAAAACATCATAGATTGCTTCATTACTTTCAGTTTCTTGTAAGAAATCTTTTAAAGTAGTACCTTCATCATCAAACTCAATGTCTAGTGATATGTTTCGGTTTTCTAACTTTTTATCTTGTAAAGATAAGTTTTTTGCAATTGTAAATAACCACGTTGAGAATTGTGATTTTTCTTTTTGATACATTTCTATTTTTTCCAGAGCTATCATAAATGAGTCTGTCGAAATGTCTTCTGCTTTTTGTACATCATTACAAATTCTTGATGTAAAGTAGATTAGTTTTGGGTAATACTTTTGATAAAGTGTTGCGAAGTCTTTACCGGTTCTTTCTTTAAAAATTTTCTCTTGTTCAGAGAAGGGGGTCTTGCTTAATTCCATAGATTGCTTTTGATTTTTCTTTTTGACTTGCAGTCAATTGCTTTTAATTGTGATTTTGGCTTGTTATTTATTCTAATTGATGTAATATTATTATATGATATATATATTAAAAGTTGTCAACTTCCTTGAAGAAATATGTCATATTTATTTAAGTATTTGTTCAATTTTATCATTTCTTTTAGTTGCTAAGTCGTCTTCAATCCATTCAATATTACTCGATAACATCCAAGTATTATCAACCATATCAGAAATTTTTTTTCTAACATCATCATCATTAAACTTAGATTGATTTGCAACCATTGTTATAACTTTTACTTTTGATCTTAACGAAGTTTTTTCTAACTCACCTAATTCAAACTGAACATCGAATGACTTACCATCACATGTATAATGGTTTGACCAAATGCCTCTTTTAATAAATTGTATTTTCTTATTTTTATCTTTACTTATGAAGTAAAGACAAGTAGAACCCACACCTAGTATGAGTCCTATCAGTATACCTAACCAAATCATATTATTTTACTTTACGTTTTTTTCTTAATTCTAACTTTGCTTGTTTAAATGTTGCAAGTAATTCTTCACTAGGTTGTGTAGTTACATACTTTCTTTGGGTGTAATCATAGTATCTTTGAGAATTACAATCTCTAAAATTGTGAATAGTTAAAATTGATTTCATCCACTCAATATCTGTAGATATATTTAAAAAATAAGCTTTATGACCAATAATATAACCTTTGAAATTATCAATCTCAAACTTTACATTATTTAGTCCACGTAGAACATTAGCTCTTTTTTTATCATCTTTCTCTAAATTGGGATACATATTGATAATTGTCAATACTGCATTATCCATTGGATCTAGTTGATCCAATAATGATTTCAATTGGAGATCTCTCTCATTACTAACTTTAGTTTGATCTACTCTTGCTTTATAATCAACAAGTGTACCAGACTCACTAACTTCAAAAATTTGATAAGTCATTTTTGCAGCCCAGCTAGTTTCAAAGTTTTGTCTTGAAACCATACTTTTTATATTTTTTAAGAAGGTTGCTTCTGATCTATAAACAGAGTCACCTAATACAAATATTTTATTTCTTGTCTTCGCCATTTAATATATCTTTTAATCTATTATCTCTTAATTCTTTAACAATCAAACTTTTGTCTTTATTAAATTCTGTATAGTATCTAAACTTCCAGCCATTTAAGATTTTATGTAATTGTTCTTTATTAGCTTTATGAAGATTTTTTACTATACCCTCTTCAATATTTTTGAAAGCTGCTGCTTCAATGTTAGATCCAAAGTTCTTGGCTCTAATTACAAAGTCTTGTAAATCTAATACATCTTTTTGGAGTTTCTCTAATCTTTCTATGATAGCTTCTGTTATATCTCCTTTCATTATGATAATAAGTTTTCTAATTCTTCTACTGTCAATATTACTACTCCAAGTGAAACCGCTTTTGTTTCTTTACTTGAACCTGAACCTTTTGCTTTCATTACCAAGTAAGTTGTAGTTTTAGATACAGAACCTGCAACTTTACCACCACGTGATTCAATTACTTCTTCTAAATCTTTTCTACGAACTCCAGTGAATACAAATGATTTACCATCTAAATCTGTACCAACTTTAACTGATTCTATTTTTTTAGCAATCGTTATAGGAAGATTTCCTACAAAGGTAAAGAAATTATCGTAGTTATCCACAAAAACTTTTGCAGAAATCTCAGCAAATCCTTCAATCTCCATAACTTGATCGATTGTAGGTTTAGTTGTAAAGTGTTCTAATAAAGCTAACTTCTTACTACCTAATCCTCTGAACAAACCTGTAGCGTGTTGTAGTTTAGATAACTGAACATCAGTGACTGATTTTTGAATTGAGTTATAAACAATCTGAGCCTTTCTTTTACCAAATCTGTCAATACTCTCTAATTGTGTAGTAGTAACATTTAAAATGTCTTCGATAGTTTTATAACCAGCATCCCATAATTGAGTGATGATACCTTCTGACACATTGTCTGCTTCTAAGATTTCAAAGAAAGCAATATTTTGTCTTATCTTTTGATCGTCAGTTTCAGTTAAAGTAATCAGCTCAATACCTGCCTCATTCCAATCAATTTCAGTACCTTCAACAACTGGCATAACAAAGTCAACCGTTTGTAATACTTCTACAATTAGAGGAATAACCATACCACTTCTTTTAACTACAACTTTCGCACCAATTCCTAAACCCATATCTCTTACGAATTTAGCATTGTTACCAGTTACGTTAGAAACAGTAACTCCATCTAATTTAATTGGAGTAATATGTAAAACAGGTTTTAAGAGACCGTGTTTAGAGATATTCCAAGAAATACCTAATACTGTCGCTTCTGCTTTTTGTTCAAAACTATCGTGTTTAAATGCTCTTGCATAACAAGGATTGTTAGATGAAGTCTCACGACCTAAACTTGCTTGTAGTTTAAGATCATTTACTTCTAGAATAATACCATCGATTTCATAGTCGGTAGACCATCTTTTGAATAGCTCTACTAATAAGTCTTCTGTAATATCTTTCGCAATAAATAAATGATAATTTACTTTAACTTCTTGGCCAGAGTTTAACATATCTAAAATGTCTGACTTGTTTTTAAAGTTAAATCCTTCATTTGGTATTGCACCGTATTTAATGAATTGTAAGTCTTTTAATGGTTCTGTTACTTCTTTTGAGTTAAGTAAACCGGCAACTAAATTTCTTGGATTTGCGAACTCTAATGAGTATTTGTCTAAGAAAACTTGTTTAGGCATGATAACTTCACCATAAGTATATGTAAATACATCACCTTTTAAAGATAAGTGATTTTGTATTAGTTTGTAGTGTTCATCGGATTTCTGGCCGAATTCACCATCACCTCTAGTCCAGGTGTTTGTATTGATTTCGTCATGACATAAAGAAAGTCCGTCATATTTTGGAGTACATACAATTTCGGTATTCGGATTGATACCTTTTAATCTTAACCATGTATGTATGTCTTCAATGGTTTTAATTTTATTCATAGATGCCATATCAATAGGTAATTTTGACTTTCTTGTTTCATCAAGAATTTCAATACCTACTTTTGAGAAAAATTCATTCTCTGGGTCATATGAAAACAGTAAATCGACCATCTCATCATAATCTTTATCGGAGATGATTGCATTACCAGTTCTGTAAGCTTCATTTGCTTCTTCTAATTTTGCTACTATTTTATCTATCATAAATAATTTATTTCTACAAATATACAAAATTTATTTTAAATAACAAATAAACCATTAAAGAAAACTGACAATTTAATATATACTAAAAAATCAAAAATCATAAAATGGTTCAAAGTTCATTTCCAAAAGTAGCGGATCAAATAATAACGTATAATAAAAATATTGTTGAGATTTTATCTAAAATCAATTCTTTAACAACAACAACAGATTCTTCTGTTACTCTTCAAGTATATGATGAAAATGGTATATTAAGAAAATTTACATTACCTTCTTTTACATCTTTAAAAGCAGATATTGATAGATTAAATAATAATATTAATTCACTTTATAGTATTGATTCAGCGGGTGCTTTAATTCAAACAACATCACAAAATAAATACAAAAAGATTATTACAGTTGATTTGAATAGAGATCCTACTCCAATTGGAAGTTTAGGAACTTTAAGTACTTTTAAGTCATCACCTAATTGGTTTTTTGATTCACTTATGGATCCTATGGTTTCTGTAGAACTTGATTTATCTGGTAAAATTGAAGATAATGTTAGAAAATGTTTAATTAGAAGATATATTATTGATTTTGCAAAAAATGCAGATGGTTCATTTACTACATTAGGTCAGTCGGCACTTAATAGTTATAATCAGTTATTTAGAGGAAATGCCAACGTGGTTATATCAGAATTTGAAAATTGGTATACTACTACAACGGGTTTATTAAATCCAACGAATCCTAAGTATGATGAGCAAATTTTTGACTTAGAGCCTAACCACCTATTATATGATGGTCAGTTTAGTGTTTTAAGAATACAGGAAGATAGATTAAATAGAAAACTTTGGTACGTTTTGGATACTCTGGATTATTTGATAGTTGATGCAAATATGACAAAAAAATTATCTAACGGTGATGAAGTTATTATAAATTCTGACAAGACATCAACAAGATATAAAATATTAGAAGTTTCGACTGCAGAGTCTAATCCTAGAATTAGAGTAGAAAGACTTGAGGGGATTGAACCAATTCCTGTTGGTATTGGTACTTTAAAGATTTACTCATCACTTATATATACCAAAAAAGTTAGAGTAAGTGTTGGTTATAATGAACGAAATGTTCTTTTTATTAAACCAGTAAATGCTGATAATAATTTAGTTGCAAAAAAATGGAGTTTGGGTACTGGATATTATACAAATGACTTGAGACTTAGTTCTGCATCCACGGCAAATGGATTATCAATGGAACAGTTTTATATTGACTATGTTTATGATTATGGTGTCGTTTTACAAGATTTAGTTGCAAAGAAAACTCCAAATTCATTAGCAGGTACACCAGGTTCACCAACATTGGCATTAGATAACTTTAAAGTAGTTCAAATCAATAAACATCTTACTGATACACCTGATTCTAATTTAGTTAAACAAAAACATAATTATCAGTTATCTTTGAAATCAGAGATACAACAATTACAAGAAGCAATTTTATCAAGAAATAAGGCATCAAAATTTACTAAGTTTAAATCAGACTCTGCGAAAAAACAAGCCGATTTAGAAGTTGAAGAATTAACTAATAAAAAAGATAGTAAAAGTAAATTACTTGCATCAGTTACTCAAGAAGTTATTGACTTATCTAAAGATCCAAAAAATAAAGTTGCTCCTAAATTTAGTGTAAGAGGCTTTTGGACTATTCCAAGTTCTGTAGTTACTACGGGTACTAAACCACAAGAGATTGTACAATTTAGAATACAATATAGATATACTAGTAAAGATGGTAGAGAAGCACCAGTAGATACATTTACAATTACAGATTCTCAAAGTAAAGCTTCGTTCTCTAACTGGACAGAATTTAAAACTGATGCAAGAAAAAGACAGTATAATACTTCAACGGGTGAGTACACTTGGGCAATTGAAGATGTTACTAATGCAGATACTCCAAATATTAATCAAATAGATATTCCAATTCAATCTAATGAGAGAGTTGATATTAGAATAAAATCTATATCAGAGGTTGGTTGGCCAGAATCTGCAGTAGAATCTGATTGGTCTGAAATTATTACAATTGATTTCCCAGATGATTTAAACACAATTGCTAATGAGAATGATTTTATATTAGCGACTGCAACTAAAGAGGATTTAAAAATAAGTATGAATTCTGAATTATCTGCAAAAGGATTAGATAATCACTTGGCAGATACGGTAACTGTAAATAATGTTACATTTCATCACGAAGCTAAAAAGATTTTATCCGGTTTTCAAGATGAGAATGGTGTATCATTAGATTTATATGCTTATATACAAAAGTTATCTGATAGAATTTCATCACTAGAAGAGAAAATTACAAGAGCTAAAGGTGAACTTCAAATTATTATTCTTAGAAATAATCAAGAATTTATAGTAAATAATGGTTCTGAAACAACATTTAATGTTGAGTGTGAAGATTATTGCACTATATTTAATGGACAAGGAGCTGCAACTGGTAGAGTTTATGAAAATAATATTTATGTTATTAAAGACTTTGTTATGAAAATTAAAAATAATGCTAAAGAGTCTTTATTAGGTTTGTTATCTAACAGAACTTACTTACAAAGTAGTTCAATTTATAATACACAGGCACCTCAAAGTTTCTGGGTAAATAATCAAGATGAGTTATTGACAAATGATGTTATTGAAACTGGTCAAACAAGAACTCACTTAGACAATCAATTTGTTTGGCAAATGAACTATGATTCTATTACACAAAATACAGTTGCTAAATTATCAGAGAATATAGGTAATGGATTTGATAATTCTAGTGTAAACTCAAACTCTATAACAAATGTACTTGCGACAAGTGATTATAATGTTGGTTATAATGAGTCTGGTATATTAAAATTTATTGGTAATAATAAATCGTTATTAGATCCTTCAAAATGGAATGATGTGACTGTTTCAATTGCATCAACAACTAAATTCTTAACAACTATTCATCCAGTAGTTAAAAATTTAGAAAATATACAAGAAAATAATAGTGATAAGGTTAAAACATTAAATGTTGGTGATAAGAATTCTATTATAGTTCCATTAAACATTTATTTTAAACTTAACTCACTAGATAATAGTCAATCAGGAGTAAACTATCAGTATGTTGATCTTAATAATTCAACAAAAACTGTTAAACATGTTAAGAAAATTAAATTCTTCTTGGAAAATGAGGCAGAAAATAGACCATTTATATTTACACTTAAATTTAACTTAAATAGAAATAAAGTTATTGTAAGAAAATTCAACTCAACTGGTGGTAGTCCAGCATATATAGATGATTGGTCAACATCAAGTAAAAAATAATAGTTTAAATTGAAAAGTTTTGGTTTATTAAGAACAAATGTTGGATTGACAACAAATATTAAGGTTATGATTGATACTAACTATAAATTTAGTTTAGATAGTATTGAATCTGATCCTAACCTATCTTTTGATAAATTTAAAAAGGTTCCTTTTACTAAAGATAACTACTATGATGAGTTGATTCCATATTTCTATAATAATTTACCTGCAGAAACTGCATTCTCAATTAAATATGAAAATGATGTTGATACAATGTCAAATGATTTTAAAAATCAATATGATGAGTTGTATAGCTATGGTGCACGTAATATAGTTGATAATAAAAACTATACTGAAGAGTATGAGTATTTTGCACCTTTATACATTACAAAAAATGGATTGCCAAAAAACTTCATTATTTTTAGAGTTGATGGGTCTGGTATTGGTACAACCGATGCAAATAGTTTTAATAGCGGAATAATTAAAAAATTAAAAACTGTTAAATTATTTGATTTAAGTAAGAAAAGTATATTGGGAGAATGGTTAGGAAAAAACTTTACAGATAATAAATATTTTCCAGATTCTCCATTAGACATTGATTTTAGAAATTTAGAATTTTGTAGATGGAACGGAATTGATTATCAAAATGGTGGTTATACTTATAAGTCTTTATTTATTGATGATATATTAGATGAGGAAAAAGAGATATTTGAACTTGAAAAATTTGTATTTGATTCTTATAAAAATAATAAAGTTGTTTTTCCCAATATAATAAATTTCTCATTTTTATTTGATGATACTCCATCAACTCCAGATATTAAAAGAAAATGGTCTATAAATAGATACTATGGATTTTATCTAAATGATTTAGAATTAGTTAAGACTATTTCACCATATTTATCGATACCTTTAAGAAGTGATATTACTATTACTCAGAATAGTGGCACAGGAGTATCAAATATACTATACTCACCAAGTAGTGAGAATCCATTCCTTCAAGAGTGGTCGAGTAAAAGACCATTCTATGTAGAATATAATGGAAACTATTATAAGGTCGAAAAGTTTACTGAAACTATTACAAATCAATTAGTTAAAATTTCTAATCCATTGAATAATACAGAAAGTAGAATGTCAAAAGATCTTGGATTTGGTTCATCAAAGTATAATAAAAATGCCAGTATTATTAAAAAATCAGTTACAACAAATACAAAATCTGCAGTAGAGGATTTTGGTGATGTTATTGTCACAAAATATAAAATAATAACTGACTTAAATTTAACTGGACTAACGGCATCTAGTTTTAATCAAAATTATGCTGAGATAGATATTGCTAATAAACTTATCACTAATGATAGTAGTGGTGTAAAAAGCTTCCAGATGACAGAGTTTGATGATGCTGATGTTTGGGTAATTGAGATAGATGGAATATACCATAATTTAGTTAAGATAGATGGTAACATAATGGTTAGTACAGACTACTCTTTTATTTTTAATCAAAATGACTTTACATATAAAGTTCGTGGAGAATCAACAAAGGTTAGTACAGTAGTTGATTTTAATAATTCACCTAAAAAGTTTTCAATTTATAAACTTAATTTTTGTGATATAAAAGATTTTGATACAAGAATTGTTGATACCGATTATTCTAAATATGAATATGAGGAATCTACTAATATTACTTCCACTGATGAAACAAAAATGTATTTAGAAGATATACGTGGTTTAACAGATCCTATAAATTTGGATGATTTTAATTATAAAAATAATATAGTTAATATACCAACATCTTCTGAATATACTGCAAATTATGAAACATTTAAGATAGATGGAAATGATCTTTCTGAAATATGGAGAAAAAATCCGGTTTATTGTAAATGGGGATTTCACAAATCACTTTCCGCAAACGATCTACCATATTCATTGAATAATTCTTTAATTTTTGAAGATTTTAATAGAACTGTTAATATTTACGAACCATATCCTATAAGATCTGAAAGAAATTTAGATTATTTTTATACAATAAACTCCGCATCATCATCATATGTTTATCATAGTTTACATATACAGAATCTAAATAGTAATAATACTATAGATAATATGTTTAATTTTGAGTTAAATAAGTATTTAAACTTTACATATTCTATTACATCAACTCAATCAACATCACCATACCCATATGACTATTTTTCATATTTGTTTGGTAAGTCCACTAAATTATTTAATGGTAAAATTAAAAAGAATACTAATAAGTATTCATATTTTAATGTTGGTGATGAATCTGTACCAAATCATACTTTATTTAGAGGTATAAAATTTGATATTTATGATGTTAGTAGTATTACAATCAATACAAATAATCAAATTGATAAAATCAATATAAAATCATCTAATTCATTTGATGATTATAAATTTTCTATTTTATTATCTGATAATAACTCTTCTCCAATATTTGATAATATTGATAAAAGTAAAATAATTGGACTCACTAGTTCAGATAGTAATCTTGTTTGGAGTGTTATTGATGAATGGAAGATGGATAAACAATATGTATATGGTGGAACTGCTTGGGCAAATGCTTCAAAGGTTTTACATGATGATATTCTATATTATAGATATTCTTCAAATACTACTAATAATCCAATATTTGCAACATATGGTATTACAATACCATCTGCTCCATATACACAAAAATGGGGATTTTATAATGATAAAAATAGTGTTTTTTGGTCACCATTAGTAACTGCATATAGCTCATTTATAAGTGCTACTGGTCCATCAGTTGTATATAATTCAGGAGAATATTATTACTGTGCATCAGAATCTAATATTATTGATTTTTGGAACCCAGGAAAATCTATTACAACTGGTTATACAACCGCATCAATTGTTATCTATAAGAATAATTATTATACATCATTGATTGGTGATAATTACTTTAAGCCAACTATGAATACTTGGACTATGTCTTCGTACACTCAATCAAAGTGGGAAATAATAGAATCTTGGAATTCAACTAAACAATACACTTATGATGGAACATTTTCTGGTAATATTGTTTATAATAATAGTATCTATAAATTATATTGGAATGGAACTAGTAGTATTTCAGTATTACCGGGTACTAATCCATTACAATCAAACTACTGGATAGAAAGAAAAGATAAGTCATTTAATTCAGTTGTTGGTACAAGTTCAATAATTAAATTAAATAATAGATATAATATTTTAGTTGGTGGTGGACAATCCACTTCTTCAGGTCTTAATAATGGTATTATTATTTATATCAATAAAAAATGGAAAAATATATTAGTAAATATAAATATAAGTGATGGTACAACACCAAATATATCTAATTCAAATAGAGATATTTTATACAATGATGTAAATCAGAAACTAACTGCATCGAATTTTACCAATGCTATCAATGATATTACTAATAAATATGGGTTTAGTAATTATGTATCATATGTTGTTATTGATGAAAATAATAATATTAAAAAATATAGTTATTCAGATGTAGATGGTGGTAATATAAAAGATTTACCATATTTATTAAAGTGTGAAGAACCAGATAAATTAGATGTTAAAGTGAACTCTTTATTTAAAAGAGCAGTTGAACTTCCGAATACATTAAATCCAATTAAAAAGTTGGATGGTGGTAGAATAATAGATATAACACAATTAAATTATTATAATAATATTCCAGTTGCGGCAAATATTATTGAAAATAAATATCCACCTAAAGTATTTGAGAATTATCATGGTAATAAAAATATAATTTCACATGAAATACACCGATATAGTGGTTATTATAGTCCAGTATTTTATGATGTTCAATTGTTTGAAAGAGATTCTAATGGAATACCATCTGGTGGTAATTATAAGTTTGATACCATATTAAATGATTTTGGTTTAATGAAAGAAAGAAAAATTAGAAAAATCAATAGAAAGGGAAATATATTAAGATTAGGTAACATAAATGACGAAAAGTCAATATATCCTATGTTAGATGAGTTTGGATATTCTATTTATGACTTTTTTATATTCTCATCAACTTGGGATTTAAAGTATTATTTGGAAACTGTTTATAGTAGTACAAATAAAGATTATTTACAAAAATATACTATTGATGAAAATGTAATAAATACATTTGATATTACAACACCAATTGTAATACCATCTTATATAGGAAAAACACAAGATAGTTAAATGAGAAGAAGTTATATATCACCAGAATATCAGAATAGAGCAGTTTATGGAACATTAAACATGGTAGAGGAAAGTACCTTCTTCGGTGCGAAAATGCTTGAAGTAGAAGATACCATAAGTATAGATAATCAAGATATTATATATTATCAAAGACCTAATGGAGAACAATTAGATGTTTCTATTGAAACATCACTAGATTCTTATATTTATTCACCAGGTAGTAATAATGGTGATAAGTTCAAAAATCATACATTGGTTATTGATAACACACAACCAAAATATCAATTAGATAATAATACCAGATGGATATTAACCATTGATTTAAAAACAATAATTACTAACTATTTATTTGCGACACTTAAAAAATATAGAACTTTTGAGGGAGTTAAGAATGACATGACCATGTTTAATGATGTAAATGTTGCTGTAACTAGTTATATACGTTCAAATGTTTTAGATAGATATAAATACAAAGGTGTAGAGCTTTATGTAAGATACCAAGATTTAAGAAATCAAAATTTACTTAGATATAATAATACATGGTCGACTAATATAATAGATCCTACTTATAAACTAATTAAGATTCAAACTGAAACAGAGTTTGATCAATCGTCAATTAAAATAATGTTTAATCAAGAAAAACCAAGCTCTACTTATAAATTTGATTATTACTTTAACATTTTATTTGAAAAAATATAAACCTTATCATTTAATTACTTATAATATGTAGTATGAATAACGAAGAATTAAATGAAATTTTAGCAAACTTTTTAAAGATGTTTAAGAATAGACCTTATCATCTAGCAAAGTACTTAATTGAAAATTCTGCTCTAAATAAACCATTCCTAAACAAAATAATGAAAAGTGCTAAGTTAAATAATCCTAAAAATCAGGATGTTTATCTAACTAGTATTTCGGAAATGGATGATTTTTATAATTCTATTTTAGATCCTATAAAGATAGGTAATAAGACTTTAGAAGAAGTTACCAAAGAAGTAAATGATAAAATGGATGAACTTATCAAAAATGAAAGGTTTGAAGAAGCAGCAAAGCTTAGAGATTATATGTTAAAAAAATCTATAAAAAGAATTAAATAATTTAAAACTTTTTAATAATTCACACTAAAACTTAAACACTAAAAAAATTATATGACAAACGAAATTTTAAACCCAGAAGTAGGAAACCCAGACTTTGAGCTTTTATTTGAAGAAAAAAGCTACAGAAAGGGTAAGAATATGAGTGATAAAGACTTAGATGCTCTTTATAGCTCTATTAAATTAGAAATACCACAAATAGGTAATGTGGTTAGATCTAACTACCGAGGTATTATGGCTAATCAGTTTGTATTTAGCGTTGACGGATTCAAAGATGATGTTAGAGTTGAAGACAAACCAAATGAGGCAAAGTACCTTAAAAATTGCAACACTGGAGATGAGGTTGATGTTTTAATTACCGAGATAAATCACGGTCAATATTTCATCAAAGGAAGCATTGCTTCACTATATGAGTCAAGAGCTCACGAAAACCTTAAATCTTTAGAGGAAGGAGAATCAGTAACCGCTTATGTAAGAGGACTTAATCCAGCAGGTTACGATGTTGAAATCACAAATGGAGGAGTAACTCTTCCAGGATTTATGCCAAATACCTTAGCAGGTATCAACAAACTTTACGACCCAACTTCAATTGTTGGTGATACATTCCAAGTAATGATTGAGTCTTTCTCAGAACATGAAGGAACTTATATCGTAAGTCGTAGAAAGTATCTACAATCATTGATTCCAGAAGAAATTGGTAATCTTGAGTTTAATAACTTATATGGTGGTAGAGTAACTGGAACAACACCGTTTGGTATCTTTGTTGAGTTTAACGAGTGTTTAACTGGTATGATTCACAAAGCGAATGTTACAGAAGATTGGCAAAACAGAATCTCCGAAATTAAACCAGGACAAGAGATTGAATTCTATGTAAAAGAAATCATTAAAGAGAAGATTATTCTTACTCAAGTTCTAAGAGAAACACTTTGGGATAACATCAAAAACGGTCAAGTTATTGATGGTCGTGTGAAAGATGTGAAACAATTTGGAACTTTAGTAATCTTAGATGATGAAACAGTTGGACTAATCCACACTTCAGAAATGGAGAAATTAGGCAAAAAGTTTGTGTCTGGACAAGACATCAAAGTAAAAGTTTTATCAGTTGATAGACAATCACGTAAGATCTTCTTAACGATTGGATAATTAAAAACGACCCATTTTTAAAATGATAAAATAAAATTGAACCCTGGAGAAATCTAGGGTTTTTTTATTTAATATATAGTTTATTAAAAAATAATTTACTAATATGATAATTAAGAAATTTGAAAGCTTTAAAGGTGGTTTTAGACCACGAGTAACAGATTTAGGTCCAATTCAAAAAAGAGTTGAAATTAGAATTGATCTTGAAAAGGTAGAACATGCTGCAATTCAACAATATAGACACGGTTTTAATAAAGAAAGTGGTAAAATTGATGATGATGATATTAGAGGTTTAGTAGAATCTGCGATTGAAGAAATAACAATTGCTTTAATGCAAGATCAATTTGATATTATGGATGAAAATGGTAAACCAAATAGATTTGTTATTAGAGATAAGAAAACTAAATTAAATATAGTTTGTGTACTAACACCTGGTGCGAATGAATTTACACTAACGGTAATCACTGTAATGACAAAGGATGATTTTAAAACTGATACCTGGGTTGTAGAAGTATAAAAATATTAAAAACTATGACGAAGCACACTTCTTTCTATGCCATCGGATTAAGTTACAAGAATGCTGATGCTGAACTGAGAGGTAAGTTTATTTTAGATACTAATACTAAATCAAGATTATTATTACAAGCAAAAACAGCTGGAATTGAATCTCTAATCGTTACTTCAACCTGTAATAGAACTGAAATATATGGTTTTTCAAATCATCCATATGAGTTGATCAAATTACTTTGTAATAACAGCGAGGGTACTGTTGAAGAATTACAAGAGGTTATTTATGTATACAAGGATCATGACGCAGTAAGTCATATGTTTCGAGTAGGAGCCGGACTAGATAGTCAAATTTTAGGTGATTTTGAAATTATCGGTCAGTTAAAATCTTCTTTTATACAAAGTAAATCATCAGGATTAGTAAATTCTTTTATGGAAAGATTAGTGAATTCTGTTATACAAGCCAGTAAAAAAATAAAAACAGAAACCAAACTTTCTAGTGGGGCTACTTCAGTTGCATTTGCATCTGTTCAATATATCATTAAAAATGTCGAAGATATTGCAAACAAAAATATTCTTCTTTTAGGAACAGGAAAAATTGGAATAAATACTTGTCAAAACTTAGTAAAACATACTAAACACGATAACATAACTTTAATCAATAGAACAAAGTACAAGGCAGAAAAGTTAGCTCAAAAAGTAAATGTTATTGTAAAAGATTATGAAAATTTGAAATCAGAACTCCAAAATGTAGATGTTGTTATTGTTGCGACTGGATCGAAAAAACCAACAGTTGATAAAGAAATACTTAATATTAAAAAACCATTATTGATTTTAGATTTATCAATTCCGAAAAATGTAAATGAAAATGTAAACGAAATAAATGGTGTCACACTAATACATTTGGATCACTTATCACAAATTACTGACGAAACACTCGAGAATCGAAAACTTTATATACCTGCTGCGGAATCAATCATAGACGAAATAAAAGGTGAATTTATAACTTGGTTAGAAAATAGAAAGTTCGCACCAACCATTCAAGCTTTAAAAGAAAAATTAAATGATATCAAAGAATCAGAATTGAATGAACAACGTAAAAAGTTCTCAGATTTTAACGAAGAACAAGCAGAAATAATTAGTAGTAGAATCATTCAGAAAATTACTAATCATTTAATAAATCAACTAAAAGACGGTATTCTTTAGTATATATTCCAATTTTTTATATGTATAACTCCATTTGAATCTATTGTAGAACCATCATCCTCAATCACTTCTTCAAAGAAATTCGGATTAAGAACATCATCAATTGTTTTGTCTGATAATTCTACTTGTGGTATATCTGCAACAAATGCTTCAAAAAGCTTTAAGTATTTCACTTAGTATATATTATTTTTTTTACCAGTTATCATCGTCTTCATCCCATTCTTCATCACCATCATTCTCACTCCATATTATACCTCTTGAACCTGGAAAACTTCTATTACTAATTTTACCAGTTATTGGATCCCAATTATTCATATTATCAACTGATGGATATTGATCAAATTCACCAGGATTTATATGAGCAACAAATGTATCACTATAATTCATTTGTAGATATCCTTTTGCATTACCATATTCAATAAATACATTTCTATCAGAATCTTTACTTGTATAAATACTATCCATTACTTGTCTACCATCATCTAATGTCCAAAGAAGTGCTCTACCAATAATTTTATTATCAAAGTTTTCTGACTTTAACATAAGTAGTTTAACGGTTTGTGGATTTTTAATATAAATTTCTAACCAATCAAGATTTCCAACTGCTTGACAAGATCCTCCTAATGTACCTTGGTGTGGAAACTCATAGTTTCTTCTATGATACCAGAATCCTAAATCATCACCTTCGACTATCTCAAATCGTGAGAATACATCATTCATAATTGACAAGACTGCTCTAAACTCATTTACAAATGTTTCTATCGCTGCAGCGGTTGGATTGAAGTTATATGCAGTCAATAGAATCCTAACTGCTCTACCAATTCTTATTTCTTGTCTACTTTTAGTAAATACTATCTTTTGTTTATCATCAACAATAGTTCTTAACTTTTCTCTATTATAAACACCTTCACCAGTTGGAAACTTAACATAACACCAAGTTTTATGAGTTTTTTCAGAGGTCACTTCACTAATTACTTCACCAATAAGATTATTGTTTGGATGAAATACCTCTTCTGTTGTAGGAGTAAATCCAAGTCTTGCAAAGATAGCTCCGTTAGTTCTAACATTATTAGTCAACCAACCACCTCTACGGCCAACATAATTTACATATTCTCTAGTATCTTCAAGTATTTGTTGTGCAACTCTGTCAGGAGTAAATGTCAATATATTATCATTGTCTATTTTTATATCAAAGAAGTTAGAAACTACTTCTAAGTCTTTATTTTCTATTTCTAATAACTTTTGAGCTATTTCATTATCCGGTAATTTTGTAAGTGCTTTTTTAAACTTACTAGAATAAATTACATTAGACTCTAATAGAAGCTGTTCTAATATAAGTTTCTCTACAATAAATTCATCATACTTGGTTAAACTTCTCATTTAATATGTTAATATTTTTAAAACAACATCTTCAACAAATTCTTTCATATCTGTTGGATCAATTGTTGCAATCGTGTCTTTTGATGAATGACAATTAAATAACATAGAGTAATCTAAATATGTATCTTCATTCCATTTAACATTTGTTTTACCTTCTAAAACAGGAGGTAATGGATTTATAACTACTGAATCAATTCCATTTCTTCTAAATGTAACTGAGTCATTAAAAGGTGTTCGAACTATTGGACAATCAAAAATATTTTTAATGTGATCTGTTAAAGGTCCTGGATAATCTCCGATGAAAAAGTGTTTACCACCTTTACCACTTAACTCTAAATTAAGTACCCATTCTATATCACCAAACTTACCATTATTGATTAGTTCTGAAGCTCTATTAGAGCCTACACCCCCAACTTCTTCACCATCTAATAGAATTACATTCATTGTTGGTAAAAGCTTCTTAATCATTATTGCATTGATTACTGACGCACTATTATCATTTGCATTATCTATGTTAGGATTACTTACATCATGATGTGCAACAACCATCCTATTTGATGTTCCCTGTAGAATAAGATTATATCCGGTAACTTCAGAAGTATAAAACTTATCTAATTCATATTTAATACCTTCCGAATCTAAAAGTTCCATTAAAAATTGAACTCTTGGAGGAGGTGTCTGTGAATTATTATCATAGATAGTTCCTTCATTTCTTACTTTACAGAAGTCATATATTTTATTGTACATAATTGTATATATTAAAAATTATAAATAAAAACACCCCTATTAAAAAATAGGGGTGTTTTTTCTTAAAAAGGATTTTATTATTTTTTTCCTTTTTTATCTTCGGTAGTTGTTACTACCACTTCAGCAGGAATTTCTGTTGTCTCAAGATTTTTAAAACCTTTACCCATCATATTCATGATTTGAACTCCAAGTAGTCCATCTAATGAACCATTTCCACCTTGACCACCACCGTTGATAAGTAAGTCTGGCATAATTTTCACATTACCTTTACCGATTTCTTCTGTTACTTTATAAGTCGTGAAGTTATCTTGACCCATTGCATCAACAGCTAATCTGTAAGATTCTGCAGTCGATTTACCTACTGCTAAGATAGCGTTAGCTTCAGCATCTCCAATAAGAGTTTTTCTGGTAGCTTCTGCTTTAGCATTCAATGTTGTAGATTCGGCGTTAGCTTCTGCTGCAATTTTTACTGAACGAGCTTTACCAGTTGCGTCTTTTACTGCAGAGTCTGCCAATCTCTCAGAGATTTGAACACCTTGGTCAGCTTTTACTAACTCACCTTGCATATCTGCAATAGCAGTTTCTTTTTCAAGAGTTTGTCTTTGAACTTGAGCTTTTTTCTGTGTCTCGTAAGTCACTTGTTGCTCTTCTGCAATCTTACGGTCAGTAAGAGTTTTCATCAAAGACTCTGGTGGAGTAATGTCTCCAATTAGGGTATCTACTGCGTGAACATTATACTCTTCAAGTACTGCAGAGATAGAAGCTTTAGCTGCATCTTGTCTAATCTGACGAGTAGATAAGAAAGCAATAACGTCTGAATCTTGTGCAGAGTTACGGAAGTAGTTACCAATTGTTGGTTCTAATACTTGTGATACAAGGTTTAACATAGAACCGAAACGAGCGATTACTTTTGGTGCTTCTGTCATTGGAATGTGAATGATTTGAGAAACGTCTAAGTTGAATGGGAAACCATCTTTAGAACGTACTGTAATCGTACTCAATCCCTTGTCTAAGTTGTGAGACTCTGTTCTAGCATTTGCCCAGTTAAGAACTAAGTTAGTAGTAGGTACAACTTCAATACGATTTGTATATCTGTTGATTGCATACTTACCAGGTCCAAGTGGTTCAGCCCAAACACCTTTTTGTCCTTTAGATACTAAGTTACCGTGTTTGAAGTTAGCACCAGTTAAGTCAACACCATCAGCACCAACATAAGAAATAACAACACCAACATTACCAATAGGAATTTCAGTCATTTGAACCTCTTCAACTTGTACTGCCCAAGGGTTTAAGTTATAAGAACCCGCAAGAATTACTTGTTGTTGTAAACCTCTATTACCACCCTCAGATAAGAATGTATCAAAGTCTTGGAAGTTATTGTGTCCTGTTACAGGTTCTCCTGCGATTTGACCAGTGTTAAGTGGTTCACCATCAAGTGTAGTTACAATACCAACCATATTCTCTTGTACACTTACTTGTTTAACTGCAGACACTTCAAATAAGTGAGTGTTGATTTTATAAGTACCATTCGTGATATAAGCAGACTGACGTCCTTTTTGTCCTTCGTTATTAAGGAAAGCTACCGCATCTTGGAAATTATCACATTCAACTCTACGTCCTAAGATACGTCCAGTTTTAGGAACTCTACCATCTTTAGAAGAAACTAATCCAATATGTCCTTCTGGGATAACGATGAATGCCTGCATATCAACAGAGTACTGCCAAGGCCACATCCACCAATGTAAACCAGGAGAAAGCATTTTAGCTTGTAAACCTGCTTCACCGTTTACTGCGATGATTCTATCACCACTAAGTTCTTTATTGTCTCCAAAAAGAACGAATTTTTTCGTTACTAAACCAACCTTGTCCTCAGGAACAATGACTAGTCCAAAAAATACACGAAAAATGAATTTGTACATAACGATACATACGAGCGTTAAAAGTACGGGCCAATAGCCCAAAATCTGTTCTACCATAATTTAATTGTTTTTAATTGTTTTAATTGTATTACTTATTCTTAATTAGTTTCGATTAGTTCTAATATATCTTTTAAAGACATATTTAAAAGTTCTTCATAATCATCTGCTTTTACGTCTACTTTCTTAGACACTTGTTGAATACCCCAGTCTAAAATCTTTAACCCGTGTCTATTAGGGTCTAATATAGATTTTGATACCAATCTAACTAGTTCTAAGTTCTTATTCTTAACCAAGTCAATTTTTCTTACATCATTTGTAGTAATAACTCCTGTTTCTTCATCAAATAGTAATTGACCTAATGCCATTTCACGTGCTTCTGCGATTGTCAATTTTCTAAAAGTCCAACCATTGAACTTTAGTTTTCTTTTAACACCTTCAAGTTTAATGAAATGTTCTATATTTGGTGAAAGTATAGTACCATTATAAGAAGTTCTCGGTGTTGATTTAACAGTAATTTCTTCAATACGATACATACCATCTTGTACCAAAGTTTTATATGTATCTCGGGTACAAACAATTATATCACCTTTCTTAATTTCATCAACTTTTAATAAAGTATTTCTATTATAGAAGTATTGTGGTAATGCTATATCAATTTTTGGTAATTCATTACCCTCAATAGTTGTAAAGTTTTTTACAGAGTAAGCACCAAAGTCTTTAATACGTACACTATTATATGAGGAAGTTGGACTATTATTCATAGCGATTACTTCGTATCTAAGTCCTTTTACTAATCGGGTACTACCTTTTTTACATATTACTATCATTAGTCTAAAATTGTGTTAGTTGGACTAGGTATTTGTCCAGATTTATTTTTTTGTGTAATTTTTATTGCAGATGAAGGATTATCTTTTAATCCATTTTGCATCCATTCTTTAAAATCTAAATTTTCAAGGTAGTCTTGTGCAGTTGGAATGAACCTCATTCCAAAGTCTTCTAATATATGTTGTTCACATATATCTTTTACAGATACAATTTTATCATCTGAGTTTGTGATTGTGTATCCGAATATAGGTATCATCACCTCGTGTATCCAAAACCCGTGGTGTGTTAAAGCTCTATGTCTATTATCTGATAAATAGGCTTTAGAGCAATCCATCTTTATATGTATTGTTAAGTAATCCTCTGGTTGTCCACCAAATTTACGTGCTGAAGATACTGAATGTATATGTGCATTTGCCATTTAATATTCTATTTTTTCTAATGTTTGTTTTAATTGTTCGTCTGATAATTTATTGAGTACAAATGTAATCAATTCTTCTGAGTTACCAAAATTTGTTTGAATAGATTGTTTAATAAAATCTAAATAATCTTCTCGTGAACCTATTCCTAGTTTTAACATATTAGCTTCTCTCTGCCATTGTACGCCACCATTGATCTCATAGTTGTAAAAAGCCATTTCATCATCACGAGATATACTAGTCCAAGATAAATCATCTAAAAGTTTTTTGACATCATAGATACTGGTATTATTTGGAATTTCAAACTCAACATACTTAAATGGTTGAGTACAGATATTATCAACAATGTCTTTAGCTTCTTTTAAACCTAAACCTAAAAGTTCTTTTATATTTTTTACAAATTGTAATTTACCAGCACATTGGTTGATAAGTTTTATTCTTATTACATTTTTCATTTACACACAAAGTATTAAACTTTCTTTATATAAGTATTCATCAATAACCTTTTGATCAATTTGATTTACTTGTTTTACTAAGTTTGGTAGCTTTGTAGGTTGTAGGCCAATATTTCCTACGACATCACCATTATTATAGTTATTTATAATATAGTCTGCCATTTGATTTTTCTGAAGTGGATTCATTTCAGTTTTCATTCTATCTCTAATGTTTAGTAAACCTTCATTAGTTTGATAACGAGCTCTTTTTAATCTATCTCCCTCTGGAGAGAATACATTGATACTTAAATCAAGTTTTTTATCCCAGTCTCTTTCAAATAAAAGCGATGAATGAAAAATTGTATAGATTGAAGATTTTCTTTCATATCTATTACAAAATTTATTATAAGCATTGAATAAATCGTCTTCTGTTATATCAAGAACTTTATCAAATGTAGATTTATTTAAACTACGAAAATCTAATTGATGATTTATAAAGAAGTCAGAACCTATCTCTTTTCTTACATCACCTAATAGTTCATGATTATGATTTAAGATAAACTTTAAAATAAGGTCTGCATCGAAAACAGGTATACCTATTCTTTTGAATACTTCAATAGTTGTTTTTTTTCCTGAGTATCTACTACCTGATAATCCTAATGTAATCATATTTCGTCTTTATATTTTGAAATACAAATATACAACTATTTTTTAGTAAAACAAAACTAAACTAATAAAAATTTAGTGATATAAATAAATAAAACAATTAAAATATGATAGTAAATTTAAAAAGTAAAACTAATT